ATCATCAATCAAACGAATCACAGTACTATTATTCGCTAAACTGGCTTGCAATCTCAATTCCCAATTACCCGCATCCATTTTTTGTTTCAAACGAGCACGTTGTAAATTAATTACAAAAATTTGATCACTATCCCAACTATTGGCGAAAGTAAAAGTTTCATCTTCAGGATCAAGTAACATATTTCTATATTGAGAATAAATAGCTTTTGTTGGTTCTTTTGATGTGTCCAATACACTTATTCTTGGAGCACCACCACCATTTTGATGTCCATACGCAACAGCAAATTGAACTTCAGCACTCGCAGATATATTTGGATCAAGATTATAAATATCATAATACCAATCACCAGTACTTGAAGATTGAGCAGTAGAACGATAAAATTGAATCAAACTACCAGTATCACCGGTCCACATACCGGTTGTTGTTCGACGGCTCATATTCTCAACAATATCTTCGCCACCAAAATCGGTATACACTTTCAACGTTGTTGTTGGACGCACTTCTCTCGGAGGAGTAGTTATCGGTCTTGCTTCCATTGCCCTATTTATAATTTCAGTCCAATATTGTTCAGGAACACCTGCTCCATCCAACACACTTCGTGCTTCCGACGAATCAGTTATATTATTAGCTTGTAAAATACTTACTGCCGAATCTACTTTTTGCGCGGGTGATATGGGCGCTCTACGCCACATCATACCTATTTGTCTTTCCGCACTTCTTCTTTGCGTTGCTGTTGCCATTTTATTATTCTCCTATATATTTCTTTTTACGAATAACTATTAACTTTTACCGTATATTCTATCACGATAAATAGTAATAGGAATAGTTCTCGTCGCACCCGTATCATTACCAATTATCGTTACGTTTGTTTTTACAAATGTACTTGTATACGCAGTAACGTCTTTACTAATAAGAGTAAATGACTTACCAACTTTTACAAGAGATTGATTCAATTCATCGTCACGTAGAAATGATGGAATTGCAGGTACAACAGATTGATCTACCGTAGATTTCACTTGTAAGTCAAGATAATTTGAATTTTCCACAATAGCAGTATATCCAAAAGTATCTGCTTCATAAAATCTCGTTTTAGGTTGAATAAGAACTTCGTCACCTTCCTTACCAAGTTGAATAGTAGAAAATCCAACAGTAAGAAGCGGCATTTTCGTAGTTGTCTTTGGTAGAGTTACAAGTTTGTATCTCATGATTTGTGTTTCGTCAGGTGTCGCCTCAATCACTGGCATATTTTCAATGATCGTTCCATAATAATTCGTTCCCAATGGATGATCGGCTTGCCATAAACCATAATCAACTTCATCATCAGCAAGAGCAAACTTTGAAATGTTAATAGTTCCACCTTTTGATAAAATTTCTCTACCTTTTTTAGTTAAGATAGCTTCAACCGTTACAGTTGTATTATCTAAATATCCCATTTTATTGTTCTCCTATTATTACATACATTTCTATTCATATATAAATATAAGTAATGAAAATATTTACTTTTATTCTACAGTTATTTTTGACGGCCCTTGATCAGTGGCTTTCAATTTGTTTGGATTAGTAAAGGTAATCTCAACAGGATCTTTTCCATCAATAGTTGTATCTTTTGTATTCAATGTTCCTTTATACCAAACTTCACTTTGTATTTCTCTATATTGTATCAACCAATTTCCTTGATGTAAATCATACACATAATGATAAGGGCTTATCACTACTTTACCATCCGAACCAGTATAATATTGTAATCGAGTATATGTTTTTTCGCCATTACTTCCAATAGATTCACTAATATGATCAAATACTTGTCGTTTCGTTTGAAATCTACTCCAATTATAATTAGGATTATCTTGTACCGGCCATACCATATCAACTGTTTGTTGATCATCCCTTTCACCAGGTACAAAAAGTGATCCAGTACCAGCATAAATACCAGGACTAAATCCTTGTTGAGCTTGTTTCGAACCTGCTCCGGCTAACGATTCATCAGTAACAACGACCGGTGTTTGTTGAAAATATGTTGATTTTTCACCCATACCCAAATCTAACTCAGTAACATGAGTCAAATATTCAGATTCAGACATATGAGTCATTTGAAGTGTAGTTTCATAATGAATATAATCATTACTAAATGTTGGATGTGTCGCCCGATCTAAATTGGCTTGATAATCCTTTCTATCTTCCTCAAGTGGTTGCCATTTGACTTTATACCTCTCAAGTATATGTGGTTCAATCAATGTTCCAACTACTGGCTTAGCACGTGCAGGAATTAATGATTTCAAATGATCAAAAAATGATTGATCGTAATTCTTTATCACTCGTATAAAATCATTGTGATCCGGTCTACTTGTGTACTTTTCCCAATAAAATTTATTCAATTCATCTAAATCACTATATGTACTTTTAAACTTATCTCTTGGATCACCGATATATCCTAATAAATCTAATCCAGCATATGTTCCAACTATGTCTTTATTTATCGCGTCTTGTGGAGTAAAATATATTCCAAGTTTTGGCGAATCATTTGGTGCTCTATCAAATTGAGCTTTCTCAACTCTCTTTCCAACACTTAGTTGACCATACGCAATCTCGTTGTCCTCAAGTCGTATTTTGTTGTTGATAAAACGACCAGCACCAATCAACGGTGTAATAGCAGCATATTCTTCCGTTATTGAATGATAATTTATTTCACTATCGAAATTGTTCGCTGTTCCAGGTAAAACGCCAGGACCTGGACTTGAACCTTGATTTGCTTTTATATCAGTTACGGTCGTCGATAACGCATGATTTACAGGATCGTCAAATGAATATCTCAATGTCAAATCCCAATATGTTCTTCTTGGATCGTTTGAGTTGTATGACTTCGGCCATCTTACATGATTATTAAAAGTTGATTCCGATAACGCTGTTTGATATAATTTAAATTCTTGTACCGATCCAGTGAATTGTTGTCCAAATGTAGCACTACTATCTCCACCAATGTAAAATGTTCCTGCTGATTGATAATCAGAAGTATAATTAATGCTAGCAGAAGATTCCCAAATAACGTGATCCCCTTCGGCTTTTTTAGTTATAAGTTGAAGTGAATCATTTGACCCACTAACTCTTAACATTACAGTGTTAAACTCACCATCATAATATTGATATTCTTCCGTATTAGCACTATTATTAGAACTATCCACGATTTGAAGGCTACCATATTGACTTTTCGAACCTTTGACAAGATTTATACCAAAATACCCATTTACATGAAATAATGATTGTGTTAGTTTTGTGTCAGTCGGCGCGGCAGCGAACCTGAACTCAATCGTTTGTGGATATATACTTTGTGTGTACGCACTCCAAGCACGTGAAACACTTTGACTGCCTTCCATATCTAACGCATATACAAAATCGTCAAATATCCAAGCTGACTTTTGTTCAAAATTTTCATAATCTCTTGGATCAGGACCACCGTATTCCCTTATCGTCAATAATGATGTTGGAATACCATAACACGCTAATAACGCCTTGATCGATCTCGACGTTCCTTTTGTTTTCAACATATAAGGTAAATTATTAAGTATTCTTCTCCATATTTCTTTTGACGCATCTTCGCTACTCATATGTGTTTCATTCGAACCACTTACACTAACCGCAGACCCGCTTGAATATGAACTATAACTACCGGTATTAGCAAATCCTAATGTATACTTCCACAACTCAGTATTATCTTGACCACCTTTCATGTCAAATCCCATTGACTTAGCAACATTATATGTTAAGTCTTTCGCCAGACCCTCATATAACGATTCATCACGATTGGCGACCATCGTAAGATGTCTTACATATGTGTACAAAATGTCAAAATGTTGTCCTATCATATACATGAATGTCAAATAATCCTCGTTATCTTCCTCTACACTCAGGTACGCAGGTATGTTGTTTATAAAACTATGTATGTTGTCACGATCAAATCTCTGAGCAATCGTTAGTTGATCGTTATACCAATCTGTCGCTTGGGATGAAGTCAATGTATATAATTCATATGGTTCAGTTGTATTTTGTTTCGGCCATTCATGTATTGGATTTGTAAGATATTCGCCACTTAAAAGCGATCCAGAATAAGATGAACCGGATGTGTAATATAAATGTTTTTCATATGAATCAAATGTATTTATCGTTTGACGAATCTTTGACCTAAATCCACTAATACTTTGTGACACATATAACGAATCGGCTACACTCGCGGAATATAGTGTCGTTTTCTTTATATTTTCGTTGTATTCGTCTATAACTTCCATTTTATATTTGAAATTTTTCAATCTTTCTTCGGCTGAACCAAAATGTATAAAGTTATAATAACTACTCCAATCAATATTCAATGAAACGTCACCAACATCTGACGCACTAAAATAATGATCTATAAGTTGTTGTGATGTCGAAGCTTCAGTAGAAACTAAACTATTCCACGTCTCAAATCCAGTCCCACGACCCGTCATTCCTGCAACTTCTACATCCCAATTCGCTGGACGTAGTAATCTACCTTCCTCTTGTATATCTTCACTACCAAGTAAGAAAACTTTTTCAATGACTGATGGAGTTATTTGACGTGAAACCCATAATTGATCTTTTACCTTTACTTCTCTTGGAAGTGGCTCATATAATTTGAATACGATTGAATTTGGCGCTTCAGGATATTTTACATTGTCATTTACCCAATTAGTAACCAAATAATGTTTACCATCACCAAAATTCAAATAAAAATCACCATTCTTGGCATCAGCATCTTGAAATGTAAATCCATTTACTAATTGAGTCAAATCCTGGAACGCTTGAAGCATCACTTCTTGTTGATCCCAACCATCACCAAAAACTTCAGTCCAAACACTTTCATGTACACTATTTATTATTTCTTGTTGTTCTTCTCTTGAAAGAATATCTTGTGGATTGTTTTGATATGCATCTATTGCAGCAGCAACTTTCTCAATCGTTGTATCTCGTAAAGTAATTCTTTGACCACTAACTTGTCTCAATAATTTTCTATCATATCCAAAAGCGGAAGCAAATTGGCGAGCCCCAATTCGTTTCATTCTCGCATTGAAACGACGATTGAATTCTTCCTTCCCAACTCCAGGATTAGAAAAATTAAGAAATTCACTTGCAAATATAGCATCTATTCCGGCAACATCTTTCTTTACCGGTAAAACTCTTATTTCCTTTCTTGATGGTGAAATTTCATCAATGAATACTTTCCCACGATCACGTAAACCAACCGTACCACTACCTAACTCGTCACGATAAAAATCATAAACAATACGATATTGACCACGATTAAAACCACTACCTCTTAAATCGTCGCCAGGACGTAAGATTAATCTCGTTGGCGAAAACTGATCGTATAATTCGTACGGTGGTTCTTTGATTGTCCATAAAATTTGATTATCTTCCATGTCATACACAGAAAATTCAATCGTATCTCGACCACTCAAATTATAGTTTTCTTCAAGAAATTTATCAAAAAAGATTAATGTCAAATCCTTTTCAGCTATCTTTTCGCCACGAACCCGACCAGTTTGGTTCTTTATTTCTTCATAATTTTTAAAATCTTTGATCATTATTAATTCCCATTAAAGTCTGTTTCGATTTCCGTCGCCTTCCGATTGTTCACTATATCCATTATATGAAAGTATTAATTGTTTAATATCATCCGGTATTGTAAAAGTTACAACATTTCCCGATCTACCACTAACATTATCTTGTTTCTTCCAAGTATTATTATCAGTAACTGTATACCAATGACCTAAACTTATCACTCCATCCGTACCCTCAACATCTATCATTGATACTCTCAACGTTTGTCCTGGAATTACATTTATATCAAATGGATTGTTAACAGGAGCTCCGCTTTGATCTACTACATTCCCTTCACTATCCGACAATCTCCAAGTAAATCTTCCCTCAACATCGTCTCTCGCCCCAACAAGTTGTCCACTAATAAGTTCTATCATTTGAAAAGTCAATCTATCAGTCGTTACAACTGGTGGCGCTTCATCTTTATACGCGACCGCAAAAGTGAATTTATTTTCATCACCTTGATTTGCTTCACGTTCATCCGTAAGATTCATTGAAATGATATTTTTTTGACCACCATATGCTATATAATCTTGTGTATTTCCTAAATTCTCTGAATCAAAATACCATCCTTGAAAATATTCCGGATTAGCAATTCCACTTGTAAATCTTGCTGTTATTTGTCCGGTCTCATTATTTCTTGATATTTCATAGTTAATTCTTTGAGAAGGCACATTAAGTTGATTAGGCTCTATTCGTTGAGTGTCCGTATTCCATATAGCAGTTTGAACATTTATTGTAAAACCTTCAACCTCTAATGTATATGGAGCTAATCTATCTCCACTTAACAAGACTTCAGTTCCGGTTGGAGACGTTCCATCTCCATCTCCGTCGCCCGTTCCATCACCATCAGAAACAACTTCCTGAACGATTATGTCGGCTTCAGCTTCTGCAAGAAGTCGTCTCATTCTTTCTATTTCTTCTCTCAATTCATCAGCAGTTTTCGTCTTTGGTGACTTGAATAACTCATTTATCTCCGTATCAAACACCTTTTGTATTTCGCCGTCATTATAATCTCGTCTCTCAACCATTACTGACATATATTGGTTTACAAGTTGTTTATTACTACCAAGATTATTCGGATCTTCATGTAATAAAATGTTACCCATATCATCACGTTCAGTAGAAATTAAACCACCTGATACCGTAAGTGCGTTTAAGGTTTTCGCCCTTAACTCTTGTTCAGTTAAAGCTTTCCCCTCAGCACCAATAGAATCTTGTTGACGTTTTGCTTCTTTTGTTGGTTGTGCCATACCTTATTACCTTATTACTCTAAATGTATAATTTTTGTCATATACAGTTTCTATATTTCCTTTTACTACTTTAAATAATATTCTATACAATCTTTCTGGCTCAAGTCCATTCAAGAATAAATCAAAATAACTTCCAGTCGCATCCACAGAAATTTGAGTATATGTTGACCACGGCATAACTTCGTCCTCACTCCACGCGTCACGTATAGCATAATAAGACGAAGATAAGAAATAAGTGTCTCGTGTGTACGCCCAACTTTGTGTTACAAATGTCTTTCTTGGATAACGTTCTCTAGCATTTACTCTAAACTTTATCTTAGAATCTTGTACATATTCATCTTGTAAATTGTCAAGATAAATAACGAAATCCTCTCCAGGTACAACATCCATTAGTTGTGTTGTCGTTGTTGATTGTGATATTGAACTCGATAAACTTGAACTTGTCCACGTATATGATGTCGTTACCGCATCAAAACTTTGACTTGTATAATATCCCGCTACAGGATTATACGTCCACATAGCATCACTGGATGTTAATGAAGCTGAACTAAAATATACACTCGCACTTTCAAACTCCGATCCAAGACTTGCTGTATAAAAATTAACAATAGTAAAACTCGATGTCAAACTACTACTAATCCATGTATTACTTTGACTTATACTTTCACTTATACTTGAACTTGTATATGTATCAAATGAAGCGGTTGTAAATGTATAATCTAAACTTGAACTACGATATAAACCAAGGCTGCTCGTGTAAGAATAAATAGATTGTGTCACCCACGAATAACTTTCACTATACCATGTGTTCGCATCATCACTTTGAGTAAAATATCCACTTCCAGTTCCTACCCCACTTCCAGTAAAAAAACTTGAAGTATTATAATATATTATAGGATTTGTTGTTTCATTCGTCACCGTTGCAGAACTCGACACACTTTGACTTATACTTGACGTTGTATATGGCGACCAAGCATAATCTTTCCAAACCACTTCTAATCTTGGACGATAAATTGTGTGTGTTTCTTTTGAAAAGAATTGAAGATTTCCTTGATTCAAAATACTTTGTTCAGCAGCATTATCTCTCTTTATCAAAAATCCATAATTATCTATTGACCCACTCAACCAACCTTCAACAATATTTGTTACATCAACGTGTAAATCCGTTGTTTGATAATTAAATGATTGTGATGCTTCATATTTTGTTGGATTTGCTAACGTTCCACTAAAATATGCTCCACCAGGACCACCAGCCGAACCGGACGACCACGCACTACCAGTCACACCAGATATAGTTACACCATCACGAAGATTCCAACTTACACCGGTTGTTGTAATCGGGCTATCAGCTCTCTTACCATTACCCATTTGCCAGGATTGTGATACCGGATAAACATATACACTATATGTTACAGGAATTTCTACAGCTTCATCAGTGTAAAGATTCAAGTAGTATTTCATATCACTACCACTTGTTTCGCCGGACGCTAACGAGGCAGAAAAGTCGTCCAAATCAAATTGTACCAAAATACGTGAATTGAATGGAGCGTCACCGAGCGCGTGTACAAGTTGTTTCTCTAACTCCAATATTTGATCCATTCCAGTATTTTGATGTATACTGTCCTCATAAATCGTGGCGTCTTTCGAAGGAAAGATAAAATAATGCATTATTTATTCTCCAAATATTTTTCAACAGCGTCTTTAACAACCTCTGTCCATTGTTTTAAGCTTGAAGTTCCCAATTTGAGATTCCAACCTTTATCTTTAGCAAGTTTGTCAATCTCTTTTTTATACCCTTTTTTATCAGTATCACCGTATGTAGAAAGAGCATCCTCTTTAAATTTATCGATTTCTCTTTTAGCAAAAATAGGATAATCATAGTTTAAATCTTTATATGAACCGGGCACCGCTCCACGATCATCTTTTGAAAGTTGAAACCAAGGCACTCCAGTCGAATAAATATGTCTAAGCCATACATACCCACCCGGTACTTTGATTGAATATAATTGTCCACGACCATGATATTTAATTGAATCACTACCCAATTCTTTCGCCACTATTTTGGCTACGTGTTTACCATATTTTCTCATTATCCAACGGCTAACATGAGTGTCTACATAATCTTTCATTGGTGCCGTACCTTCTACTAAACTTGTTAATTTTATCATTATAATGCTCTCCCCTCAATGTCCGTATTTGGATATTTTAATTCAAATATACTTGGATCAAGACTTGGATATATGATTCCATCTTTTGTTGCTTCTTCAATATTATACACATTTCCAGAATATCCTTCAGATGATTTCCATTTATTTTCTACTTCAGCGCTCACAACAGCTTGAACACCTTCAACCTTAAATAGTTCAGTTTGAATATCTGCAATAATAATAGGTTGATTAAACTGCCATTTTTCAACATCAAAAAAGGCTTTGATTCTATCAATACACCTTAATAATACTTCTCGTTTATTGAAATTTTTAAAGGCGACAATCGAAAATTTTACACCAACATTTATTACAAATCCATCTTTTATATTGATCGCATCAGTTAATATTCTATATTGTCCAAGATAAACTTTCAAGTTTTCTTTTATCGCATCATTCAACGATGTAAGTTTTTTATCCTTATCAAATCCTAATAAATACATATTCAATGCTAATGGATTCGGTACTCGTGTCCTATCTATTCCCTCTACTTGAGCGGTGTCAGGTGATTCACTTAGTTGATCATCTTGTATTATATAGGCTTTCGCCACTCGTCCAAATCGGGCGGGCATTGAGTACGCCCGTGTGATGTAATCCTCTTTCGTTACTGCTCTCAACTGAGTTGGAAAATTCGCTAACGCGTTTTGTCGTATTTCCTCTACACTCTCTCCATCACGACCACCTGTCGCTGCGTCAGGATTGTTACACGCAATCGAGTTTTTAACTTGTGCTAATGTAGATGAATCTAATACATCGTCGTCGATTGTAAATGTCGCGTCTTTTATTTCAGTTAAATCGTCTTGATTTACATTTGATGTTATTCCACCACCAACTACATATCTCACGGTTATCGTCGTGTCCGTTGGAGCTTGACCATACGTTTTCGTGTGTAAAAAGTTTGCTGGATCAATAGGTGTGTCAGTAAATGTTACTGATCCAAATAAAGTTGATCCTACATTTGTTGGATTTGGTATAAGTAATTCATCAGGATTATCAGATACACCCGCACCAAATTGTATTTCCGTCTTTTTATCTCCACGTATTCTTGATGTAAATCTACGAGCAGATTTCTTGAGTTTCAATAAGTAAGGAGCTGTATCATTATATTGTGCCAAATCTTTATCAAACGCTTCCACGTTACGAAGTTCAGTGTAAACGGTGTCCTGAGCAAGAAATGGTACGTGATACCATGTATTACCATCCGCGTCAGTAGCATCCAAAATTTGTACCACGTTCGTTTCTGAGACCACTTTTTTCTCAAATCGTTTTGGATCACTAAAAGAAAAGTCGGCAGTCAAAATTTCTCCGGCAGCGGCTTGAGTTGATTTTTTCAATACAAAAAATGTTGGATTTCCTTGATCGTCCGTTTCCCAAACTGTAGCAGTTGTTGGATCATCACTTGACGAGTGAGCAAAATTTACATCCTCTAATGTCCTAAATACTACACTTGAATCCGCTTTACTTGCGATCTGCATTCCTGAATTTACGATTAAGGCGTATCTCCAATCAGGAACTACATTTGCACCACTTCCCAACGCTGGTACAATATGATACACATCAACATTAGTTGTACCAGGTACAGATAATGCAGGTGTATATCCAAGTGTTTGAGCAAGAGCATAAATGTTTTGCTCTTCTTCGGCGTACAATAATAAACTTTCTTTCAATGAGTTATCGATATAATAACTTAGTGAGTCGCCAACGTAAGACGCCATTTCAATAAACATCATTCCTACACTCGTCTCATTGAAGTTTTTATACACCGTAGGAAAATACACTTTGGCGAAATTTATTAGATTAGTCCTATAATCATTGAAATCTCGACCAAGATAACGTACTTCCTTTACTATGTTTTCATTCGCCATCTATTTTCTCCAATTATCCTCGCATTTTTGATAATTTTAATAAAGTTTTCATTTCATCTTTAGTAACATTGACAGGTTTATTTGTATTCCTTACCATTTCGTTACCAACACATCTATAAATTAATTCTTTCTCTTTATCAGATAATTTATTGAGTAAAGTTTTCTTTATTGTAATACTTTTTCCTGTCGGGCTTGTAATTTTAACATAAGATGATTCTAAACTTCGCATCCAACTTGAATTATCACACTTTACGGTTACTTCCAAAAGATTTTTTAACTTTACCATCTATTTTCTCCATTACACTACAAAAGTAATTACTATTTCATCATGTTCTTTTATATTCCTCTTTAATCCAAATGCGATCCTAACGTCAATCTTGTTTTGATCCATGTTCGTCGGGCCAGCGTCTACGGTGACCTCGGTTAACTCAACATAAGGCAACCACGTCTCTACCGCAGTTGTTATCTCATTTTGTATCTTACTCGATAAATCACCCGTCATTTGATCAAATAAATAATTGTATATGTTTGTCCCGAGTTCAGGGTGCATCATTCTCTCGCCTTTTCTCGTCAAAAGAAGATTGATCATGTTTGACTTCGCTTCCTCTATCGAAGAAAACGTTTGATCAAAAAATCCAGTATTACCCATTCTAATAGGAACTTTTACTCCTATCGGTTCTGCCATTTATCTTCCCCTTATACAGGTCTATTTACTTTTTGTTCCGTCTTTTTCATCAATCCACGATAATCTTTCATCATGTTTTGAACTAAATCCATTGGAACTTTTGAATAATTTATTGGTTGTCCATCAGGATTTTGTGTTGGAAGTTCTACTTCAGTTAATGGTTCACTTGAAGCTGGAATCGGGTCTTCCGCAATAATCCTTTTCGCTGTACTCTTTGGTTTTATTTCCATTCCAGGTATACCCTCTCCACCACCTATTTTTTCCATGTCGCCATATCCCATCTTAGCAGCCATAGCTTCTTTTGATGGAGGCGGCTTTGACGATGGTACATAATCTTCCGTTGGTTGTACATTCTCAACGACAGGTTGTCCTGAAGCTAAATTAACCTTCACTTGATCACTACCACCGGTGGCAGCCATCTTGTGCGGATTCGAATATATACCCTCTCGATTTGTTACTTCCTTCGCCGTTTGATTCAATACGTTGGCGAAAGGATTCTTTTCGTCCTCAAATGGTTTCTTCCCAGCAAAAATCTTCTCGTTTACTCCAGCTCTTACTGGATCACTCTCTTTATCTTCGTCAATTAAATTCATTAATGATGTCTCGGATGAAACTTCCTCAGTCATCATTTTTCTCGGTTTCGCTTCCGTTTTTGGAGCGGATTCCGCTTCACTCAAAATCTTGTGAAACTCTTTTCGTATCGTTGTCTCAATTAAAGGTTTCATTTCCTTTATCGCAGCTTTCACTGAGACATTGATTAACTTTTGTAAATCTTGTTTTGTCATATCTAACTCCTTACTTTTTACCCGTAACCAACCCACGGAAATGGCGTGGGCACAGGACCACTTGGCGTTGTAACCAACGCAGTTGTAACTCCACTCAAACTTTGTAGATGTTGAGTAAAAAAATCTATCAAATTATCTATAAATTCATCTTCATTCTCTGTCGCACTTACCTCTAATCTTGGAACTGGCGTTCCGGGTACACTAACTACATTCGTCACCACCGCAGTTGAACCGGGTGGCGGAATCACTGGAGCTAATGTAGCACCAGACCAAAATCCTATCAACCCTTGTGAAATCGTCGTTCCAAAAAAATTAGGTACAACACTTTCATTCATAGCAGGATTGTTCGCTTGTGTGAACGCATTCCCAATCGCTGCGGATAATGTAGGCTTAGTGTAAGTTAATACTACATTATTATATGTCAAATCTCCACCGGTCAATATCGCTATTTCATATTGATCAGCGATAAAATTTGCTGCTTGTTGTTCAGTTTTCGCCGTGTAACTGACAAAATAATTTTTTGTCGTTTGTTTAAATGTCGTCCAATCTATCGGCATCTTTATTATCCAATATATTCTATTTTATCATCACTCAATGTATAATAGTCGCCATTTTTATCTAAAACAGAAACTTCATCATAAAACATCCCACCTCTTACGTCTACTCTTTTTATTTTCTCAATAGTATGATATTCCCAATCATGACGACCCGTACCAGCTTTAGATGCTTTTGCTCTTATAGTTTTTCCCAATAACAATTTATCAAGAAAATCTTCATACATTTTTTGATGTTTATTTAACCAATTATCAATAGTCTTGTTCAAATCAAATTTTTTTCCTTCATTTAATTTGTTTCCGCGAAATATTTTGTTCCAAAGTTGTTTATCCATCCTTTATCTCCATTATAAACTATAATTTCGTTGTGATAACGCACTCTCTAACTTACTCTTGAGTTGATTTAGTTGTGGATTCTCCGGTGGCATTGGCGGCCCACTTGGACCTGTGCCAGTAGGATGTGTATGACTTATCAATAAATCCACTAACTCATTCAATAAATCAACTAATGTATTTCCTAATACAACCGCTTCCTGAGCATCCTCTCCACCTAAATATATCTCAGGTGAGTTTAGTATCGTTCGTGATGTCGTATTCGTTATTATATCATCTACAGCATCAACAGTAAAAATACCCTCAGTCACAAGATTCATCGCTTTCTTGGAAAATCCCATAATCTCTTGTGTTTTAGCATTCAATATGAGTCTATCACTATTTATAAATATTTGATTTCCAAGAAATTCATTTGGTTTATCTTCATAAAATTGTAAATGTACTTCACTCTCCGCAGTTGAGGCGATAAATGGTACATCTTCATCATTTACAATCCATATCGAACTTGGATCATCATTTATGTTTTCATCTATTGGTTGTATCGATGTCTCAGGTACTTCGTCAGGTTGTCCTACCTTTATCTTTATTGTTGGTAATCCATTCTCTTGATTTGACCCAAACCTTATTGAATGTCCAAACCTACCTTCATATATTATGTCGCCTTCATATGGTTGTAATGGTTTTATGTCTATGTTGTCCTTGAATACCTTTCCCAACTTTATATCGTCTTGATCACTCTGGCGATTTGGGGCGCCTGATGTGGACACCGATTCATATGATTGTGCGTCCGCTTTTGACGAAGTTTCTTCCTTCGATGATACGGTCGGTAAACTTATACCAGGTACAGCATTTTGATTTGGAGCATTGTAAACATTCATTCGCTGTGTGTAATATAACTCGTTTAAATGTTGCGCGACAATTACTACCTCGTGAAGTAATGGAAATGACTTTATGTTTGAGTCTAACGGTTTCGCCCAAGATAAAGTCGATCTCTCCTTACCATTTTCACTTATCACCATTCGAACTTTGGCTTTACCTATATCACTATATTCTACAAACTCAGGATGTGTATCGTCTAATATAATGTCAATAACCTCAGCAGCTTCTAACTCATAAAATTCATAATGAGGCGAACCGATCCCACGACCCGGACTTGATTCTACAGTCGTCAAACCAAATCGTTGATTTGTAAGTTGAACTGAACCTTTATTTTTATCTCGTTCCCACGCCATTACTTTTCTTCCTCACTAAGTTTTTCCTTTATTTCCTCAACTCTTTGATCTAATGATTTTTGGTTTTCTTTTTCCTCTTTTACATATTCCTCATATTCATCAACGTCACCTAATAGTTGTTTCTTTTCATCCTCAGATAAAAATCCTGGCCCTTCAGTACTCGCAATCTTACCTTCCTTGATAAGCCGTATCGCTGAGTCGCTCAACTTGATAAGTTGTTCATCACTTCGTAAAATAATCTCCATGTATTCACGAATTAAAGGTGCTATTATCGTAGCAGATTCCAATGAGTTTACATACTTTTTCATTTGATCTATCATACCTTTAGCATTACTTCTCGTATTAGCAGCATTTTTATGTATCTCTTTGAATACATCACTTATTGATTTGTCCTCAAATAACTCATAAAATTTTCTATCTTCTGACATATTAACCTCTCTTAAACTATTGTTTCTAATACAAACTTGTATTTTGGATTTTTTGATTTAACTTTTTTAGCATACTTTTTCAAATAAGGCATAAGTTCATGTTCATCAAAATACATTGTGTCACTGAAATCGGTTGATTCACTCAACCAAAATTCATCGGTTGACCCTTTCCTTTGCCAATTTATATACCCATTTTTCATACCATCAACTATTCTTGTTTTTAAATTCATATTAGGTACTTTATATCCATTTTTATTTAACCACTCAGCAAATGCAGAATGAATAACATTCCAATTATCATCAATAACAAATAAATCTCCATTTGGAAAACTTATCGCCCTTAATTCTTTCGCCATACGTTTGATTGATTTGGGATTCTTGTACACTTCGTAACCTTGATGTGTAGTTCCAACAAAATCTTCTTTCAATAAATCCTTCAATTTTATATTCGCCATAGACTATCTCCATAAAATACAATATCTCACATATAAATATACACAAACAAAAAAAGGTTGATCTAATTAAAGACCAACCTTTAAACTTACGCCCAAGTGAACCACTTGGCTGCACTACCACTTATTATAACCTTTGGTGTGTTTACTTCCGATTCTCAAAGAAAATCATCTAAACACATTTCCGTATCAAAATACCCAATAGCATTGTATTCCTCTATAAGAATATTATTATGTTCTCTCATTTTGTTTACGACGGCAGTAATATATTGTGTTCTCAATCCGGTCATTTCACGGATCATTAAGTAGAGTGCTTTTTTATTGAAGTTTTCTATATTGATGGAACGTCTGAATAATGTGAGTACGGCGTCCGCAATCATCATTTCTTGACGTTTAGTAAAAATCGTTGTGAGATTGTTTTCCCAATATTCCACCATCATTTTTATAAACTCAGGTGTATCGTCATTTTGTTTCTTATTTTGAGCTTCATCTATAATATCAAATGCGTATTCTGTCGCATTCGTATCTATACGTTGTGAAATTTTCTTGAATTTCCAATGTTCATTGTTACCAAGAATAAGATAGTTTTTCGCCAAGATAGAAAAATAAGAAAAGGCGCGACCTTTCTCTTGTTGATACTTGTGCATCTGCATCACAAGAAATGACACCGTATCGGCATGTAAATCTATTGAAGCATCCTGAAAGTGCGGAAACTTAAATCTATTTATTATGTTTTCTACCAGTTTGTTTAAAGGTTTTTCTATCTTGTCTCTGTATATCTTCGATTTGAACGTCTGATCGTCGGACTCGTTGTATTCGACGATTGCGTTCTCTGTCTCTTTCGTAAAGTAAATCCTCCGCCTCATTAATTTCCTCTCCTGGTTCTACAAGTTTAAATTCTTCTAATCGTTTTAGTATTGAGTACATTCCTTGATAAAAATATCCGACTTCGTCGTCGGCACGAAATGTAGCTTCGGCGTCAAGGTCATTCAAATCAGAATCAATCTTTTCAACAGTTATGGCAAAGTTTTCTATCCAACCCTCATATAACGCGAGTGTTTCTTCAAACGCTCCATTTTTACGAGACAAATTCCATACCACATAGCTCATAGTTAATATTATCAGTATTAAAATTATTATTATAATTGTTATCATTTTTCATTGTCCTTAAATGCGTTACCAAATAAATCTTCAAACTTCTCTATCTTTATATCAGCGTTTTCTAATTTTTTGGGATTAAATGCTTTTTTAACTGTGGTTTTAGTCTTTTTACTTATAGGTTTACCTGATCCATTTCCTTCTAAATGTGGACGCGCTTCAGGTGTCTTAGCCCATTCTTCCCACTCCAACTTAGATGCCAACATATCTGCCGTATGTATTACGTGAACAAATCTATCTACTTCTTTTGCGCCCCATTGAATGTAATATGGTTTATTCGGGTCTTGATACAATCCATCATGGGCACGAATGGCGATAAACTCTCGTTTACTCATTTTGATTCCATAATGTTGTAACCAAAATAAACTACGATCTTCTATTTGCATGTATTCTATTTTTGGATTTGATTCAAATTCCATTCCTCTCTTTTTCTTCCAATCTTCGTCAGTAGGAATGTAATTATCATTCTCTATGTCGCCAACCTTTCCTAAATCGTGATTCATGGCGACAAAAAATAATTCTTCGTCCGTCCACGTCTTTTCGCCACCTATCGATTCCCATAAAGATGAAACCTTTGGTGCTATCTTCATCACATTTAGTACGTGATGGACATAACCACCAACAAACGCTGAGTGAAAATAAACCCTACTCGATGCTGGTGCTTGAGCGATACGGTTATCATGATCGTTGTATAACTTCAATAACCTTTCTCTCCGTTCGCCATCAAAACCATCTTCAATAAAACGTATTAACTTATTCCAATTACTTTCAATCTGTTCTGCCGTTAACATAGTTCTCCCTTAAATATATTCTTTATTTCCTTTAACATACTTATTATACTTACTTTATTTAATAAAGTTCCATTTTCGGTATAAAAAAACCCGATTCAATGAATCGGGCTTTATTTTTTAGTAAGGAATGTTACTTGTATCAAGTTCTTTCCTTTTAGTAACACTCTCAGCTTCCTTTTTCTTTTTAGTATAACGAACATGAACTTTATTCAATGCTTCCCTTTGTTTAGGTGAAAGGAAGTTTCTTGTAGTCGCACTTTCAAGAACATCAGTTACAAAATCATACGCAGACCATTTTGGAATGTCGTAATACGCAGTATCATTAGTAATACCATCAACCTCTTTTACGAGATTCAACAAAGTTTTGATCTTTGGAATGGTTACATTTCTATGATGATCAAGTTTGTCGCCATATTCCTTGGCAGTGATTTGAATCTTCGCCATCTTGGAACGAATTGCTTTCTCCATCTTTGGAGTAAACACACGGCGACCCGTTGTCAAAATGGAAAACATATCACTAAGAAATTTGTTTGTCTTGATATACTCAGGATGTAATCCATCAAACCAAGCAATCATATCTTTATACTGAGTCGCATATTTTTCAGCCCTTTTCTTCTGGGCTGCTTCTTTTTTCAACTTAGCAATTTCACGTTTCGCTTGACGAAAATATACCCATTCTTCACCTAAAACGAGCTGTAAACAATCCAAACCAACATCATATACTTTTGATGTAGTCTTGTGGGCAGTGTTTCCCTCAAGTAAAGAGTCGCCAGTAATCGTTGCGACATACACAAGTTTATTACCACAAAAATTACACTTTCCACCATTACCATGTACATGATGTAACTTGAAATTATAGTTGTTGACCGTTTCTTTTATATCAACTTTCCATCTACGAGAAACAAGTGACATTCCTTTAGATTCTTTTGTTGACATTATTTTTACCCTTTCTTAATTTGTATACCTAAATATACAAAATTTCAGGGTATTTGTCAACTGTTTTCTGATATTTTTTATACTTCCGGTTCAACCATTGCTAAAGGTTGTGGATTTTCCTCAAAGTCGTGATATATTTCATTCAATATACGAACAAACTCAGGATTCTCAACTTTATACATCAATACATTTTTGTAATAAAATGACCTCTCACCAGGAGTCAAAAGAATATCAATCCATTGAGTATGACGTTTATTCATCGTATCTCTAACTTGATATATCCCATCTTGTGCTCCATCAGGAGTTCCCTTGATGAAAATGTAGTCGCCAAAGTTTATGTCGGCGCCACGTCGATTGAAATGTGTAAGTAAATCCCTACTCAATGCTACATATTTGTATTCACCTGCTCTATCAATGTCAAACTTTGTTCCATCTGCCGTGATGTCGGGTGTTGAGTCCGTTTGCTCAGGGACTGGATGGTATCCGGTCAAACTTGTTCTATAATACCTCTGTGAAAACATTTCCTTGACAAATTCTTTTACAAGTCGATCCTTTTCTTTGTGAGCAGCAATCAACTCGTCTTTCTTACCATTTTCATATTGTAATTCAGTAACTTGTCCTTTCAAGTTCTCAATATATTTGTTTTGTTTATAAATGTCAATATTTAGAAACGATGCGTGAAACCACATCGCGAAAAACATAACTATTAAAGCTCCAATACTAAACTTCATTATGTCAACATTTGTCAAGTTCTTGTACCACGTCTCAACCATTGAACAACCTTTTAAGACTGAATACTTAAATTTGGCGATTGTTTTCATAATTTAAATCTCCCATTCATTTAACTTACCAACTATTATAAATAAAAAGAGCGGAATAACGGATTCGAACCGATACTTCCACGTTGGCAACGTGGCGTGCTAACCGTTGAACACCAATCCCGCTTTTTATAAACCTACTATGTAAAACTTAATCTAATTCGTTTTGACCTATAATAACTTTCATCAACTCACGTACTTTTTTTCGTTCCTTTAGACGTTTACTTTTGTTCTCTTTACGGCGAATAATTGTCCTGTCTCGACACATACCACAACCGCAATTCATTGAATGATGATTTCTTAGATAACCCATTCCACCACCATCACTTTCATTACAAGTGTAATCGGTAACATACTCACCACCATCATTACGCTTGTACGCCCAAAACCAACCGAAAATAGACCATAATCTTCTGCGAGATAACAATTTTTCTTTTTCTTTACGTTTAAATCTCAAGAAATGTTCTCCCTATGTGTTGTGGAGTCGGCGGGAATTGAACCCGCGTCCAAAATATTTCAAAATCCAACTTCTACGATTATAGTTTGATTTTGTTATTTTACGTCACGAAAAAACCAAACAAAAGTTGTGACAACGAGTTTTGATTTACTTTGAGTTGTCGCCCTCAAAGGTTCTACCGATTATGACATCACTTTACCCAATATCGGTGTCTTGGAGTGACGGCTTAATTCGTTGTGATTAAGCAGCTAATTGTAATTCGTTGCCAGTTATTTTAGGCTTTTGGATTTCCCACTTCCCAGTGAATCGCTATTAAATCTCTCAGTTATCCTGTCGAATCCGATCGACCCCATATTATATCGTGTATAAATATATACAAATTTAGTTTTCATCACCAGAATCATTGTCCGGTGGTACACTTTCATCGTCCTGAATAAACTTATCTATCTTTTTTTCATCATGCATCAAGTCAAATATATGTTTTCTTATCTCAATATCATCCTCAAACTTAAAATATGGTGTATCAACAGGACCAAAAGCATCCATTATATTTTCTTCGCCAAAACCCATGGCTTGAGCCATTCTAATACACATTATTCTATATTCATAAATATTCAAGTCCTTTGGAACATTAAAAACAATCTTTTTGGGCTCCCTTGTCTTTACCCCTTGATTTTTTAGTTCATTATCGAAATCCCTTTCCAATGTGAATTTGTCCATATTCACCCCTTTCCTTCATAATGTTCTAACCTCTTTTTTAATCTTTGTATTTCATCATACGATTTTAATGATTCATCTACGTGTAACTTCTTAATGTTTTCATTCCATTCACGTATTGATTTATTTTCTTCTAATATCCTAATCATTTCTTCTTTGTCTTGGCGAAACCAACCAATATCATTCATTTCTTTTTCACTTACCTTACCAAATCTCATATCTTCAGGTAAAACCATAACACTTACATCAATATTCTTGTATATTTTTAGTCGCCGTACAATAACTCTCAATACATCAATCCATTTACGAAATCCTTTATTCGTTCGTAATACAATAACGTCGCCTTGTTCTAATGATAATTTACTTATCGCCTTTTCTAATCTTTTCTTACCAAACATATCAAACATTTTGTACCTCTATTTTTTTAATAAATGTGGTTGAGCTTCAAGTTGTCCTGCTCTTGTTACTCTCACAAATTCAGCATTCTTTCTAAATTCTTCTATATTTTCAGCACCTACATAACTCATAGATGATTTTATTCCATCAGTTATAGATTCTATTATTCGTTTTACTTTCCCTTTATACGGGATAAGTTTTGAGTTACCCTCTATGTTATTATCGTTTTCGCCACGATCTAACTTACTCGATTGACTGGCCGACCCGCGATATTGTTTGAATAATTGTTCGTCAGGAAAATTTCCTACTCGTATCAATCTACCTGGCGTTTCCTTAGTTCCGGCAAAAAGTGATCCCATCATAACCATGTCTGCTCCAAGAGCAATCGCTTTTGCAGCGTCACCGGGTGTCCGTATACCACCATCTGCTATGATAGAAATTCCACTTCCCTTGAGCACTCGATATACCTCAGCTATCGCTGATGCTTGTGGAATACCTACTCCGGTTCTTATTCTTGTCTCACATAATGACCCATTTCCTATACCAACTCTAACACTATCTAATCTCCATTTAACTAAATCTTTAGCTGCATCAGCAGTAGCAATACTCCCACCTATAAGTGTTACGTTGTCGCCGTACTTCTTTCGTATCTTCGTGACGGCCCTCTTGAGTAAAATGTGATGTCCATGAGCTACATCAAATAAAAATGTCTTGACACCTCTGTTGTGTAACTCTAAAAATCTTTCATAATAATCACCGGTTACTCCAATCGCACAAGCAATCATTTGTTGAAAAGCAAACCCGTCTGCAGGTTCAAGTTGAGTTGTCGCAAATCCTGTATTTGATTCTACATAATTATTATTTTCATACATACAACGATTATGCGGTTGATATTTATACCATTCCCTAAACTTTTCTCTCAAATACATTACTTGTTCGGCTTGTTCCTCTATCGTCATAAAACGATGTATGAAACCAACTCCGCCGAGCTCCCATAACTGGTACGCCATTTCATGTTCCGTTACAGTATCCATTGGTGAAGATACTATTGGAATACGAATCTTGAACATCCCATTATGAGAAAATCCGGTTGTAAGATCACAATCAACCCTTGATAAAACTTTACTATATTTCGGGCGTAATTGTAAATCATCAAATGTATATGTATCTGGAACAATATGCGTCATAACCTTTCCCCTATTTATAAAACCTCTTTTCTCTTATACTACCGAAAACCTATTTTTGTTCCCTAAACCTTTCCACAACACTTCTTATATTTTTTTTGGCTACCACATGGGCAAGGCTCGTTACGACCTACTTTTTTCTCATTCTTGATGGGCTCAAGTTTCCATTCCCTATCAAACATCAATACACCATTCAAATGATCAACCTCATGTTGAACGGCGACACTCTCTAATAAACTCGTATCATTTTCCATATCATCACGATCTTCGGCAGCAAAATATAATGTTTGATCCTTTTCCCATACTATACTTACACCATTATATATTCCTACCCAATCAACCTTGACTACTATATTTTTCTTTCTTTTCGTCCTTACACTGGCTCCAGGAAATGAAACACAACCCTCTTGATACCACGTTTCGCCATCACTCTCGATGATTGTTGGATTGACTAATACTATTGGTTCTTTCGCCCGAATTACACAAATCTTCTTTCGAATACCAATCTGGGGCGCTGATAGACCAACATCATTTTCATTACGTGCCGATAAAGTAGCCCATAGTTGTTCGGCTATATCTCCTGCTTCAGTTGTGTCCTTTACTTTAGAACTACGTTTTCGTAATACCGTTTCGTCCGTTATAATAGGGAGAGCACGAGACTTCGCGCTCTCCTTGAGTGTTTCTTTTAATTCATCTAATGCTTTGCTCATTTCTTTTTCCTACCACGTTTTTTCTTTTTATCCTTACCATTCTTTTTATTATACTTAGCAGCAAGTTTTTGTTGTTTCTTTATACGTTCTTGTTCCTTTTCAAAAGAAGATTTCTTAGCTTTTGGTTCAATTACGGTTGGTTTCTTTGTTCCCTTGAGTTTAGGTTGTTCCACACCCTTGAAGAAAACATTTCCTTCTGAATCAACAAACTCTTTGTAAAATCTCCAACCACGCGGACGACGAACTTTGTTCTCGTCGGCTTCGGCTTTCTTTTTCGCCCGTACTAAAGCTTCCGGCGGCCCGGCCATCTTTTGAGTACAACGCCAACATATCCCACCTTTACTGTCACCATCAATTTCAAGTTCCTCGCCACACCCTTTCATACAAAGTACCCACTTTGTCTCTGCACGTTTAGGTAATGAAAATCTGTTAACTTTTTTTCTGCGAGCCATTTTTTACTCCTTTTTAAGTATACATTTCGTCTACTTGTTCTGTTTTTCTTTTTATTGGTTCTTTATTAAATACTTCATTGTTTAATATTACAAATCTCAATACAAGATAACCTACTAATATTGACAATAATATTATAATTATTGATTTTCTAATTTTTGTCCACTCGATATTTGTTGTAAATCTCATTTAATTCCTTTGCCTTTTCTTGTGTAAATGTTCCGGGATCGTCACAAAAATTCGCATATATTCCTTGCACTCTCTGTTTATTTACTTGAAAAGCATTTTCTTCAAGTTCCGGAATATCTATCTCAGAAAGCAATTCTACAACCATTCTAATCTTGAGTTTTATAGCACTTACTTTCTTCGTGTCGTATTTTGGTTCTACAGGTTGAGGCGATTGTACCGGTTGTGGTTGATAAGTTGTATTACCAGGATCGTTCCCAAACACATAACCTTTATTCTCTTTTTTTGTTTGAATGTTATACCATTCGCCCATTGAATACTCTTTTGTTCCCAATGGATTTTTACCTATACTACCCCACTCAACCAAAAACTTACCATTTCCAAGTTCTATCATACGATAAAACTTACTATGATGTTTTCCCGTGTTATGGTTTAAAGTTGTATTCTCAAAATAATAAACTCGATTTGACACTTTCTAAAACCTTTCATTTTTTCAGTATACCAATATACAAAATAAAAACATCTTTGTCAAATGTTTTTTTACTTGATATATAAATATACGAAAAAATAGCTTCATTGTCAACCGTTATTTTCGTTTTTTTGTGGCTATTGTTATCCTTTCTTTCTTTTTATTACTTATCCACTTGACATATTTTTGTATTTTTGGATTCGCCAATAATTTCTCCAATGTGTCATAATTCCTATCTAACTCTTTGTTTGGTATAAGTTGATGAACCATGTCCTTACACGAAAGGCATACTTTTATCGTGTCGCCCTTTGAGCCTCCTCGTGCTTTTGGCGTCAGGTGATGTCGAGTAAGTGTTTCTACATCCCTATTACATAAATTACATATCATATCAAATAAGCTTTTTCAAGTTTATATTTCGTTTTCAAATAATTCTTTCTAAACTTTGTTCGTTCTTTTCTCAAATCTTCAAGTTCAAGTTTCAATTTGATTATCTTAGCATCAAGACCGTCGTTGTGATTCACAGCTTCCAGGAGCGCTGCAGGTTCTACATTTACAAACTTCATTATACCCTTTTTATCAAAATGTATTTCGCCTTCATAATGATGTATGGGAAATGGATAAAGATACATATCTTTTCGATACGCAATATTCAAATATTTTTGTGGCTCAAAATATGATCTTTCTTTGTCTTTCCACGTTACTTGAAAAGAAAAATATTTCTTATTCTCTTTGTGTTCCCGTATTTTCTTTTCAAGATTTGTGATCTTGTGTTCATATTCCCTATCAATCATATCAGGATTTTCTAACGCAGTTTTGTGAGAATACTTTACAATTTCACCATATAACTTTTCTTTTCTTCTAAATAACTTCATTTGATGTTTCCTTTCCTCAAAATTTCACCTAAATGTATTTTATATAATCCTTCGTCACGATCCTTTACAATCCCTAACATTTTTACATCCATCCAAGGCTTGTCGGCTCCATAACCATTTACAAAATGTATGTAATCATATTTCTTGTCCTCTAACCTCTTTGACCAATAACCCTTGATTTCCCTATTCTCTACTTTCTTTTCGCCACATAAAATGGCGTCAAAATACTCTTTCATCAATGTCAAATGTAATACTTTATCCACTTTATTCTCCCTTTCCTTTTTTCCCTTTAACCAACTCTTATATAATAATGATCCTTTTGGAGCATAACCGGGTGCGGGTAACCCATCTAAACCTCTCTGGTATGCTGATCCCATATTTCCTAATGTTTTCATCTATTATACCATACTATTGTGTCAAAATCTTTCCTAACCATATTGTGTTTTACATCACTTGGATATATCTCGATGTCGGTTTCTTGACCATCTTTTACATAATGACCAAATCCGTCATAATCAATAAATCCACCACACTTTACACATTCAACAAAATGTTCTATTGACATAACATCACCGTAATCCGGAAGCTCACTCAATTTGTAAGATTTTATCAACCTATATTTTCTACTCAACTCATTTAATTTTTTCCGTTCAGGTAATGTATATTCTTGATATAATTCAAATGGTTTACTATAATCCCATTCCTGCTCTTTTTTCTCAAGTTCTTTTTCAACTTTTTTTGCTTCTTCTAATAGTTGTTTTTCATCCATCTTAATACCCCAAAATTTCGCTTATATGTTTTTTAGCTTGTTCTATACGATCATTATAATCGTCGCCATGAATTATCTTATATTCCCAATTACGATTGTCTAACTCTTTCCTAATCATTCCATAATGTTCAACCCTACGATTTGAAAATGTCCTTGTTCCATCGTCAACCCAAGGCACTTCAGGTGTCAAAAGTAAATGTAAATGATACTTACTATTCCACGACTGTGTCGCTATCCACGCTGGACACGGAACGTTATATAACTCCGCCCACGTCTGTGTCGTCATTAAATCCGTATCACAAATCAATAACCGGTTCGCGTGTCTCGCAACTTCATCTTCCCATTGTAATTGACCAGCAGCTATCCGTGAAAAATCCATTGAATTTATCTGAGCGTTCCTTTTCATATTGTCAGTATATACCCTACCATATTCAGGTACAAAAGCTGTCTTGTAATGTACGGCTAATTCGTGTGCCATTGTTGTCTTTCCAACAGATTCAGGTCCAACTAATACCACTTTCTTGGCGAAAAAATGACGAGCTTCCTTTGGTATCATTTCCCAGTTCGTCATTGGATTTCCACGAATATCCGTCCCTGATATTGGAAATGTAACTCTCAACTTGTCCACACATTCATGTTTGATACCAAAAATCTCAGATATTTGATTACCATATTCCTCAGATGTAAATACCACATCTAAATTGCTTGGTGTATTATCCTTGATTATTTGTGTCCACACTTCCCAAAATTTTACCGGACCTTGATCATAAGTTTCAGGATAATCAGGTACATTTGTCAAGTGAATGACATTTGCTTTTGGGAACTTTTCTTTGATCCAATTATAACGAAGATAACCGGGTATAAATTCCGACTCCAAACTACATATTAATATTGTTAAGTTTTTCGCCCGTTTGAGCCCTTCCTCAATCAAATATGAATGTCCATTGTGTAAAGGATAAAACTTACCTAATATCAACCCATGTTTATACATGACCATTTCCCTCTATTATTTCTTCCCATGTTATTTTCTTACCACTACTATTGTTTGACATCGTTAAAAATTCGATGGCTCTCGAGGCAGCTGTGTAAAGCCAGCGGGGATTGTCGCCCCAATAATCGTTGTGAATGTATACATTATCCCACTGTGAGCCTTGTGACTTGTGAGCCGTTATCGCATATCCATATGTTGTTATCAAAACGCTTCTACTCAATATAGGTTTCTTGTAAAACTTTCTATCAATCAAATGTTCCAAATCAAAAGGTAATGTGGTTATATCTATCTCAGGATGATAGATTGATGGGCGTACCGTATTCGGGAATAAAAACATATCATACTCTCCATCACGACCCATTATTTCTACTTTACAATAATAACAATCTCCAAAACTATCGCCATCTTTGGAATAGATTTCTAATGGGCGAATGTCGATTACTTTGTTTACCCGGAATGTCTCCGAATTCTTGTAAGTAGGTGAATTAGCAATCACGATTATTTGATCAGTCTTCCGGAGCGCACTTGGTTCTTCACCAAACTTGTGTGTTCTGGCCAACTTGTTCAACAATACTCGTGTCTTGTTTTTCGCCACAATGAAAACACTATCATCATAGTTTTTTAAGCCGTCAAGCCATTTCTTTCCAACTTCCTCAATGTCTAAAACATCCACTTCATCTTTTGACTTTGTTGGAACACAGGACTTCTTTATTTCTCTCAACTTTGTAACATAGTCAAGGATAACTCCATCATGACGTTGAACATTTTTTAACTCGTAATGTGGATTCCTCAATACTTTTGGATCATCACCGACTGGCTCAAGTTGAAATCCATCACCTATCTTTATTACTTTCGCCCCATGTTTGGCGATGTGTTTGTTGATGTCGTTGTTTACAAATGTGTCTATCATACTCGATTCATCTATGATAACAAGTTGTCCTTGTGTAAAACTACACTTGGCATTCCAGTTTCCATCGTCGTCGGGCTCGCCATAGAGCAAACTGTGTAACGTCCTAAACTTTTCCTTGTAATCAATTAACCCGGCTAACCAATCTGCTGACTTGTGTCTCAATACCTTGACCGCAGCATTTGTTGGTGCTGATACATAAACATCATAATGTAAAATGTCACGAGCATATGAAAATATGTTTTCTATGATTGTGGTTTTACCTGTTCCAGCATATCCTGCTAACTTGAAAGTATTCAAGTTTTGATCATACGTTTTTGGTTTCTTTAGAAATTTCTCAACTTCCAGTAACGCTTCCTTTTGATCCTTTGTATAACTAATCTTTTCACTACGTTGTTTGAGTATCATATAACTCTCTCCATTTCCTGTAACCTTGTAACGCCATAAAGAAGAATAAGGCGTATAATCCTGCTGTCATATATAATTCTTTGTAAATAAAAACACCTACATAAATAACATCTACTGTGATCCATAAAAACCAATTCTCTATATATCGTTTCGCCAGATAAAAGTTGGCGACCAAACTCAATGATGTGGTAAATGAATCTATAATAGGAATATCCGGTTGTCCAATGTAACCACCTTGATACAATCCCATTATTATACTATAAATGAACCACGTTCCTACTAAAACATACATCATAATGGTTAAAACCATTGTGTCTTTTGGACACGCAGCAAATTGATCCTTATACCTTGTTATTGGTGCTGGTGGCTTGTTACGCAGTTTCGCCCAATTATACCATCCATAAAATGATTGACACAAAAATACGATTTGTGTTATGACCTCGGCGTACAGGTTCACAGAGAAAAACAAATGTAAATAAGCACTTACTCCAATAATACCTAACGGCCACGCAATAACCTTGTTTTGTATAGTAAAATATACACACGCTAATGTGAATAGAACAGCAATAATTTCTATCATAAGTTTATTGTAACTCCAAGTGTATAGTTTCTTAAAGCAGCTACATAATAGTTTGCTCCATCATATACATAACCACTATTATAATAATCATTATCAAACACATTGTTTATTGTAAAACTAAATATCAACTCTTTGAATGTCGTTTTGAAATATAAATCAGTAACAAAATATGGTTTCATCTTCGTTGTGTTTTCATTATCTAAAAATGATTCTCCCATATATCTACAATATACTCCACTCGTAAAATAATGATTTACATTGTAAATCAAGTTCCCGGTGTAAGTCAACTCCGGACTTAACAATGGAGTAACATCTTTGTAGACGCCGTACTCTTTTATATTCGATTTATTCACACCTATAAAATTGAACATACTCAAATCTTTTGAAAACTTATATGTTGATTCAATTTCTATTCCTTGTCTTGTACTCTTTGGTACATTCATTCTCAATGGTAATCCAATGTAACTTAGTTCACCTATGGCGGCGATTTCATTGGTGAAATCCATATGATATAGATTTACATTCAATGTGAAGTCCTTTTCAATATACTTAATTCCCGCCTCAATGTCAAGAACTTTTTCTGGCTCAACTTGATAAGCTTCGTGAATGTTATCTTCATTTAGATCATCTTCGCCATTGAATAAATCGTTTCGTGTTGGTTCTCTCATGTTTTGACCAATAGAAACATAATACATTCCATACTTTACGCCGACCTTTGGATTCACAAATAACCATGAAGTTTTTGGTGGCGAAACACTACCATTGTAAATAAACTCGTTGTATCTTACTTGTACGTCACCAAATAAATCTATGTCTCTCGTTATGTCATAACTACCTTTTATAAAACCACTCGCCTCATTCTTGATCCCATAATTCTTGTAAACCTCGTCGCCAATTATATCCATTGAATGATTTCGTTTATAGGTGTATAAATGAAAACCCGAGTATAGTTTTAACCTTGTAAAATCATAGTTTACATTTAATATGTTACCTAAATAGTATGAATCTAAATTAAAGTTCAACATATCCTCTGCCAGAACACCATATGTACCATCTAACTTGATAAAATAGATTGTATTCGTTACGTGTTCACTCATATATGATAATGAATTGAACCAATAATGAAAATGATCCTTTTCGTTGGGCGACAAGTAATTCATTTGACGATTGTAACTTAAATCATTTTCGTGTGTCGCCAGGTACGCCATTTCATTCTCTTGATTTCCATAAAATGTTATATACTTGAATGCATAGTTTTCCTTGAATACTCCACCACTTAAATAAAATGAATAACCATAATGACCGGAATTGTCACGGTAACCTTTCGTATTTACCCTTGAAAATCTTAGATTCAAGCCAATACCATCTTCATTTATACCGAAACTCTGTTCCGCCATGAACTTGTATGTATTGTATGATCCATAATTGAAATTCAACCTTGAGTATTCTTCGTCTAAAGTCTTTGATGTGAAATTGAGTGATCCACCATAAGAAGCTGTACCATTACTTGTAGTTCCAACTCCACGTTGTATTTGTACATCTTGAACGGAACTCAAAAAATCAGGATAGTTGTTGAAATAAACTCCCATATCTTCAGGTTCATTTAGTGGAACACCATCTAATGTAGCATTGATCCTTGTTTGATCAATCCCGCGAAGGCGAAAATAAGAATAACCATAAAATGTTCCCATGTCAGAATAAAACTGAATCGCGGGAGTGTATGTCAGCATCGCTGGAACATCTTTGTCGTCTAAAGGTATTTGTTGTAAATCATCTTGAGAATATGTTTTCTCTGTAATAGGATTATCTTTTATTCTAAGATGTCCTACAACTGAAATTTCTCCATCATATTCATAAACCTTTAGTGTATCTTGTGAAAATACAAATGAAACAAACAACAATAAAATAACCATTATTTTAAACATAACTACCCCTTTCTTATCTAAATGCGATAAAGTCCAATTCATCAAGTTTAACTGTTTGGCAAAATGGATGTGAATCTTTCGGGTCTTTTGGTTGCATAACCACTATTCCCATTTCGTCTTTTGTTTCGCCGTCTGGGCTTACTCTTGTCCATTGATGAACTAATGTTACACGACATTCATTATATGATTCATCCTTGAACTTTACCCACGGCCCTTCACTCATTTCGATTTTTTTCATCACTTCCCCAATATGTTTTTGTCGATCCATAAATCGGCACCACGATATGTATTAAAATATCTTATCGTCCACCATATAATAAATTTACCTTGAACAGCGTAAAGCGTTTCATTCCAATCACCCATCATATTTGGCGAATGAATAGGTTTTACTCTGTACTTACTAAACAAGATTGCACTTAATGACATTACATAACCCTTTCTAATTTGTCCATCGTATATACATTTATATGATTTAATCTGCGATCTAAAATAACCCGTGGTGACTTTTTCCAAGACGGAGCAATCCATAGAATTATTGCTGTTTCCTTTTCGCCTATGAGGCGAACTTTATCACCACTTTTCATAGAACTCTCGGTGAGATTCGAACTCACGTTTTCAGCTCCGGCTACGGCTAACAGGGTCGAAACCTGCCCCGGCTACGAGAGCATTTTAATGCCATGCGTTATCAAACCAAATCCTTAAAGTTAAATACGCAAATGCTAATATACCAATAATGGCTGCTATTAATATACCAACTACCTTAAAAACTATTTTAAATACTTTGGACATAATTCACTCCAAGTTAATAAGAACCGTCGGCGAGATTCGAACTCGCATTTTCAGCTCCAATTACGATTAGTTGCTTAGAAGGCAACCTCGGCTACGACGGCTTATTTTCGTTTCAAGTCGGTTACGATTTCCCCACAATCGGGGCAAGTCAACCAATTCCACATTCCACCTTTGGCTAAAGTTTCTTTCAAACTTTTATACCTAAACGATTTTACACATTTGTTACAAAAATAGTTGAAACCCTTTTTTGTAACCGTTACTTGTTCATCTAAACCCTTAGATGTATTTCTTGGCATATTCGTGATCCTTTGAAAAATTACTTACATTACTTTTTAACGCTTTCTTCAAGTCACCAAAATACTTGTCTATCGATTTTAGGATTTGATCAGGTGATCCAGTTTTCTTACGTACAGGAACTTTTACTCTATCATACGCCATATAAGAATCAGGACCCGGTTTAATAACAAAACTTCCTGCTCCACTTGGATCAAATTGAAGTTTATCTTTCATCTTACCACTTTTTTCAAATCCCCAAATAAACATACGATTACTAACTATATCATTTTCAAAATATCCACCAGACCAATCATTCTTTTGACCTAACGCGAATACGATATGAATACTCGGTTCAAAACGTCCACCAAATTCAACTTGAGAAAATGACTTTGGAAAATGTTTCTTTATTACACTTTCAATTTGTTTCACAAAATCATCAGTACTCATTGTTGCTTCGTTGAGTTTACCCTTTTCCAATACTTCTTTCCATTGTTTACTATCCATCTATATTCTCCATAAATGATTACTTATATAAATATACGAAAAATAAAAAGAATTGTCAACTGTTTTCTGATTTTTTATGACAACAATTCAATCTCTATACTCAATACTTCATGAATAAATGTACCGATATTTTGTAAGTCTTTTGCCTTTGTCTCGGGCAAATGTATCTCTTTGTTCCTATCATCTAATGCTTGATCTACAACAAGTCTATACGTGTCCATCTTGGAAAATGGTAAATGATTTCTTATTTGTGTAGTAAATACAAATAAATCCTCTACCCGTATCTTATCCTTTTGGAATACGTGTTTTACTGGAGTATCAACAGATGGAATACCTAATGCGGAAACAATCTTGTCGTTTACCCGATATACAGATACTAAAACTTTTACCTTTTGTGATTTTTTAACCGTTGTTTTAGTTGTCTTTTCTTTCGTTTCTGCCATTTTATTCTCCTTTTAATTTATTTATCGCCTCTTGAATCAAATCTTCATGAAACCCTTTTTCCATTGTAGTATGTATAAACTTTCCCTTATGTAAGGGCTCAATATCAGACAATTCATCATCTATAATTATATAAGAATCAACATTTTTATTCTCACTCAACCATAAATTTATCTCATTTCCACGTTCATGTTCCCAAAACATTTGTAAATCATTTATAGTTTTGATTCCTATATCCTCTTTATACTCTTTCCAAACTGGCGTCCTTCCTATAACAATCCCACGAAAGTCGGCGTTCATCAAATACATAATCAACTCATTTATTGGATGTAAATCTCGCCATGACGATGATATAACTACAAATGCTTGCGTTTCATCTATAACCTTGTTGATGTTTTCTACCAACTTTGGATCAATCATTTTTTGACTATACAAATTACGATCACCATCTTTATTCGCTTTCGCAAATGTACGGGCGTCACTGATAGAATCATTGGTACATATTACTCCATCAAAATCTAAAAATATAACTTTCATCCTAATAACTCCGGATATTTCATTTCAAAATACTTGAATATCGCCACTATTGTAAATGCGATTATTACACCATATCTTTCTATTACAATACCAAATATAATGGCGAATACACAAAATATAATCCATCCAATACATTTTATTTTTTGTTTTTTCTTCTCTTTTTCATCCATGCAAATAACTTGTTTATGTTTGTCGCCTTATCAAATATTTCTTCCTTACCAACTACCACACCATATACGTGTTCCTCAATCGTATCTTCGCCTATCAAATAATATACGTTCACGGCATTCTTTTGTCCTATTCGATGGGCTCTATCCTCGGCTTGTGTTAGCATCGCCGGTGTCCAGGGTAACTCAAGAAACGCAACCTTGTCACACACATCTTGTAATCCGTCTATACCAACTCCACCAGATTGAACCGAGGCGACAAATAGTTGTATTCTCTTGTCCTTGATAAACTTGTTTACCAAATCCTCAACTTGATCACTCATTCCACCATATAATAATACAGCCCTATCTTTGTATTTCTCATAAACTTGTTCCGCAGCATCCCTGTGATGCGTAAACAAAATCAACTTACTCGATTGTTCTAATGTATCATCTATCCACTCTAACGCCGCTTTCATTTTATACTCAACCGCAGCTTGTCGTAAATATTCTACCTTTACCATCTTCTCAGCAAACGCACTACGATTTTGTAACTTTTCGTCTACTGCTTCCAAGATTTCATGTTCACTCATTTCATCTTGTTTTCGTAGTTTCGTCTCATACCAATTTATAGAATCATCCTCAACTTTTTCGTAAGCCGGAACATCAGATAATGGCAAATAAACTACTTGTCTAACTTTATCAGGTAACTCAGTTAAAACATCCCTTTTCATACGACGAATCATACAAGATTTTCTCAACTCAACTTGTAGTTCTTCCTCGTTCGCCGAACCATATGTCGTACCAAACCCATTCCATTGTGGCGGAGCGTAGCGGTTTATAAATTTCCTCTTTCCACCAAAATGTGTGTCCAAAATTCCTAACAAATCAAGCTGTGGTGCTAATTCAACAGTTCGATTTAGTATCGGTGTACCGGTCGTCAAAATCTTGAATGGAACATTCTTGAAATTTTTGAGTATGTAATCCGTTCGAGCAGCTTTTGGATTTTTCAAATAGTGACTTTCGTCACATACAATGACTTTTGGTTTTCTTACCACAAAACGATTTGATACCTTTGACGCCATTGAATAACTTACAATGTATAAATCACCAGGTGGAATGATTTTGTTCTTATCAACCGCAACCACACTTTTATGAGGCAACCACGTCTTTATTTCTCGCGCCCAATTTTTCTTCAGCATCGCTGGTACAACAATCAATGCTGGATATAGTTGATGGTACTCTATAATCGCTAACGCTTGTATTGTCTTTCCTAATCCCATTTCGTCAGCGATAAGGATTGACCTTTTATGTTTTGAGTATTCCACCGATACTTTTTGGAATGGATATAGTTTCTCAAACATACCCTTGAATTCTTCCGTTTCTTCCATTTCAGCGGTTACGGATAACTCAAATAACTTCTTTTGTTTCTCAATCTCTTTCTTTAGTCTCTGTTTCGCCTTTTTTACTTTTTCTTCGTCAATGTCATATCCTATTACTTTAACTAATGGATGATTTGTTAGTTCATCAAATACATTTTCATCACGAATAATTGAAAACCAAACTCCATCTTGATTTTGGCGAAATTCAAATTGAAAATCTAAATCCTTCTTAAAAAATCCTATTAATATGTCAAACTTGTCTTTCGGTAACCAGGGTAACCTGACCTCTATTACATTATTATCACCTACTATTTTAATGTTTATTTTATCGTATACCGGTCGTTCCTTGTTAACTTCATCATTTTTTGAACTTAATGTTTCATAATCAATTTCATACTTGTCTAATACACTCTTGTTCTTTACTAAACATTCATCTATAAGTTTTACTTTACCATAATCCGTTATCTTTCCTCTCAACAAGTGTTCCAATAATATTCTATCAGCGCCAGAAAATCCCTGTATCTTTCCTTGTTTAACAAAATCAAGAAATAGTTTAGCGAATTTTACGGTATAATGTTCATTATAGTTGTTACTCACATACTCTCTCCGATTTGGATTACTCTACCATAAACGTTCTTTGTCCAACCGTTTATCCGTCCATGATTATTTCCAATCAATAGTCCACGTTTATCATTTTTTCCTTTTACTAAATGTGTATAAAGATTTCCCTTGACCTTACAATAAACTATGTCGCCTACATTACATTCTTCCCACGTCACCGGTTCCAGTGTAACCGGTTGACGAGATTTGATTAACGGCATCATAGAGTTGCCAGGTTCTTTGGAAATTATTGTCTCTCCATTCAATAACTTTTCAACTTTCCAATTCAAATACTTTCTCCAAAATGGGCTCAAATCGTCTAAAGATACGCCAACGGGCTTCCTCTTTGTCGATAAATCCTGCCCAATCAATCTCTCTTATTTGTAGTAAATCCTTTGGTATTGTTGGATAAATGTGTTTTATAAAATGTTTGTCCTTTATCCTAACAACAAACCAAAATACTTTCTTGTATGTCTTACCTTGTTTATTCTTATAGTTTATTACTTTTGGTTCACCACTTTCTACCATGTCGGGCGAAAACTCAACCCCGAATTCCTCTCTCGTTTCTCTTATCGCTGCGTCTAACTCACTCTCTCCAATCTCTATCTTTCCCTTTGGAATGCTGTATGAGCCTTTCCACGGTGCTCCGGTGGGATGTCCTAATAAAATACTATCTTCGTAGATAATAACTAAACCGGCCGATTTCTCTATTCCCATTTCTCACCTATATATAAATATATAACTTTAGTATTTCCAACCATTTTTCTCAACATATATCCATTCACGTAATTCACCACCATATGAATTGTAATCATACATAACTTTTATCGTGTCGCCAACTTCAATGTGTCGAATAATAGCTGGGTCGGTAATAACCTTGTTACCAATGTTCGGAACAACCAACACTATACTATTTTCATTCTTCTCAATAAAACTACCATCAGGTACAATGATTTCCGTTTCAACCGGTAATGCTAATCCTACAAAAAGAAAACCAAAAATTATTGTAAAAAAAGCTAAAAAGAACCCGAACCCCATCATTCCATCAAGATCAATCATCACTCCAAGAAAGAATATAATAATACCAACTGCTAAAAGTATTCCACTAATTATCAAAACCATAACTTAATCTCCTATATTTCTACTTGTTATCCATTTTTCAATTATATATCTTTTATCCTTTACAAAATATGGTATTCTTGTATCGGCGACCCAGCGTGACCTTTCCACCATTCCATCACCAACTACCACATCGTAACTTTCTTTATATACGACAAATCCCCACTTTTGTAAAGGTGTAAGATTATCCCACAAAATACCCTTTTTATAACACATATCAACCATTTCTTGTTGATTCTTTCCATTACATTCACTGTGACTATATAATGAACGAGCAAGAGCTTGAATGGAATTTCTCTTGGCATCTTGTTGTCTCCAAATGAAAACATTTTCTATTTCGCCGACAGTTGGCACATTGAAAACTCGGGCATCAAATAATGCTGATGTCCATTGATCAAAATGACCCACTCCCTTTAGATTGAAATGTGCGGTGAACGCGGAAGCCATAATGGATGTGATCTTTTGTATCTTTCCACCAAAATACATTTGTGAATCAGGATTCGCCCATCCATTCAATAAAAATGTGACTTCATCAGATTGCCCGTAAGCCATAAGTATTTGTCCTACATCACGACATAAATCAATAGTCGCTTGTTGAAACAATAATGACAAACGATAATCAAATGGTTTCTCGATGTTCATTCGTTTTACCCATGTGTGAAACGCCTTACCATCAAGGCGAACAAACGTAGGCATATTTTGATTTACATATCCTAACTCCGGAGAATAAAATTCCTTCTCATACATTTTCATCCGGTCGCCTAATGAATCACTCATAATTCCTCCGTCCATTGACAATGTTCATACGCATCGTTTGAGCCTTCTTCATACTTTAGTTGCATAACTTCATCTATTTCATCTAAAAGTTCTTTGCTCAATTTTATACCAAATTCCACACAAGATTCTAACTTAGCCATCAATACATTGTAACGATAATTTACTTCAGATAAAGTAACGTGTTGTATAAACTTTCCATCAATCCATAACTCCGCATCATAATATGGATATGAACCATCAATCTTTTTTACGTTACGATATTCTTTATCACGATACTTTTTTCCCATCTTTCTTTCCATAATTTATTTTACTTACATCATACTCACTTATTATTTTTGACATTTCATTACATTTTTGGAGCCACAAAGCATCGTCCTTGAGTGTCGTTTTACCATCTTTCTTCTTTTCACGGTACTTCCTACTATACTCAACAAACGACCTTATGACTTCCATTGTCTCTTTGTGTGTCGCCATTTTACTCCTTTACTTTGACTACATTATGTTTTACATGAACATATAAAAGAATGGCCATTACCCCAATCAAATATACACCCGCCCAATCAATAGGTACATTGAATATAGAATACTTTACCATTATTACAAATACCGGTATAGCCATTAACGCAATTATTATGTTTCTCATACGTTCTTTCATGACACTTCCTTTCATTATAAGTTGATATAATATAATAAATAAAAATGGATTTGTCAACTGTTTTTTTAGAAAAAAAGGGCGATTCCTCGCCCTTTCGATGTAACCTTATACTTATTATACTAATAACTTAAAACTTTGTTCCACATTTCGGGCAGAATGCAAAATTCTTCTTTCTTCGTTTACCACACTGAGTACAATATTCTCGTGTCGCTTCTTGAATGTTTACTCGTTTTTTGGATAATGGAAAGATTTGAAATTCTTCAATGTGAGAAACCCAACTTTCAAAATCAATATTCGTTTTATGGAATTTTTGTTTTGACTTTTTACCTTTCTCAATACGTCCAGTTTCTTCAGTTGGAACAGGTAAACTACATTGCATTTCATCCCCAAGAGACACTTCCTTACAAGGATTTACATTACTTGTTGTAAATGAAATGTTATTATCACTACTATTTGAAATCGTTATCGTTCCACTTAAATTCGGATCAGCAGTATCTCCACCCGTATTACAATACCAATATGGTTCATATGGTGGGCAAGGCGTAATGTCTCGTTTATGGTAATGATGATGGTAAATATGAGTAGATACCGGTTGAATCAACCAATTAGGAAATTGTCTTTCCTTATAAAACTCGATCTTGACTTTACCATTTTCGGCGACCAAATGACCACGACCTTGTTCAATCTCATACGTCTCAAACTTGAACTTGTGTTTCTTCTTTCCACTCGCTGTTATATCAGGTGTGTCCAAAAATACGTGTTCACCAGGTTTCAAAACTAATCCACTTTCGGATGTCTTTTCGCCGTTTAAACTGATCATGGCGAGCCATGTGTAGGGCGTACAGTTGTCCAACTCAATTTGGAATTCCGTTCCGTCAGCCATAAAGACCTGATTGTAAGGATAAGTTTTGATTCTGGATTTGTTAATTGTGATGTGCGCTGATGGATAATCCATAACAGCGACGGATGATGTGCTAACGCGTCTGTGTTGTTTCATAGCAATTCTCCTTATTTATTTGATAAATACCTGCAAACCAATTCATGTCCCGTTGGAACATTCTAAAGTCACCATTAACTCTTGGCTAACAGATTGATGAATTACATATATAAATATATAAAAATTTATTTTTTACTTATGTAACACTTTTGATTCTTCTAATTCTTTTGTATAAAAACAATAATGTAACATTGGATATTCTGCAATATATCTTACAGGTTCCCTATCTCCAGGTAAAGTAGGTTTCGCACAATATTTATATGGTTTATATCCTATACCTTCTACCCATTTATACGCTTTACAATGTCTTGGATTTGGATATTTCATTACGTGTCGCCCATCGTCCGTAATCATTTTATACGAAAACATCATTATATCATCACTCGATACCATAAACTTTTTTAAGTCAATAAGAAAATCCTCGTGAAATGTTTCATCTTCGTCTGGCGACAAAATGATGTCAGGTTTTTCGTCGTCTAACTCTCGTAATAATTCCTCTCTCCAATTCCACCGATTCCACTTTATATCACTCGTAAATGTAATGAGCTTTGTTCCACTGGCTGCTTCTATACACTGGAGCCAAATGTCGGTGTCGCCATTTACCTCGTCAAATCTCAAAACTAATATGTCTACTAACTTTTTTAGTTCGCGGATCATCCGGGGCGCCATAGGGAAATCATTTATCGCTACGATTCCTGCTACCTTTTTCTCTATCTCGTTGATTGTAAAACCTTCGTCACTAAAACCTTTTATTTTATATTTCACTGTAACTTTTCCTCGTCAAACTCGTCAAATGTTATGATCGCTGGACAATACTGCATCTTACCATTCTTGAAATGTTTGATCCATACATCGGGTGCTTCAGAGCCTTGTCCATACAATGTAATTACATAATCTTCATGTTTCTTGGAAAATTCTCTCAAATCCTTTTCATGCTCTAACCAGATTGTCGGATCGCCGCTTAACGCATATTTGGCTTCCTTATATTCCTCACAAATCGCATCAATAATTTCTTCCGCATATGGCTCTACATCTATCGAATATAAAACAAACTCATTCATCGTCATTCCCAAAAAGTTTATCAGGATCCCATCTGTATAGGTGTCCGTCTTTCTCAGCTCCCTCTATACCCTTTTCCTTGATAATTTCGTCTAACTCGTCGCCAGTCTTTCGTATTTCTTCGCCCGTTTCGTCACGACGATCAGGATCACCGTAAAAAGAAATGTCGTCCAAAATTCCACCAACTACATCAAATACAGTCATCTTCTTGTGACCTATAACACAATACCAATAATCAGGATCGTCAGGAGTTTTATTCGTTTGGTATCTTTCCCAATCCAACATTCTGTATTCAGTATCTATCTTAAAGGGATAGCCTTTCATCTCATTTATTGGTGTAAATGAAAAAGAGATGCCCATATCATCCATCCAATCACCAGTTTCTTCGTCAAGTGTTTCGCCACGACCACCAAAACCTACCCATTCCTCAACTTCTCTATATTCACCATTGATACTCTTATCCCACCATTCAGTTGACCAAGCAACTTGTAAATACTTTGTTCGGGTATGACCATCGGGCTTATCCACAAATGGTTTCTTCCATTCGTCTACCCACTTACCCAAATCAAAATGACCAAGTTGACTGGCGAAAATCACACTAATAATTTCATGGTTGTCCATAACATGATTGAAAAAATCCTCAAATGTTATATCGTCCTCTACTCGTATTTCTTCATTGAGATATGGTATAAAACTCTCTACTTTGTTTTCAAGTTGTTCGCCATCATCCCAATCACGGTAATATATTCCATCCTTTTTGATAAGGATTCCTCTTGTAAATTCACTCATAATAACCTCTCTATTTTTCATTTACAGGATCACTTTGTACTGAATAATCAACATCAGGATCATCTTCCATATGACCCACATTTACACTACCACCTGCTTGAAATGGCGACCGTATAATCATTCCTTGACCCTCTTTCTTTACTTTTCTTACAGCATCCTCAAAATACGCTCGTATCTCGTCATTTGTTACGGGTGATTTCTTTTTTTCCTCTATCTCTTTCTCAAACGCTTCTTCGTCCTTTTTCTCAGGTTCCGTCCTCATTTTATCAAAAAACTCGTTTTTGTGTTTTACCTTTTCTACCGCATCTATAATCTTTTCTTTTGGTATGTCGCCCGATTTCGCAGGCTCTTGAACTATTCGTTCTTTTGTTGGTTCATCTTGTCCTACCTTTTTCGTCGTTTCCTCTAATGCCTCAGAAAAATCTTCGTCTAAATCCTCTTGACTTTCAATGAAATGTTTAAATAACTCAGTTCCTGCTTTTAACTCTTTCTCTACCTCAACTTCATTTTCCATTTCCTCAATTTCGTCGTCTACCTCTTGAAGAAAATCCTTTTCCTCTTTTATCTTCTTTTCTATGTTGTCAAATGATTCTTCTATCGGTTTCGCAGATTCTATACCCGGTTTATCAAAAATAATTTCATCGTCCTCGTCGTCCTCTTGTGGTATATCATAACCACCAAATTCACCTACCTCTAAACCAATGTGTTCTTGTGGTATAGGATCAAATGAACTTGTAATAGAAAAATCTCCCGGTAACGCAGGATCAATACCTACACTATATTCTTTCTCTTGTCTACCTTTCATTATCACAGAGTTATAGGCGACAATCAAAGCAATAGCTAATGGATCAAACACAAATACAATGACCAATGTAAACCATTTCATTACATTGTCCATCGTCGTATTGAATATACGTGCCATATAAACCAAAGGCCCAACGTCTACACCGGTGTCTATCATTTCAAGTTTTTTGTCCGAAATGTCCTGTTCTACGGTAGATAATCTCACATTCGTTGTATCAAGTTGTTCGGTGTAACGTGAAATGTTGTCGTCTATTCTCGTTAATTCTTCGTCATATCTCTTGTGTGCTTGACTATTTCTCCACGCTCTATACTTTACAGAATTAGAATCCGTCGCTGTATTGTTAGCAGCTATCTCACTGTTACGATTCTCAATGGTTGATTGTCTCTCCGCTCTCAGTGTCGCTATATCACTTTTCAATCTTTCTCGTTCATCCACTAAATTTTGTTTTCGTTGATCCAATACTTGAGCTTGACTATTGATTTTATCTAATCCTATCGTCGCCCCTTGATAACTGTTAGTCAAATAACCATAAATACCACCGGACGTTACTAACATCAATACCAATACTGCTATCGATAAATACGTCTTTAATCCCCAACCTGTTGTTTTCCAATACCTATACAAAAATGACGCGGTGATGATCTTGGCGAATTCCAAGGCACCCATGGCGATTGCCACGTATAACATTTCCCCTGAGTATAACATGGATAAACCCGTTACAGAAAAGATCGCTGCAGCAGCAGCTACCAGTAACGCTGAAAATCCCAATAAGGTTGTGAATATTTTTGAGTTAGTTTTTTCGAGCATTTTTAATCTTGATTTTCTCTATTGAGTAAAGCCAGGATTTGTCCTAACTCGTGTTGAATTTTACCGTAAGATTCATGAACCTGTTCTTTTGTTAACGCATCCTTTTCAATGGAACGTTTTAACCCTTCTACGTTGTCGGTTAATCTTTCAATCTTTTCTACTATAATATCTTTAAATCTCATAACATATCCTTTCCGTTTACGTTTTACACATACTTATATAAATATTAAACTATTGAAAAATCAAATAGTTCCACAAAATAAAAAACCCGCCCTACACAAATGGGGCGGGTCTCGGCTAAGTTCATAGCTCTCCCAGAGTCCTCCAGTCTCCCGGCTGTTCTGGATTAGAATTTATCCATAATAAAGTCACTCATTATAGATGGCGCGTTTGTGTCGAAACCAACAACGTCGAGTGAGCTTCTATCCTTTGGATCAGCAATAGTGAAACCATTCGATGCCATACCAACTACAACTAACTTGACATCGTGACCCACTTTATGACGATAACGATCCATTGCTTCGCTTGGTTGGATATTTCCTGCCCAAGTTTCATTATCGGTATATACAAAAATCGCGTCAAAATCCTTGTTCATACCAGCGGCCCACAATGCTGGTAAAGCACAATCAGTTCCACCAAAATCTAACCTGCTAACGTAATTATCCACATCATTCAAACTCATTCTATCGTGTAACTTCAATTCCGTTACATTAGTTAACGCTTGACCAGAACCATACCAACCACCACCGGTAAATCCAATAATACCCCAGTTCTTTTCAGCTTTCATCGTTACCATAGCCATTGCGGACGATGCGGAACGACAACTGATAAATGGAGCGTTTTGAATACCACTACCCATAGAACCAGATACATCCAAAGCAATCAAGATTCTCTTACCCGTAGACTCAATGTTCTTGAATGCTTTGTAAAATCCTGCGTCCAAAGCGGAAACGATTTGTGGTACAACGTTCCAAGTATTAGACCCACGAAAACCACGTCCTGCTTCATAGGTTTTCAAAGCCATTAATAATTGAATAGGATGTACACGTGCTTTCTTTAACGCTTCATCATTAGTGATCTTGTCAACCACTAAGTTGATTTCGTCAAAGTTACCACTTTCCAAGATACCAACTTTGGATAAGTTACCTAAATTACGAATTAACGCAGTCATAGGCATTGTTGGTAACAACGCTTCGTATACTTTCTTTCCTAAGAATTGTGTAGGAATAGCTTCCCGTGGCAAGTTATATTCCTTAATCAAGTTCACAATTTCCTTTTCATTTTCGGCTTTCTTTGCTAACTCAAAACCATAAATCATTGGAATTTTCCTATACTTCTCAATGTCGCCATTGATTCCTTGAGTAATCCAATGGAATACCTTGTTCATATCTTCATTGACGGCTTGTGCATGAGACTTACGTAAAATGTCACGGTGACTCCACCCGTCACGAGATTGATACTTGACTACTTGATACGCCAACTTGTTGATGTCCTTGTCGGTGTACCACTTGGCGAATGCCTTACGTAATCCACGACCCCAACCACGCATCGAGTTTACGAACTCTGTGAAATGGAATAAATGAGTACCAATACGTGCTACTTTACTCAAGTTGTCCAAAGCGTACTTCTTAGCTTCGTCAGTTCCATAGGAAGCAACCATCGCTAATACGAATAACGCTGGATCATTATTAGGTGCACGACCCTCTAAAGAAATCTCAACTACACGATTTACAACTTCAATGCCATCTTCCTTGATTAACTTTTCAATGTTCTTAGCATTCTTCTTAGTTAACTTTTGCGCGGATGCGTAATAAGTTGGTTGATCGCTACCCAATACTAAGAAACGATTTAACTTATCCCACTTGTCCAACTTAAATGAGACGCCACCGCCATAATTCTTAGCCATATCTTTCTTACGACCCTTGATTTTTTGGTTTTGTGGAGTTGCTACCTTAGTAGACTTGTTTAAAGTTTTGGTATAATTTTGCATGATTCGACCCTCCTGTTTAAAGGTAAATGTTATATAAACTAAAAAACCCGACAAGATATTTGTCGGGTTACTATTGTAAACAAAATATCTTGGATAAAAAGTTGTTGATGTTATTTTTACGTGTGATCGCGATAATCATCAACTACGACCCAAATTATGTCTGAGATTGTAGGTTTTACAATCTCGTTACTGTTTGTACACATGGTACATCAGCTAAAATATAAAAAATTGGCGGGATTCGCATCTACCCGCAAGCGTTCATTCAGACTTGAATTATTCGAGCATGTCGGTTAACAACCGTCGTTATTAACCTTATGACAGGAAGAACCTATCTATTTATCTTCCAACGTCCACTAGCAGTAGCTCTATTGCCAATTATAATGGGGATTTTAGCAGACGAACCATTGATATGTTTTTTTCAACCCCAAGAGTTGATCCCACTCCCATATCGACAGTCTCTTATTCTCACTGAACTCGCAACCGACTCCCAGAACTTTTCAGTCTGGGCTATCGTACCTTACTCACCTGCATGAGTTATTCAGTCACAAAATTTTCAAAGATCAAAATAAAATGATGGATAAAGGTGGCTAACGAGATTGACGCGCGTCACGTCCTGCGTTTTTTTCGATTAAAAGATAACGTTAAACCGACGACCCATCAAGTCCTGTATCAATCAGGACTTGTTTAGTAGCGGGGGCTGGATTTGAACCAGCGACCTCCGGGATATGAACCCGACGAGCTACCAGACTGCTCCACCCCGCAATACAATATGTTATATATACTTATATACTATTCAACTAAATAAAAGTTCCATTTTTCTCAAAAAAAAATTTAGGATAAGGAACGACCAGAGAGAGTTGATTTTTCCGTGAAACTATCACGTCTTTTTAACGTTGTTGTTAAAGACTCTCAACGGGGCTTCTTAAACTTGCTCCCACACAAGAAACTCTAAGACCGCGAAAACTTTCTTCGGTTAAGATTTTACGACGCGGCTAGCAGATCGAGTTTACAATCTACCTTTCATCCTTTTAGAATTATCTGTAAGGTAACTCTGCATCAACGACCCTAAAAGTTGAGAAAAATTTTCAAAGAACTATTTGTACTACCATATATAAGTATATACAAATTTTCGAAACGTATCTATTATACTACTTTTTGTGAAAAAAAGTTCCATTTTTTGAAACTTTTTTTATTTTTTATCATCCGTCTCGCCATGCTTCAGAATAAGTAGAAAATTCAAGATCATCACCGAACTTTTCCTTGAGTTTCTTTTCTACTCTCGCCTTAAATTCGGCTCCAGTTTCATCGTCTTTAACTTGATCCCACGACACACCAATATAACAACCATAATCTCCGTCATAAGGCCATAGACATTCCATATCAAGTTCTTTTCCTAATTCATATCCAATTTCCCATACATCAGTATCATCGTCGTCGTTTTCAACTTCCATATTTAAAGCCTCACGAAATTCATCTTCCGATTCAAAACAAATTCCATAAATCAAGAATGAAGATGTGGAACTATTACTTACAAACCCATTTCTTACTTTCATATTGTTTTCCTTTCTAACAATCTACTTCTACTTCAGCAACATTTTTAGGAAGTTTATCTTTAGCAGAATACCAAAGTTCACCTGGCCAGATTCCATCTACATTATCATATCCATATTTTTCTTCAAATTCTTCCTCAGACAAATCTTCATCTTCAGGTAATAATGTCACAGAAAAATCTTCATAAAAACACCAATTACCTGTCATTCCACTAAAAATAACTACATCAAAATCACCAATTTTTTCTTCCTTTCGTCCTAAATAACTATTATCAATGACTTGTTTCTCATAAACATCTAAATTGTCTCGCCATTCTTTTTCTTGTTCAGGTGTCATTACAATAGTAAAACTTGAACTTGAACTGTTTGATACAAAACCACTACGTATTTTCATAACCTTTCCTCCTGTTAATGTCTACTTACTTTTATATGATATACCCTACGAAACAATGTACCATGTTCCATAGCAGCAAATAATGAACTATCGTTATCACTATATTCAAATGTATAGAATACGGCGTCAGGATTCTTTTCCTTGAATCTCTCTAAAATAGCTTTCGCTCGTTTGTCACTTTCTTCCTCACGAGCTTTCCAACATTTTTCATATAACTCTCTACCCTTGTCCGTTGTATATCCACCATTTTCTAAGGCTTCCCTTTCCATTTCTTTATATTTTTCGTCTCGTTTGTCGCCACGATATACATCAACATGACCAGGTAATTCTTCATATCCATCAAACCAACCATCCCTGATACAATCCAACATTTGTTCATCAGTCGTCTCACCATCTTGTTCTTCAATGTCGGCCCATACGATTTGAGCTACTTGATCAACAGGCCAAAATGTGTCCTTGTCGTCCATTCCATATACAAAAGGATTTGGATAATCGTTTTGACCAGGTGAAAACAAAATCTCTTTTACATCGTTAATGTTTTTTGGTTTACGCGGAAACGCTACCAAAAATGAACTTGAACTTGAATTACTTACAAAACCATTTCTAATCTTCATAACGATAACTACCTCTCTCTAAAAATTTATCAATATTGACTTCCCATGAACCTTTTTGATCCTTTACTTCGGCTAAATCCTTATACATCATATATTCCATACCAAAATTTCTGGCGATAAAAACATAATCGTTTCCTTTGTCATATTGTATATAATAATGATCGTAATGACATAACGCCTTAAATGGAATATGATTTTTCAATAAAAACTCTATTACTTCCCACTCATTACATTCAATCGTATATCCATAAGCAGAAACTAACTCGCCTCTCAATTCCTCAAATTGATCTTGATAACTTACTTGATCTGGGTAATGAGCCATTGTTTTCCAAAATCCAAATCGTTCTAATTGTTCCATTTTCTTTTTTGATATAAAAGTCTTTTCACATTTACCTTGAAAATCAAATTGATCCCTAAAATGAACTATAAAAGAACTTGAACTACTATTTGATACAAAACCATTTCTTACTTTCATTGTTATCTCCACTCAACTTTATTCATGTCAATACCAATATATTCTAAAAACTTATACATATCAAAATTATCCATACTACACCAACCATGAATGTATTTTTCGCCAACATCTATATCCCATTCATCGTATTTACCAAAATAATCACCAACATTTTTTAATTTACCATACTCCAAATGATTCTTTATTTTGTATAGTTGTTTATCAGTTACACCGTCTCGTTCTATAATAAATGAACTTGATGAACTATTTGATACAAAACCTTGTCTTATCTTCATATTAACACAACCTTACACCAGAATAAATCCTTACATCTTTTGAATTAGCACCAAACTCTTTTATAAGTTTTTCAGCCATTTGATTTATGTCCTCTAATGTTAAAACGTCACCACCAAAATCAGTTTCGTCACCCTCAGCAATCTCTATTCCTATAACAGTTTCATCAACTCCGTCCTCTCCGCCTTCATACAAAATTGTATATACATCTTGTAAATCATCTAATTGATTCTCGTCATATTTACTATCGTCAAATGGAATGCCTACAATAACAAATGAACTTGTCGAACTATTACTTACAAACCCTACTCTTTTTTTCATTGTCGCCTCCTATTAATAATATTCCTCTTTTATGATTATAATTTCATCGGTTTTATAGTCAATACCCATTGGTACTAACATCATTGCTCCCATATCATCATAATCTTGATCAGATACAGATCCCTCATACAACTTCCAACCATGATTTTTGACCTTATCATATATCTCAGGATACATATCCTCAAACTCTCCAGGTTCCCAGCACCTATCATCTATAAATCCATCAAGAGTATATTCATCCGCATTATCAACAAACGCACCAGTGATTATGAAAATAAACTTCTCAACTAACTCTTTCATTGGAAAATCTTCAGTGGTTTTTATTCCATCTAATACCGTCTTAAAACTACTCTCCAGATCGCCTTCTTTTACCGCTATAACGAAGCTGGACGAGCTGGAATTACTTACGAAACCTGTTCTTACTTTCATAATTTCTCCCTATTAATAACTACAATATTCTAACATTTCATCAATGTCACCGATTGTCGTAGGTGAATGTTGATCACATTCTCCAAATAATACAACTAACTCACCATCAGGTAAATCACTTTTATTAAGTTTCATATCTCCACCATAATCTGAAGCATATTTAGAAATTTCCAAAACAGTACCAACTTCTAAACGTTTTTCTCCCTCTACATCATCCGCATTAATCAACTCAAGTAATTTACCATATTCATTTTTGTCAAACCATTTGGTATTCAAGTGAATATATCCACCATCATAAGAATAACTCGTATCAATGAAATACTCATTTTTATTCAAATCTTCAACAGTCAAATCTTTGACATTTACTTTTTTTCCAATTACTACAAAACTTGAACTGGAACTGTTAGATACAAAACCATTTCTAATTTTCATAACTTATTCTCCCTACTTTATATTATTTTTATTGAGGCCATTCACTTGGAAATTTATCGAGGGCGACCCACACTGTTCCGCCTTCGTAGGGCTCGCCGTTCTCGTCGGCTAACTGAGCCTGAATTACACCATTTCGCTCTCGTAAATCGCTGATGTTAATTAAGCCCATTCCAAAAGGTGTGAGCCAAGGTGCTTCAAACGGAAGCTTGTTGATCGTGTCGCCAGTTGGCAGCTTCGCTTTTCCCAAAAATATGTTTTTTCCCATATCATTTTCTCCTATATTTCATAATGTACACACGATTGTTTACATTCTCTACATTTAATTACTTTATTCCTAAACTCAATAACTCGTTCACTATTCCACAAATCATTGAGAAAATTGTCCACTTCATTTAACTTAATTCCCTCTTTCCAATCAGATTCACCTTCCATAAAACTACAAGGGAAAAACTCACCTTTTACATTGAAGTAACTTGAAAATAAACTTGATTCACATGGTTCAATGTATTGTTCATATTGAGAATCATTACCAACTGCTTTCAAAAACTTGAACGCACCACAACTATCAAATCCAATGGGAACATTATTTGAAAGGGCGAAATTGACAAGTTCACTAAATTTTTCTTGCGAAAGTTGAGTGTAACGAGATTCTGCTCGACCCTTTTTCTTGAGTGACAAAAATACAATCGCGTTCATCTTTGATAAACGTTCGTCGTTATGTCTCTCATATATTAAACTACGCGCCTTGTCAAAAGTTTCATTTGAAATCATAAAATGTATGTTTACCTGATCCATACCACGATCGGTCAGTTTCTTGATCGTGTTGAATGTCATATCCTTGTCATAATAAGATACGGCTACCGCTCCACAAGCAGCTGCTAAATGATCTGCTAATTCGTCAGTAATACCAGCTCCGTTTACGGTGACATTTGGAATGACTTTGTTATCTCGACAATACTTGAAGATTTTCCACATATCAGGATTTGAATCTATATCACCTATACCAAAAGCGATTTGTGTGATTGTGGGCGGGAGTTTGGCGAAAAGTTCCTTGAATGTCTCTAATGTCATATATTCGCCGTTTGGATTGTTTTTCTTGTAACAAAAGTTACATGGAACACCAACACCTTTACACGATGTCGCTATCTCAATGTCAGCAATCTCAGGACCAAATGGTGAAAATTGTGGATCATCCTCTTGTGTCTTTCCCCAACGCGCAAAAAACCCACTTTTCCTATCAAAAATAAAGTTGTAATCTCGGGAGTGCAGATAAGTCTTGTCACCCTTATGGGCGATAATCGCTTTGTTCATGAATGTAACCCTTTCTTTAGAATGGTTTATTTATATCCTTTATATAATGTCTTATCAAATCTAAATCATTAGCAATATAATCAACTGCTAACATATCAATACCATGACCCTCTTTGTATTTTTTCTCTATTCGCCGAAAAGATTCTTGTAGAAAATCAAACTCAATCATGACATCGTAAAAATCGTCGGCGTCACGTTCCTCTAAGAAATCATACTCATTGTCCATAATTTGGGGCGATAATTCCTCAAATGAACGATTCACATTCATCATGAGATTTGTTATCAGTAACGCTTCATCAAGATTTGTATATTCCATAAAATTTCCTTTCTTCCATTTTATATAAATATAATAAAAAGAAAGAAGATTGTCAACTGTTTTCTAATATTATTTCCTTATGTCCAAATGCGAACTCTTTATCCATTATTTCATCTATCTTGAACCAACCTATTTCTGCAGTTTCATTTTCCTCATTATATTTATTTGTCAATTCTGGAAGTTTATCCACTTGTATAAAAAACCTATATCTCAACGTAACATTTTGTTTGTTTTGAGCAACATCAGATGCTACATAATATGGTTGATGTACATTAAGTAGATTGTCGCTGAAATATTGTTTTATATTTAATCCCGTTTCTTCATATATCTCACGAACAACGGCTTCAACTCCGGATTCATTCCAATCAAGATAACCACATGGTAAATTCCAATAACCTTGATAATCCGGTGCACCTTGTCCGCGCTGATTAATCAAAACATATGTTTCGCCTTTACAACGAACAAAAACTAATCCCACGACGGCAATAGAACGAGAAATCCAATAGACTTGCCCTTCATGTTCAATCATTTTATTTTGTACGTTATTAAATTTCATAAAATCTCCTATTTTAATTGTTAGTAATATACGAAAATAAAAATGATTTGTCAACTGTTTTCTGATATTTCTTCAAATTCTATATCTTGTATTTCCTCAACGAAGTAAAGTAACCCATCTTTCTTTAAAACTAAATCGGCTTGTTTGTACCATCTAAACCAATCTAACTTATCTGCCGAAAACCCCGTATCCGGAGTTTTCATTTTTACAACCCATCTTTTGTCTTGAAATGATAAAAATTCCATATTTATCTTACCAACGCTAATATATTTTCTTCATCTACAATAAAAGAACCATCAGACAATTCTATAGCTTTTCTTTTATCAAATATAACTTTTTTATTTTCACTTATAGCAGTTTCGCCATTTTTTAGAACAAGTCCAACAACCACCTTTTCATTTTGATCCGTATATTCTATTATACTACTTTTACTTTCTTTTATTTCTTCTATATGTAATCTCTTACCATAAGTATTTTGTATTTCCATTTCATTTCTCCCATATAACCAGGTGGGGCATGGAGAGAGCCCCACCGGATTTCAGCCATTACGAAGCGGTTATTTGATTTCTATTTCTTTTAGTTTTTCTTCCTCTTTTTTGGGAAGCGTAATTGTTAGGACACCATTCTTGAAATTGGCGTCGATGTTTTGTTTATCAAAAGAATCTCCAAGATAAAACCTACGAGCAAAAGTTTTACTACCTATCTCTCGATAAAGATATTTCTTCTTTTCCTCTTTTTCTTCTTTTACTTCGCCGGACACGGTTAAGTAACCTTTTTCATACTCGATTTTGATGTCTTTCTTATCAAATCCTGGCGTTACGGCGACAACCTCTAATTGATCGTCTTTCTCAACAACGTCAACTTTTACATTGTCGCCATCGAAAAATCCCAGACTTCTCCGATTAAAAAAGAAATCACTATCATCAAAAAGTGACGGAATGTCGCGTGAAAAATATTTAATTAAACTATCCATAATTAATTCTCCTTGTGTTTGTTTTACGTTATAGTTTAATCAAATATGTTACAAATATCGTACCAAAAAATCTCAGTCGTTGTTTTTATTGATTTTATCTTAGTTTAGTAAAATAACCATTATTTTTGTATGTCATTATGTCACACTTAGTATGACATCATTGTTCGTGTCGCCAAAAACGGTGGCGAAAATCGCTTCCTTCTTGTCAAGGATATAATAATATACATCAACCTGTTCGCTCGTCTTTCTCAATGTTTGATTCTTGTAATGTACATCTTTACCCTCTTTTATGATCTTATCATAATGTTTCAATCTTTCCAAGTTCTCATTGTTTGTAACTCTAAAATGTTCCTGAGCTCTTGACTTCATTGGTTTATTGATTATATCTTGTCGTTTTAAACCGGTCAACTTCTCAAAACTTTCATTCGCATCAAGTATAATGTAATCGACCACTCTATTCTTTTTATCATAAATAAGTTTTTTGTAGGCTATCGCATTGAAACTACGATGAAAAAGTAACTTGTATTTTCTCTCGTTTTCTTTGGCTTGTTCAGTGAGAAATTTTGTTTTTGTTATGTCTTGAATCGTTTGTATAAAATATAATGGTTCATCGTTTGATGTTTTTTGTAAAGTGGTTGTAACCAACGCCCAGAAGTAGAAACCATTATATTTCTTGAATCGTTTCTCTACTTGAACAAAATCTTGACCACCATCTAATAACCTATTACAAATATAATCAACCGATTCCAGATCAGATTTATATGTTATATCTTTTGGAGTAAGATCAAGTATGTCGCCACGAGTGTAACCCAATAGGTTACAAAATGTGTCGTTTACATCCATGTATTTCATGTCCATGTCTACTATGGCTTGAGCGACACCGGGATTGTTGAATAATCCATCGAATTTTTCTTGTTCGATTTTCTCAGTGTTCGCTAACATCCTCTCGTTCGTTACATCACGACCAACTAAAATAAGGTATTCATCGTCGTATAAACCATGAGCTGGATCATCTTGTGATGGAGTGTTAGATATACGATGTATATAATACTTACATGATACTAACTTAGTATCACTATTTTTTGTTTGTATAAAGAATTCCTGTTCACCATTGAATGTTTCATTGAACATTTTTTGTAATACTTTTTCGGTGTTGTCCTTATCATCTTCTATTACTAATGATGAAAAAGGTTTTTCCTGCATTTCATGATGATTATATCCCAACGCCTTAAAAGTATTGTTATTTACTTCTTGTACTCGTTTGAATTCATCAATGATGAAAATCATTGCATCAACTTCATTTAATAAGTTGTATAAAAAATCTTTATCATTTAACATATAAATCTCTCAAGTAAGTTAACTATCAAATAAGAACCTGAACAAGATGTAAGTGTTTCTAATCGTTGTTCTTTACTTATTGTATTGTCACTAATAACCTTTAACATATCTCGTAAATATGACTTGTCCAAATCAGATGGCGCCACAACTTCTATGTCTAAATTAGACAAAATAGATAAATCACGAATTTCACTTACTAACTCTTTTCGTGTTTCATCTTTCGCCTTGTCAATTATTTCTTTCCACTCTCCCATAATTTTACTCCATGTATAAATAGTGATCAACCATAAAATTTTGATTCACCATATAGTAATTTTACCTCTTTCATGATAAAAGCATACATACGAGCAACATTATACGCATCGTCCATTCCACGATGGGGCGAGCCTTCAAACTCTAAACCAAGTACCTGAAGCGCGTTGTCCACGTTTCGTTGTACGTTTTGATTCGTCAAAAGTGAAAACCAATACTTGAAATTACTATGAGTATGTTTGAACGGATATTGTAATCCCTTTCTCTCACATTCTCTTTCTACTTGTTGTCTATCAAAATCTCCCCAGGACATCCATTCATATTTCGTTGTCTTGAACTCAGTCATCATCCTCGCCAGGGCATAGTCAAGGGCAAGACCATCCTTGATTATCATTTGTTGAGTGATACCTGTGAGTTTAGTGCAGTAATCTGTTATACCACTTAGACCCATCTCTGTAGGAATTATGAGATAACTTTCTTTCTTTTCGATCTCCAATGATCTCGTATCAAGTTGTACTATTCCTATCTCAATCATTTCCATTACGTCACGTTGATTTCGTCCATCAGGAAGTATACCATTTTCCCAACAAGTGCTTTCCAAATCTACGAAATTTATTTTTTGTACCTTTTTCGCCATTTTATTTTCCTATCAATCTACAATTTTTTATTTCTTCCGGTGTCGCCAATCTATACCTATCAAAAAAGATTACTTCCTTACCATGTTGTTTTCTCAACACTTCCTTTTGTTTCTTTACATATGAAAAAACATACACATTTCCGGTTGGAAAGTAAATCTTAAACGGACATTTGGTATCATCAAATATCACAATATCATCGTCTTTGAAATCCATCTTACCAATCCTCAGTTGGATCGGGATTAATCCAAGATTCTATCAATGCTGATATGTATTCGTCTTTTGACTCCCATATACAATTTTTTAGTGCTCGTTCCTTTTCTTGTTCACTTTCATAATGACCATATTGTTCGGCGAACTCAAGTACATCAGTCATTTTGTCGTTTGTATCTTCCATTTCAGCACGCCAAACATATTCTGCTGCTCTCCGTAACGCTTCTTTGTACTTTTGTTTACTCTTGAACTCGTCAAATATAGCGTCAACTAATTCTTCGGTATTTGTCTTTTTACACATTATTTATTCCTTTATTTTATATTTCTTTTTCGCCAATTTAAGATTTTGTGCGGTCGCTTTATCTTTTTCTTCATCACTTGTACAACCATAACATACATCTTCTGACATACCAAAAATAACTAAATTGATTTCTTCACCACACTTTTTACATATCATAATTTATTCCTTTATTTTGTGTAGTCCGCCCACCGGGAATCGAACCCGAATAAGTGAGTTTAGAAGTCACTGTTCTACCATTGAACTATGGGCAGATATAAAAGCGGTCAACTTGTGACCGCTTCATTTTCTTTTTGAGCCATTATAGGTAAATCTTTGAACATTCTTCCATTTGTATATACAGCAATCGCTGTAAGTTGGTTATCTAAATCAGGTTCATGAAAAAGTGAAAAAGGTATTTTCTTTCTATCATCATATTGTTTATCATTGATAGATTGTAACTTGTCTTTCCACTCATTCAATTCATGACTACTTTCAACAGCGAGAAAAATAAGATAACCATTCTTCCACTCGCTCTTCGGATAGTCCATCATAAACTGAGCAACTACATGAGCACCCTGAACTGCTTGATATGATGGATCAAATAATTTAATAAAACTATCCGGTTTCTCCATACATCCTAAATCATTACGAGTTAGAACATATAGCCGTTTCATTATCCACCTTCTGTATAACGGGATACGCATTAAGAAGTTGTTCAATGTAATCTTGATTTGGCTCATTATCGTCTCTTACCGACCTTTCAATTTGTTCATAACTTTTACCACGTGCCATACAATAAGCAATATGTTGATGTCTAAATTCATATTTCGCTTGTTGTACTTCGTGTCGTTTTTTATTTGATTCTTTTCTACTTCGTTCTAATTCCTTAAACTCGATCTTGAGTTGTCTGATTTGTTGTGCTAACCCTTTAAGGTAATATTTTCTCGATTTGATATATTCTTTACGTTCCATTTTAAATCTCCTTTATATTATTGTTTCATTTTTTATGATACATTACCACTTGTTTCAATAAAAATGAAACATTAAGGAGGCTTAAAACTTTTTATCTACGTAAAGCCCTACGTCCACTTAATCATTTTGATACTCCTATAAAATATCCATTGATTGATATACATATACTTACACTATTGAAAATGATTTTTGTTCCAAAATCTTCATCCCAACCGTAAGATATGTGTTGACCTATATATTTTTCGTAATTTAATCTCATAACATATATAAATATACTATTTTTTAATTTCCCCTAATCCTTTACACTTTGTACACGCTACTTCCATATATACCGGTTGTCCGTCCAATAGGGAAATCGGGACTAATCGTTGTCCCGATCCCTTACAAGTTGGACATATTTCTTTTTTACTTTTCGCCATCAGTCTTTACCTTTTTTGTACGCGGTTTACGCGGTTTTGGTAAATACTTAATTTCATTTATAGAATGAATATGATAACGACCCTCATAATCACTTGGATTTGTGGCGACAAGATTATAACTAATACGAACCTTTTTATAATCCGATTGTTTCGTCCTCAATTTGAACTTTTCAGGAAATACATCAGAACCGATATAAATTTTTCGTTTCTCGCCATCTATAAAACCATTATGTGATTCATTTTGGAATCTTAAAACTAATTCGCCAACATCTTCATGTGTTTCAATAAACTCAATAGGCGGACAATGATTACTCACTGTTGATGTGATCATATGCCATACTACATAACAAATCTCACCAATCTTTTTCAATACCCACCAAATAGTAGTGAATACAACTCCAATAACACTAAATATAAAACCAAATACCAACCCCACAGGTTTCAAAATAGCAACAATCGTATTGATCCACTTTTCTGCGGTTTCTTTTCGACGTTCCTCTTTAGCATCAATTTCTTCCTTGTGAGCCTTGTAATATTCGTCTTGTTGTTTCTTGAATTCGGCTTCTTTTTTACGGCGTTCCGCAAGACGAGCGAACTTTTTGTCTTGTCGTCGTTCTCGTATATTACAAGATTTCTTAATGAGAAAGTTGAAACATCCACGATTGAATAGAAATACACCTATACGATATAATACCCAAAATGTGACCACCATACCTAATAAAATAAGTAATCCCATTCCAACTACATATCCTAACATTCCCCATTCAATGGCAACCAACCAACCGGCAAGCATTACAAGTAAATCCCATACTACACTTAAAAACCAAAATACTGCCCATAATACCCAATACACAACAAAATATGGAATGGCGAAAATAACATGAATACCATAACCTACCCATGCTACTGCATTGTCAAGGAATAATAAAGATATGAAGAATGTTGTAATGAATGCTAACATAGAAATAATTAATGAAAACGAAAAAGGATTTTCGTCTTTTAATGCTTCGAAATGTTCAGGTAACGATGGTATAACAAGACCTATCAATTTTGTTAGACCATAAATAATATAGGCGAAAATAAACAAAGGAAAAGTAACTACCATCAAAAGTGATCCCCAAAACATAAATTGGTAAAACGGACACTTATGAGTAACTAACTTTTCGCCCATACCATACCAACTTCTCAACCATTGGTAATAACGATACCTGGCATCTGAGACGCCCATCGTAATGGTATCTTCGACACCAAACAACTTTTCGGAAGCGTCTCTTGCTTTAGATTTTGCTTCCCATTTACTCATTTGGACACCTCCGTTGAATCAGTTGATGTTGAGTCAGTTAATGTTTCGATAACTTGTAACAAACTATCTCTTTCTGCTGTTAGAGCGATAACAGCTTCAGAATCTTCGGAAACTCTCGCTTCCTCAAGATGATTCGTTGATTGCCATGAGAATATAAAAACTAAGACAATAACCAAGATAATAATACCTGCTCTTACATAATCATTCATAATATAACCCTTTCTTTTTGATGAATGTTTCACCGATTATAGTGTATATCTTCTTTAACTAATAATTCGTTATAATGTTCCAACCAGGTTAAAAAAACTTGTCCTTTAGTTGTAAATTCATTTTTATCAATAGGTTTTTCGCCATGTTTCTCACATAACTTCTCATATCGTCTATAATCTCGTAGTAAATCCTTGTCCATAATAACCCTTTCATTTTAGATAGTAGCGTGTAGCAGATTCGAACTGCTAAGGCAACAGGATATGAGCCCGTGCTGGACAACCAATCCGACACGCCATTCAACCGTGGGTCTGGTTGGAGTTGAACCAACGATCTTCGCCATGTCACGACGACGACTTAACCTCTTGTCCACAGACCCAATATAACAATTTTAAAACCATTTGTCAAGGAAATTCTGGATTGTGTCCTCTTTTCCTCTCTTTATCCACCATTCTTTTCTAAGTAATCCCTTAAAAACATATATCTCGTGTGTTAAAAAATTTGTTACTCCAAATAAAATCAACCCACTAAAAAATACCCATGACCATGTTTGTAAAGTCATTGATATAACTGCTAATACATATCCACCTAAAATACCTACAAAATATGTCAAGTATTGAAATCCTTGTCTTATTATTTTCGCCCCATGCCATCCATCAAACATGAACGCTGGTTTAACAATAAATCCTAACCACTTCTTTCTCGTTCCATCTTCATTATATTTTCGTTCCCACGCACTATCAGGATCAACCATATACCACGACCACCAACCACCTTTTGGCAACCAATCAAAAATTGAATCTTCATAATAATATTGTAGACCATCTTCTATATCATTGAATATAATAGAAACTATCCACAACACTAAGGCGACAAAAAATAATATAATAAATAAAAGCATCTTATCTCTCCCATTTATTATAAATAGTGTTCATTCTTTTCTTTCAACCATTCCATTAATAATTTATTCTTTTCGCCGACATAAACAGGACACCACTCAAGAAACTCAAGCGGTTTCACTGTTCCATATGGAGCTCCAGTATCCCAGTGATACTCCATATCAAGAAACTCCATTGTAAACTTTTGTCGTATTCCTATAAAACCTTGTTTCTTCTGATGATATACTCCAAGAGTAAAGTTACGAGCTAATATCATATATAAACCGGTATGCTCACACTTTTCTATTGGTAAATAATCCTCAACATTTGTTGTATATCCCATACAATACTCCAACTTAATTTGTGGTATTTGTAGGATTCGAACCTAAATTCCGGTGTATCAGACCGACGTGTTACCGTGAGCGGTTATCCAATAAGATTAACCGGTCTCTTATTGGCTTCCCTTTGTGCTCTATTACACTACCATACCATTATACTCACCCCGTCACTGCCAGGTTTTACTCAACTGCGCGGGTCGAACACTCCAAACCTACCGCGAATCGGTTTTGGAGACGGTGGAATTGAACCACCACGGGATTAGTGGGAGCACCAGGAATCGAACCCGGAACTGGAGGTTAAGAGCCAACTGCGTTCCCAATTACGCCATACTCCCATAACTACTTTTCACCAAACTATATCAAAAATACCTACTTTTCACGATCAGTAACCATTTTTCACCAAATGACCTTGAAAATACCTACTTTGTGGGAGCAGTCGGGATCGAACCGACGACACCCCGGGCTTCAACCGAGTGCTCTACCATTCTAATCTGAGCTACACTCCCATATATAAAATAAAATCGATCTTCCTCACATCCCTTTACTCTTGGAAGAATTGATAGAATACGTCTATCTCTTGATAAATGATATATAGGCCAGGGTTTGGCGACCCTTACACCATCAACGATTTTATAGTTGCGCGAGTAGGATTCGAACCTACATCCTTCCTTTCCAATAAGATAACGTTTCTCCAGCGGCCCTGTTAGGACAAAAACGAAGCAACGGTTTTAGATGTTACCATTACACCATCGCGCAAATTAAAACTATTTTTTTACTACCCTATATTGTGTTTTGCGGTAATTCTTCCAATTCTTTTTCTCTCGTTTTGGAAGATACCACCATCCACAACCACCATATATACTACCGGTTCTTTGTAAACAAATCATACAAGGTACGTCTCTTACGTGTTTCCATTGTAATTTTTTGTAGACACTACTATTTGTAGTATTCTTTAGCGTTTCTCTTTTTCTCGTCATTTTGATTCTCCTTATGTAATGTTTGACCACTACTAAGGAAAATCATTCTCCATATTCATCATACATTATTACCTTGTATTGTGTTTTTCTGTAATGTTTCCAATTTTTACGATAATACGTTCTTTGGTTTTCATTACGATTATATTTACAACGTGAACATGAAATGATACATTGTAGTTCACGATAACGTTTTAACGCTAAGTTGTAAATACGACTGTTAGTTGTTGTATCAACTATTCTTTTGTATTTCGCCATTTGGTTTCTCCTTGAGTTAAAATTTACTTAACTCAAACGAAACCACTCCCTACATAATGTGTAAAATATGTCATATTATCTCCCGTTTTGACACATAATTGGTAATATATGTCACTTTATTTTTGTGGTAAGGGTAGGATTTGAACCTACGAACCCTTGCGAGACCGGTTTTACAGACCGGCGCCTTTAACCACTCGGCCACCCTACCAAATCTTATTCTAAACCAATACTATATCTCATTAGTAATCAACTTTCCCGCGACAAGCTTTACGGGATTGTTCACGTTTTTTGTTTTTGATTTTACGAACACGGTAACGTCCATCAAAGAAACCATCACGTTTCTGGATTTCTCTCAAAACACCTTTGTTCATATTTATGTTTACATTACTCATTAGACCATCACTACTTTCTTTTGTTTCAACCAAGTTAGACAATCATCTAACTCTTGTTCATCTATTTCGCCATTCAATAACTGACACTGCCAGTTCAACATATTTGAGATAACTTCTTTCCTTACAAACTTCCCTTTTGGGAAATCATCTAAGGCTAATCCTAACAAAGGCGTAGTATCTACACCAGGATAAGTCTTTCCATTTCTCAAATCGTCAACTACTTCTTTTACGTCAGCTTTTGTCATTTCTCAAATCCTCTCTAAATGTTATACCTAAATATACAACATTTTTTTGGATTTGTCAACTGTTTTCTGGTTTTTTTTGTACCGCGAGTTGGATTTGAACCAACGACTTCCTGCTTGTAAGGCAGACACTCTAAACCCCTGAGTTACCGCGGCATATAATGTTCCTTTGGTACGAGAGGCAAGACTTCATCCTTGCGCTTATGTATTGTAACCTATATGATCAACCTATAAGCCATACATCGTATGGAAGCGAATCAAACATACAGCGCTGACTTTGTTTGACTTTTTCTCTACCTCTCTCGCCAGAGAAACATTGTGCTCCACCGGTAGGATTCGAACCTACGACAAGTCGGTTAACAGCCGACCGCTCTACCTGACTGAGCTACAGTGGAATTTGGCTGGCCCGCCTGGACTTGAACCAGGAATGCTTGAGTCAAAGTCAAGTGTGTTGCCAATTACACCACGAGCCAATTTCTTGTGGAGGCCCTGAGAATCGAACTCAGCTCTTCACGGGCTTCAACCGAACGCTTCACCAGGATAGCTTGACCTCCAAAAAAAATGGGTAAGTGTCGAATAAGATAAATCTCCCAAAGGGAGTTGTGGGGCTTGATCCCACGGCGATCCAGATTCGTAAATCCGACCGCCAACCAGGTAACCTTATCCATCGACCCACTTAGTTCTCAGAGTTGGAATCGAACCAACTTCCGTACAAGGTTTATTGTAGTTACTTACTATTCACACATTGTTTATTTTTCAGGCCTCAATGTGTGGGCTTCACTACAATCTCACTTGATTCTACTTAGATTCGGCTGATCGCGATCAGCAGGAACGATCTAAGTCAACGTGTCTTACCGCATAAACGATCCAAGAGCGGAACCGACGGGACTTGAACCCGCAAGCCTTCGCCTTGACAGGGCGATGTGCTAACCAATTACACCACGGCTCCAAATAAGAACAGTTTCACATCTTGTTCAGGATGTAAAAATTACTGCAACAACGTCAGGTTCAGGAATGGGAAATGTCTTTTCAACTCAACTTCGTGTTTCAATAATACCTTAGCTTCCGGTTCCGCTTTCAATAAGACATCTAAAGAATCGTAGTAAGTAACATCGTTGACTTCCGCTTCCCAGCCGTAGCAAGAACAGTGTCCGTCATACAATACTGCCCATCTACCATCTTTAGTTATTCCTATTTCAGTAGCGCCTTCTTCGTAATCATCCAAGTAAAACCCATCATACATTATCAACCACACTACTTCAACACCTTTCAACGCAAATTGTAAACGATCAATGTTATCAACTCCAGATTCAATAGCATATTCCCCGTAGAATCCGTTGTCATAACTTTCCTGCAACGCTTTTTGTTGATAGTTGTACGCTTTTCTCCAAGTTTGTAAAGTTTTCATGGCAATTCTCCTTATGTTAGTTTATGGTTTCTAAGTAGTTAAGAATTGCTTAACTTTACCATACCTATCATTTGGATTGTCGCCTAAAAAATTTACTTCTCAAAGATCAAACTTGTGCCCCCACTTGGATTCGAACCAAGAACTCACCGCTTAAAAGGCGGGTGCGTTACCATTGACGCCATGGAGGCAATTACATACTATTTTTTATCGCACTTACTATTTGGTAAAAATTCATTATCGTCCAATTCTTGTATACCATCACTTCACCATCAGAATAATGAACTACCATTTTTATTTTTCCATAAAATTTACATATTTTGTCGCCGTTCTCGTTGATAAATGTGACCTTGTTATTCTCTACAATAAAATCACACTCAACTTCAATGGCGACCCACTTGTAAAAATCGTAAAAAACTCTATCATTGTCCATCGTTTATTCCTTTAACGTATATATAAATATACGAAAAAAATGTAAACTTGTCAACTGTTTTTTCAGATTTTTTGTAGGCCTGCAAGGTAACGATCCTTGTTCTCCCGCTTAAAAGGCGGGTGCTTCACCATTAAAGCTTCAGACCCATAATTTGTGGAGCTACTCGGATTCGAACCGAGAACTCAGGCTTGCAAGGCGAGCGTAGTTCCCATTACTACCATAGCCCCATATCATTTGTGGAGACGATCGGAATCGAACCGACCACAGTCTGCTTGCAAGGCAGTCTCGCCCCCTTGGCACATGCGCCCCCATAAAAGACAATCGTTTTAGGTTATCTCAACTCAAACAACCTTTTTTACTTGTCCGCACAGAGAGAATCGAACTCCCATTTACTGGATATAAGCCAGGTGCTCTACCGTTGAACTATGCGCGGATAAATGAACAAGTATTGTATTGGAAAGCGGGCATTAGCCCAACTCCATCATGAAAGGATAACCCAATACTTTCGGCTCATTAGCAAGGGCGACAGGAATCGAACCCGCCACACCAGGATTTGGAGTCCCGGTCGTCACCTTGACATACGCCCCTATAATTTGTACCGACACTCGGATTCGAACCGAGACGGGATTTCTCCCACTCGCTTTTGAAACGAGCGTGTCTACCATTCCACCATATCGGCATAATGTCAAGGATTTTCACTACACAAAAGTTGACATATCTATGTAGTAAAGGCGTTTTACGTTTGTCGGTCTAAGTCAACCTCGACCTTTCCCACGACCTTGACGTACCTTAGTAGCACTGGAGAGATTCGAACTCTCATGTATGTTTCAACCGCCGGGTTTAAGCCGACTGCGTATGCCATTCCGCCACAGTGCCATATATTTTGTAGCACCACCCGGATTCGAACCGAGATCTGTGGGGCGAAAACCCACTATCCTAAACCATTAGACGATGATGCCATATAATGAGCAAATAGTTGTCAAGGAATAACCCCGAAGGGCTATTGGATTCGAACCAATTTAACCGATAACCTTAACATTCGGCTCATTTGTCGGGATAGACGGATTCGAACCGCCGATCCCATGCTCCCAAAGCATGTGCGTTAGCCAGACTACGCTATATCCCGATAAAAGTCTGAGCGGCTGGGCTCGAACCAGCGCGTTCCCGGTTCCAAGCCGGGGTTCTTCCAACTGAACTACGCCCAGATAATAAAACGAACAAGAGTGACCAACGAGTTTTGTTCTTTTTGACAGGAAAGATAATCGTCAATCTTCGGCTCGTTTAGAGTACCATATCGGATTCGAACCGATACCACCGACTTGGAAGGACGGAATGCTACCGTTAAACACCAATGGTACATAAAAGTTGCGGGAGTGAGAATTGAACTCACGTGGCTCGGCTTATGAAACCGAGTGGGCGACCAACAGCCTTCCCACAATAAAAGTGCTCCGTTAAGGATTCGAACCTCGTTTAGTTATACCATGCTACACCTTGGCCCAGGACTTTGGTATAACCTACTCTTTCATCTTAGTGAACTGACTTGAATCAGTGTAGTAACTCAAGACTTCATTCTAAAACTATTAGACCATCTTCTAACCGGAACATATAAGGCTGCCTGAGGCCGGAATCGAACCGGCTTGAAAACCCATTTCGTACTTTGTGGTTTTCTTTAGCGACCCCAGCGATTCTGTCTCAGTTAGTACGAACCAAAACATATTCTTTTCTGGGCGCCCCACTCCAGTGGGCTCGGGCGTTTAGTACCTTCGGAGAGATTCGAACTCTCATGTCCTTTGGACGCTGGTTTCTAAAACCAGTGTGTATGCCGTTCCACCACGAAGGCAAATAGTGCGGGAAGTAGGTTTTGTATCCTACAACTTCGGGCTTACTCACCCGATGTTTTTTCTCTTAAACTATTCCCACTTGTGATGTCGACGGGATTCGAACCCGCATTTACCAGATTGAAAGTCTGGTGTCCTACTCCATTTAGACGACGACATCAATTTGAGCTACCTACAGGAATCGAACCCGTAACTTGGGCTTACAAAACCCTTGTTTTCCCAGTTAAACTAAGGCAGCATTCATTTGAGCTCCCGATCGGCATCGAACCGATACCACCAACTTACCAAGCTGGTATTCTATCCAATTAAACTACAGGAGCAACTCAGGGTGATCGTCGGGATTCGAACCCGAACCAGCCGAGTCACAATCGACTATGCTCACCATTTACACCACGATCACCATATAAGCGAGACCGAAGGGATTCGAACCCTCAGCTACCGGATAGACAGTCCGGTGTGTTGACCAATTACACCACGGCCCCAAATGAACCAAACTCCATTATCATCCGCACGGTTAGTCGGCTTGATCAATTTCATTTGGTTTAGCTTCTCCAATAGGATTCGAACCTATATCTCCGCCCCGATTGGGCAGTGTCCTTTCCTTTAGACGATAGAGAAAACGAAACAAAGTGATCAACTTTATATTTCGCCGTGGATAGGAAAGTGATCAGCTCTCCAGCCCCACTATACCATTGGCATATAAAACCAATGATGTTGCTGACCCACATGGATTCGAACCATGAACTTCTGATTCAAAGTCAGAGATGTTACCATTACACCATGAGCCAATATAAAAAGAATCTCGATATGTTGTGTTAAGTTCCTCATAGGGCAGACGTAACTCCTAAACAACATATCAGCCGTTCTGCTACTCATTGATTCTTTTGTCCGCGCGGTTGGAATCGAACCAACGTGTAACCTACTACTCTTTCTACGCCTTATCAGAGCGAGGAGATACGCGCGGATATTTTTTCGTACTCTCGGCCGGATTCGAACCGACATTGTTGGTTTCGTAGACCAAAGTCCTATCCTATTGAACGACGAGAGCATATTAGCTTCACGAGTGAGATTCGAACTCATTGTCTCAGTCGGGCACTTAACCGCATCGACAGTTTAACTTGTCCAACTCTTATCCGGAAAAGAGTAGAAACGTTCATGTTTCGCGAGAACATTACTAAGTTTCCAGAGGAACTCACCGAAGAAAGTGAGCGACGATTCACCACATCGTCCAGTCGTGAAATATATTGTCTTAGCAGACAAGGAGCGTTCGGCATCGTCCTACTCTATCCTTTTCCCCTTATTTATGTTACCAGCCACTAATGAGTGTCAGGTGGGTAAGTCTACCATTGTGAGAGCAATAGGATTCGAACCTATACAGCCGTTAGGCACCGGGTTTACAATCCGGCTCAGCTCACCGTCTCTGAAGTGCTCCCAAAAATGTGTGTTTCCATTTTGAACTACAACTGTATGACTTATGTCAGTGTTGCAGGATCGAGAACGTGTACACACCAAACCAAACTCTTAGCTTACCCGCTCAGATTCGAACTGAGGTCTCACGGCTTAACAGGCCGGCGTTTTAGACCGCTAATACTACGGGCAAATATGGTATGGGAAGTAGGATTTTCACCCACAACTCCACCCGACTAAAGGCAGTATTTTGTATTTTAAACTATTCCCATATGTAAATTTTATGTCAAAGAACTTCTATTGTTTCACAACAATACTATAATATACTAAATAATTTTTATCTTGTCAACTGTTTTTTTACTTTTTTTTAACTTTTTTTATTCACCAAAAATCCAACTAAATAAGGCAAAAAATCCAAACACCTTCAATACCGCAAATAACAACCCTAATGTTACTACCAACATAATAACTCCAAGTATTCCAGCTATCCAATCAAAAACCATTACTTTTCCTTTCTCAATTTTGTATACTACAATATACAAAATATTAGCATACTTGTCAACTGTTTTCTGGTTTTTTTTCAAAAAAAAAACCCGAACTACTTTCATAATTCGGGCTTTATATATTCTTTATGAAAGTAGTTTTCTTATGGCGCTCCTGCTGTTGGTTGTTCATTATTATGATCATCAGCTTTACGGTTGGCTTTTACCCAATAAATAAAATAGCCAACACCTAAGAGCATAGTAATCCCACCAACGGTACCGGGAGCGGCAAAACCGAGGGCGTTTACCAATAACGCTAAGGCTAACGGTATAATAAATACCGCTAATAATAATCGTATAATAAGTTGTGATTTTTTCATTGTTCCTACTTTCTTTTGTTATCTAATATAAATATAAACTAAATTTCATTCCATGTTATATATCTTTATACTCGTATATAAATATAAAGTTCCAAAATTTTTCACTTTTTTTTAAGTTTTTTACATTCACATTCGTATACTTCCATACCACTCCAGCCAGCCCATATCTCTCCGGTATCTTTACATCTATCACAATCATATTCTCTTAAAAGTTCCCTTGACTTCTTTACATGATATTTGGTTAAACACCACATCCCAAATGCCGTTAAAAAACCAATAAGACATACAATTATTACTCCCTCAGGATTTTCCATTCTCTTGTTCCCTTATAGTATATTCTTCCACTTCTTTCTCAAATAACGCCAGTTCCTCGGCTTCCATGTCATATACACTCTTTCGTTTTGGAAGATTCGGGCCCGCCATTATCTCTCTCATAAGTTCTAAATATCTCAACCTACCTATAAAACGATCAGCTTTCGCCATGTCGTTGGCTAAACCGTCACTCATTTTACAATTACATTTTACACATCTACACATTTTGTATCTCCTTTATCTTTTCTATTACCATGTCACCGGAAATCCTTTTGGTACACTCAAATTGTCTACCACTGTCTTTGTGATACGGACACCAATTCCAATCACCTTTATCAAATTCTACAAATGTGTCCACAAAACATCCCGTACATACCATACCATCATCTTTTTGAACATAATAATTGTTTTCTTTGAACTCAAACCATGACTTTGAAAACCCACTAATCATTATCACTTTCTTTTTCAAGGCCCACGCTAACCAAGATAATCCTGATGTCAAACCTATAAAAAATATACAACGATTTATTATGTCAATCACGTCTTGTATAGGTTTATCTTTTATCACCGTTACATTATCTAAGTCACATCCCTCTTTTGAAATTGATACCACTTCATAACCTTGATCTACTAAATAATCTACCACTTGTCGCCAACCATCAGGATTGTTCCAATACTTTGCTTGAGCGGTTGAATGTGTCGCTATACAAACATATGGTTTCTTCGGTCTTTCCATATTCGAATATGGAATATCTATTTCTGGGCGAATCTCTTTATACTCCAATCCCAACATATCAGTCGCCGTTTGTTGTAAAGGTATGGTTCTCCAATCCCTTTTATTTTTGAACGGATCATTAGGATTTATTCCGATAACATACATAGCATACAGATCATCCATTTCTACTCCAGGATTTACAAATTTAATTTTGGGATACTTACTGACGAAAAGTCCATTCCAGAATGTTGAACATATCACTTCGCATTGATGTTTTTTTCTAAATTCCTCTACATAAGGTATCCATGCTATTGTATCTCCAAGAGCTTTACTGTCAAGTTGAATATACACTCGTCTATTTTTTGCATTATAATCATGTATAAACAATGGTTTCTTATTTTTGAATACTCTTATTTGATAATTGATAAACCATTTGAAATCTTCTTTTATCCAATGATTTATTTTTATTGTATCATGTTTTACTATTTCATTGTTTCTATCTTTATCTAATAAAAGTATATCGTAATCATTGTTATTCTTTTCGCCGAGAATCTCTACAAATGGTTGTCCTACAAAATGAAAATTCATCCTCTCTCTCATTTCATTCGTACCACGTCTCTTACTATTCTCGTATATGTCTATAAGTCTCTCTTTCATCCTAATACAACTCGTCTTATATTTATCGCGTCAAATACGGGCTCGCCCGTGAGAAAATATACATCGTCATAGTTGGCGAAACGATTATCATAATACTCAAGATTAAATAAAAATAAAGGTTTCTTCCAACTCAAAGCTTCCTTAACAACTAAAGGATTACACTCCGCTATATTCGATGGAAATACAACAGCGTCACAGTGTGCGTAGTAATCGTCAACGTTATCTTTTTCGCCATGAATGAAACAATTCAATGGTTTATCCTCAAATAAAGGTTTCCAATAATCCTCAAAATTCTTGGCGTAATTTCCAACAAAATCAAATACTATTTTGTCCTTTATATTCTTGTCTAAATAACGCGCCAGTTCAAACGCATATCCTTGATTCTTATTTGGTGTAAATAACCCTACCACTAAGATATGCTTACAATTTCTCATTATATCTATATAGGGATACGGACGTTCTTCACCTACTTGTTCTTTTACTTCATATTCCACAATCTCTTTTGGTATATCTATAATGTTATATTGTTTCACTTGATACGGACTTACCATTACAAATCTATCAGGATAAAACCTTTTCTTTTGTGGATTAAATTCAACCGTATGTGATGTTTCAAAAATCATAAATCGTCTACTATGATCATAAACGATTTCAGCAATTTTATCATCCATAAAAAGTTCAGGTACTTCTTGTAAATGAATAATGTCAGGTTGTATTTGTTCTATATAAGATAATAACACTTCTTTATCATTATCAAGTGATAAGAAACTATCTCCAAGTAAATCTATTATTTTATTTCGTTGAACCACATAATGATCAGATAACTTTTCATATTCAACAATATAAATATCGTATGTATCAACCAAAAGTTCTATTGTTCTCAATAGATATTGAGGCATTCCACCAGTTGAAAGATGTGGAACGATGTACATAACTTTTTTCATACAATCTCTTTCATTATTATTTTCGCCCGTTTCGAAGGCTCTTTTGTCATAAATGGAACTGGGCGAGCCGTTGTGTAATCGTACTCGTTACGACCACAAGTTATATCGATTATGTCACCGGTCTCAGGATTCCTGAGAAACCAATGCGTGCCTTCCTCAATCTCCATACAATAAGGTTTATAACCTTTCTCTTTTCCCTCTAAATGATAATAAACTTCACTCGCGGTATAACAATGACCGAATAACGGTCTATCTTTATCCCTATACTTTTTCTTTATAAGTTCAGGATGATTTATAAGTGATTTCTTTATTTCATTTATCAACCGTTACTCCATATGGTTTTTCACGATGGTTAGGAGTTTTCCCTACCATTTGTGGAATATAATTTACTTGTTTATACTCTCTACATCCTTGACAATCACCAACTTGTTTTGCTGATACCAACAACCAAATCCTATCTATATCATAATGTGGAGCACATTCGTCACATACTAACATTGTTTTCTCTCGTTTGGAAATAAATAAAAAAGGCTTTACAGGTCAGCCACTCGCATCCCACCGGTTTGTTTCACCCGCCAAAGCCTTGTCCGCTGCGTAAAACCTTTTTGAGCTCCCTATCAGAATCGAACTGATAACTTCTACTTACGAGGCAGATATTTTTCCAATTAAACTAAAGGAGCATAAACGGCAACTAATTTACTTGTCGTGATTTTTTTCGTATAGGAATTTGCTCACGAAACAAACCCTAAAGAATGAGTTGCCGTTTGAACCTCGCTGTGATAAATCACTAGCGACCGGTCCCGTTATATTTTCGTTCTTGTCTATAAATATTATACGTCTGAATTTTCAATAAGTTCCGCGGCTCTCTCTAAAAAGAAAATTTTATCTGTTTCAAGATCTGTATATACTCTTGTCCATGTTGGAGCACGAAATTCACCATCTACATAATCCAAATCAATTTGATCAACCGCATCACTACCAGTTTCCATATCTTCATATGTTTTAGCATATGTTTCGAACCATAAAATGTTTTCAGGTTTTGTTCCTTTTGGAAATACATCTTCTTGATTAAATAACTTTGTAGCAATCGTTTCACAAGCATTTGTTACACTTGTTCCGGTATCAGGAACTCCGGGCTCAGTCATTACAACTACACATTTTCCTTTATGTGTATACACTTGAACTATACACCATGAATCATGAATACCATATCCCTTGTATTCAAATCTAAAGTCTACATAATGTTGTTTCATTTACTTACCTTTCCCGGCGACATACCTACCTTTCGCCAATTCCTCTAAATGTTGTTCAATTTTTATGACCTTTTCCTGAAGCGCGTTTAACTCAACTTGCTTTAGCGCAACAGTTGGTTCAGTTTTTACGGCATTCAATGACCGAATTGCCGATTCAACTAATTTTTCAAGATGTGTTTTTGTGTTTATTGGTATTGATGTACTCATAACTTACTCCTTAAAAATTTCTCTAAGTTCCTTTTTTAAATCTTCTATTTCTTTTTCTTGTTTCGTCATTCTTTCTATCGCAATTTGTATTGTAGTCATATCCCACGTACCACCATAAACACCATATGTAGTTAAAGTTGTACTCAATTCGTCTTTCGCCACTCTTAGTTGGCGACGAAGTTCCTTGTAACGTTTACGTCGAGCTAAATAATCAACCAATTTCACTTTTTTCTCCCATCGATTTGTTTTTTGATGTCTCTTATTATTTCAATTTCATTTTCAAGAACCTTGATGAACTCATTTAACTCAACTTGAGCCATTGAACGTTCAACTTTACTTCCACCATTCTTTAATAAATCTATCAACGTAAGCCCATTGATCTTCCAAAATGATTTCATCTTTGTCGCCCGTAACTTTCGCGCGTCTCGTATCTCATTTCTAATCCAATCAACTCTCGACATTATAATACCATCGCTTTCTCGTGACCTACTATTATACTTGGATCAACCATTATTTTCATTCCTTTTTCAATTACCGTTCTACAAAATCCCACATCCTCACTCGTAAAGTCTGTCATAATAATTCCATTATCTAAAGGTATATCTTCCCATATAGGCTTAAACCAGGGATAACCAACTTTTTCAAATACACCTTTTCGTACTAACATAAAACCCATACCGGTATAGGCGACTTCAATTAATGTGTCTTTATCATATACTTTTAAATCGTCAACACTCATAAATTTGAATGTACCACTTCTTTTAAAAAATTCCAAATCCCAATTTACAACTGTTGCGAAGTGTTTTTGATCTTCCATTCTATATAAACCAGATACTATATCAAGTTGTGGATAACCCTCAAGTGTGGCGACTAACTTAAAAAATTGTTCAGGATTCCATACTATATCCGAATCAATCCACATCATGTAATCATAATCTACTTGACCTTGAAAAGGCTTTTGATCCTTACCTCTTAGATTGTCGCCCCCTAAACACATATTACGGGCATAATAAACAACACTACTATACTTGTTTATAACCTGAAACTCAATGCCTCGTCTCCATAATTGACCAAGAGTTTCACTCCAAGACATTAAAAACTTGTTCGAATATGTTCTCCCAGGTATTGCTAAAATTATTTTCATACATTCACCGTTTTGTCCACTGATAAATGATATTCACCTTTGATACGATAACTCGGAAATAGACGAACAAAATCAAGTTTGATTTTTTGTTCAACATTATTTATAACAGAATCATCTATATATGTTTTGTTTTCTTCCTTTTGATAATATCTTATCACTACAAACCAAGTATCATCTTGTTCCCAATAATGAATAATATCATGTTCAAAATTTCCATACCAACTATCAATGGCTCGTTGTACGTCTACATTTTGTAACTTCATTTCTCTACCTCTTTTTTATATGTCGCCTGACACACTCGACAACGATATACAATAGTATAATCAAGATACTGCCCATCGTCGTCCTCTTTAATCTCCAAACACTTCTCCGTATATAAGTGTTCCTCTTTACAATTATGCTCGCCAACATATCGGGGACGCGGAACTACATCCACGTGCCCGATTGTTAACCCCAAATCCCTTAATTTCTTGTACTCTTTACTCAACATAAATAACCTTATTGAACTCACTCTTTAAAGATTGTTCACCTTTCTTGAATAATTTATATTGTTTACGGATAATTGATTCCGGTACAACTGATCTATCAACTCCATTTTCTATATCCTTGTTTACTCGTTCTAATGAAGTTTCTACATCAGATTCAAATACAACGGCTATCTTTTGCGCACCATTGAAATCAGCCATAAACTCAACTCTCAACCATTTATTTACATTGGTAGCATCCAAATACACTTTACCATATCTACGTAACGCGACTTTCATTCTTATTTTCGCGGTTGGCCAAACTTCAGCATTCATAGATTGATCGGAAACATCACCGGTCAACTCTCTACGAATATCGTCTGGCGAAACAATGTATTTTGGATCAACATTTTTTAAATAACGAGATTTACCTGAACCAGATATTCCAACCATTACATATACCTTTTTACTGGAATGTCTTTGTTTGAAATATACCCACTTTTCTTTGATAACGTTTTTCAACCTATCAGACCAATCGGATTCTTTCAAATATAATTGTTTGGATATAACCTTGTCAGCGGTAATAAAATCATCTAAATCGGGATCATCTTGTAACTTCTTGTGACCCGGATTCAAATCCATATGTTTATCAATCATACGATAAGTTAAATCATAATGTTTGATTCTATTTTTTATAGATTCTAAATACTTTATAGATTCTTTTGGATGTCCAAAAGCATATATACGATCATTACCTACATTAGTCTTAGTTCCCTTACCATAATCATGTAAAAAAGCTGCTTCTAACAAATCAGGACGTTTTAATTTCCATACAGCCATTACTACATAATAAGTGTGATAAAAAGCATCAAACTCAGGGTGATGGTTCAAACCTTGTGGAACGCCCTCTAAAGCGTTTACAACCTTAGCGGTAATATCATATTCACGTAACGCTCTTTTCCATTCCTCTATATAAGTAGCATTAGTAACAATTCTACGTTGTGGATATTCACGAACAATCGCCCGTGAACATAACCAAGTTTCAACCAATATGTTTTTTAAACTTTGTTGTGCCATAATAACCTCTTTTCTTACCTATAAGTTACAAAACTTTTTACTAAATGTCAAGTGTTTTTTTCAATATTTTTTCCTTTTCTAATACCTTATGTAACGCTTGTAAAATAAACAACTCATACTCTTTTCCTGCTCTCGCATACATATGAGTAATAACATTCTTTGGATCAAAACCCTTTCGATATGGGCGATCCTGCGTCATAGCATCATAAACATCAACTATCGCTAATATCTGGGCGAGCCCGTTGAACTCCGTTCCCTTTAAACCATTTGGATAACCTGTACCATTCAACTTCTCATGATGTTGCTCAACTATCTCAGCTTCAGCATCCATACCAAGTGACCGTAAAATCGTAGCACTGTCTGATGGATGTTGTTTGATACTCTCATATTCTTCGCCAGTTAATTTACCGGGTTTAAATAAAATACCCTTTGGTATCTTGATTTTTCCCACATCATGATAATACGCTGCACGTGTTACCAGGTTCGCGGTTTTCAAGTCTAAACCCAACTCTTGGGCGACCATCTTAACAATCCTACCAACCCTTAAAGAATGTTTTTGGGTATAATCAGAGTCCTCTACGGCTTTCAGAAGACTCATTGTGATTAATACCCTTTGATAGTCTATTTCAAATTTAGTGTCCTTTGCCATTTATTTTCTCTACCAATAAATTTTTTATTCGTTTTAATCCCTTTTGTTCGTACAATCCATGTATTACATCTATCGCCTTTAATTCAGGTTTATCTACCATAGTGAAAATAAATCCAACTCGATCACGTTTGATTTTATCTTGTATCTCTAACGCTAACTCTTTACGAGACATTTCAGGCGCTCTTTTTCTATAATACTCACCCTCTTTAGATAAATATTCAATCAATTCAAAATACCTTTTTTTCAACAACTTATATTCTTCTTTTACGGAATCAGGTAACTTGTCCAAATATACTTCAAATTCTTCTTCCTCGTTGTCCAATAAAACACCTACCAAGTTGTTAGTCACACCCTCGCCAGTAGCTACATGGTGTAAATGAACATACTTTGGCGACTTAACTTTTACTCGACCAACTACTAAATCATCTTTGAACTGAACAACTATAAATCCCTCAAATCCATTTCCCTTTTCATTCTCTTTATCAGCAATTTCAGATAATTCGGAAACATCCTTAACATCTTTCAAATCAAACAATCTTGGAAAACGTATAGAATATCCCTTGAACATCTTTTCGTATTTCTTCTTTATGGATTTATGGAATATATTAAAGTCACGTAATTCACCATCGTTTTCTTTTAAACCAATGAAAACTAACTCTTTTACGCCTTCATAATCAACTACTATTTGATTTGATGGATGTACCAACTCAAACATATAAGTCAAATTTGGCGAAAATTCCGCAGTTAACTTTTCAAAATCTTCTTTAGAAACTACATCAAAGAAAATCTTGGAAAAAGAAATTCCATCCATATTAGACGCATCATCAGCATCAATAGTTCCATTAGTTGCTACTCTCCATTCACCATCATAAAAATATACTTTTATAATAGAACCATCTACCTTTTCAACTACATAAGAATCATCTAATATCAAATTGTAAGCATATATTTCACCGTAGTTGAAAAACTTATCAAATGGATGCGCAACTATATTCCAAGTTCCCTTTTCTAATATGATACCACGAGATTCTTTTACAATCTTGTTAGAGAAATCGGAATTAAACTGATTATACTTGAATATAACTAAGTTATCCTTAGCATTAATATGCAAGTTGAACGGGTCTTTACGTAAATCATCTAAAGACCGTATTTTCAATATTTTTTGTAAGTTCAATTTCACGTTATTTCTCCATTCATTTATACACCAATATACAAAATTAAAGTATAAATGTCAACTGTTATTTTTATTATTTACGCCTTGTTTCGGTTTTGATACATATTCTTCAAATAATTTTACAAGATCATCTTCACATCCTAATTCTTCAGCAAGTTCATCTAATTTTAATCCGCCCATACCACCTACAATACCACATAACATATTACCCCAAATATCGGCTACCTGTTGATCATGTTTCAAATGAACTTGTCTTTTAATTTCTACCTCTTTTTCATTTTCATCAAGATAGAATTTTTCTCGATCCTCACTCATTATACCAATGGAAGTTTACCGAATAACAGGACGCCGTAATAGTTTAGAGTAACTAAAAGATTTACTACAAAAGCTACCCACATAAAAAATTTTATCAAGTTGTTAGCAACGCCTTTTTTATTCCAAAAATACGCTGCTAAAAACAATAAAAATGTGTTTACGATTAAAACAATACCTAATAACATAACCATTCTCCTTTTACTTGTTTCGTTTTGCTGCTCTACGAGCTTTCTTTTTTTCTTTTAACGGGTCTTGACCCTTTTTTACTTTGAATTTTTTCTTACCACTTTTTGAATCTTTTAAAATAGCATCTTCAATCATATCTCTCAAATCACCCGCATTATCAATTAATTTTTGAAGTCTTTTCCGTTCTTTCTGAGCCCCTTTACCTTTACCATATTTGAAATCAAGTTGATCTAATTTCTGAGCTGCGGATATTTTAACTCGTTCTTTTGCTCGTTCTAATGCTTCTTTTTTCTTTTGTTCTTTACTTTTCGCCATTTACATTACACCTTTTCTTTTCTTCTCTCTTGTAGTCCATATACGATCTAAAATGACCATAATAATTAGTAATACTCCAAATGTCAACCATCCAAATACTGCTGTAAATATATGTCCGATACAGATTGATATAATTATTGTAGCAATAACAAATAATATACATTGTCCATCTTCCATAAATATAACCCTTTCTTTTGTTTAGGTAAGCTGTTCCCTGGCCCCGTTAGTAAGTTTTACTACGCCCGGCAGAAAAAGTTCCCAACTTTTTCAGATTTTTCTATATTTATTTGCAAGTTTCTTTTGTCGTTTTGCTTCAATTTTTGCTTCCTCGATAACTCTAATATATTCCTTTAATGTTGTCCTATCATCAAGAGTAATCAAATCATATCCACTCAACATATCAATAAAATCACAGGCAGGAACATAACCTCTTTTCATATATATTTCGTCTACACATTCACGAGCATCAAGAAAATTCATTTGTTTTGACATTATCTTTCCTATCATCGCCAAAGTCGGCGTTACATAATCTTGTGGATCATATAATTTACTTACTTCCGCTACATTAACACTAAAATATCTTGTTTTACTCATAATATACGAAATAAAATAACCTTTGTCAACTGTTTTTTGTGACCAGAGCGAGACTTGAACTCGCACGAGATTTCTCCCACAACGCCCTCAACGTTGCGCGTCTGCCTATTCCGCCATCTGGCCATTTCCATTATCAAACAATTCACATTCCTCAACTACTTCGTGACCACATCTATAACCGTGAATACAATCTTTACAACAAGACTTCTTCCACAATTCTTTGAATGTCGCTCCGTTTTCTTTTATCCAATTCAATACAAACTCAACACCAGGATCAGCATCTATTCTAACACCTTCGCACCATTTTTCGATGTCGATTTTCTTTATTTGTACCAACATATATTTTCTAAAGGAATGATCCATAACCTACTCAACTTGTGAAATTTTCTCCAATACGTTTTCTACGTCATTTATCCCAAATCTTTTGTGTAAGAAAAAAACATAAGGATCATTGGACAATTCTGCAAGTGGAAATCCACTCATAAAAATTACCCTCAAATCATTTGATAATTCTCTTATCTTTTCATATACAACCATTCCATTTACATCTGGCATCATCATATCGACAAATACCAAATCCAATTCATCTATATTCTTTTCGACCTTTTCTATTCCCTCAACGCCACCTAAGGCGACAATAACCTCAATTCCTAACTCAAGTGATTCTAATATTTCTTGTAAATACTCGACCAATTCTTGTTCGTCGTCAATTATTAACACCAATTTCGCCATTCCCTTTCTCCACATAGTTCATTGTGATTCTCAACTATAAACCTATTCGTATATATACCTATTAATAAATATGAGATATAAAATAAATATAATCTTTATGAGAAAAAAGTGACGAACTGTTACGCCCGTCACATTTTTTATCGGCAATAACGATTTGCAGCATATGTTGCTGCCCAAGCGTATGGTTTACCCTCTACCTTGAATCCCAAAGAATTCAAGTAACCAATAGCAGAATCGTAAATCATATTGGATGCGTATTGTTTCTTCACGTTAGCATCAACGTGTGTTCCAATATCATCAATATTAATTCCGTTTTCGCTCAAGAACAACGCGGTTTCGACAATACGTTCAACTTCATTCCACAATCTCTTGAAGATGCCACCTTTATCTTCGCCAAGTTTATCGTCTCGTTCTCTTGTGTGAATAATGTGTACTCCACGTCCAACTCCATCTACCATACGGTGCATTCCAATAACTACAGAATAAATCGTACTTTTACTGTTCACTTGAGAATCACATCCAACAAAAATTTCATATTGAATTTGACCATTAGCGTCACTCATGTAATCTTTCATGTATTCCAATACATCTGGAATTTTAGTACCATCGTGTTTAACGAATTGTCTGTTCATTTTTTGTTCCTTTATTTATTTCCAAAATTACTTCTTACATCCCACTCTTTAAGCATATGTGGGAAAGATTTTAAATATTTACCATTTTCATCATATGGTTCATATGATTCATTTTCAATAAGTTTGATCGGCTTTCCGAGTACAAACGCAGCTCCCATATCAAAATGACTACCAGTTGAAGTTGAATCAAAAAAGATATGAATTTCATCAGCCCATTTTATTGCTTCTACATTTTCATCACAAATACCTATACTCGTATTATCTTGATTTGTATGTATGTGGGGCAAATGAACTTCATGACCATCACAAATTAACTTTTTTGTATATGATTCTAACTTTTCTCTTACTTCGTCTGTCGCCTCACGAACACTACATATAATATAAATCTTTTTACCCATCTTCCCCTCTTTCTAAAACCTTTGCGGTCTTTGTATCTTTTTGTATATAATGTTGCCGAAAAAACTTCATTTCACCAATTAACTGCGACAACAATAAAATAATCTTGTATAATCCCAAGGCGAAAATACCATAAAGAGCAAACTCAAATGCTCTATATGCTAACCATAGACCATTTTCGCCAAATACCTCAAGACCAAGTGTAATCAAAAGTAAAACCGCCATGGCTATAAAACAAGCCGTACTAAAACCTTTGATTACACTATTTTCATCAATTCCATACATAAACACCCCTTTTCTTTTTATCTTTTAGTTAATTTCCCTACGGGCTTTTCAACTACTTTACCATCTTCCATTACGATACGAACTTTCATCTTTTCATTTGTAGTGTCAATACTTTGACATACAATAGCACTTTCCATACGAATCTTACCTTGAATACTTACCTTATCACCACAACTAAAAGACATTCTTTTCATGTAAATCTCCTTGTTTTTATATGTTTAGTAAATCTACGAAATAAAACCGTATTTGTCAAAGGCTTTTTTAAAAAAACTTATTTTTTCTTTCTTCCTCTACTTTTATTTCCTCTCGCAACTCCATTAAAAGTTTTCCTAACATATTATAGCCCGCTCCATCTTCATTTCTACCCCAAAAATAATCTGTTTTACTGTACTCAACTATTTCTGCATTTCCGGTAGACAATAAAAGATTTCTCATACGATCTATCTTTTTGAATTTCGCCACAAGGGCTCGCCTCATAACTAATAACTTTACTTCATTCCAATCACTTCTCAAAGGTAAATCGTCTCTACGACCCTCATGTGCAGCACCACCTGGCTTATCTTGATTTCGTATGTATTCTTCCCATTCAGTGCCTTCATATTTCTTAGATTGATAATAGTGTTCTGTACTTTTATAATCTCGACCATCAATAGTAATCGTTATAGGATAAAAATTACTAAACTCTCCAAAAGGCTCTTTAAGTTTCCTGAATATTATTTGTTTCATCTGGAAATCTCGTTTTCTCCATTGTGTCTATAAAATCTAAAAGTTGTTTCTTTACATCTTCATTGTTGTTACTATGTGAAATGTTCCAACGAGCACTTGTTAACAACATCCTTGCTTTAGTGTCGCTGGAACTTCCCACTTGATACGCGAACTTTAACATATAATATGAAATTTTTATAAAATTCATCCATGTTTTTATTTTTTTCACCATCGTAGCGGTTTCCTTTTATTATAGATTTTCCGTATTTGTTCCTTTATCTTTACTATGTTCCAATCAATATCATTTCCAATTCCATCTTCAATTTCATAATCTATATGATCAAGTTCATCTAAACAAACGAACTCACATCCCAAAAGGTTGTCCACTCTTGACATATGCCAGTGACCATAAAACCAAATTTTAGGTTTATGAATCTCAAACATTTGATTCAATGCTGTAGAAGTTCTATTTCCTGTACCATCGTTTATGAACTCTTTCTTAAAGATTTGTTCAATTCCGATTCTCGGACATTCGTGTGTCAGCATTATATCGGGCTTGACTCTTTCATAATCCGCAATAGCATCCATCAACTCGTTATAGGACAGTTGCTCTTCTTCCCACCAGGAGACGCCAGGGATACGCCAAGACCAATCTATTGACCAGGCTCCCCTGACAAAGAAGAATTTAAATCCATTGAACTCAACTTCACCATAACCTTTCCCAAAAGTATATTGTTCTCTTAGGCCTTTGTAATCGTCGTGATTACCTGGAATAATTTTATGGTTATATGGATTTACCTTATTAGTAACAAGTGAATACCAATGTTTGGCGAAGCCGAAGTCACCTAATTGAATAGAATATTCTGCATCTTTTATTCTTTCCAAATAGGCGTGAAATTTTCCATGTACATCGCCTATTAATCTAATTTTCATAAAGATTTCTCAATTTTCTCGTAAAAATATTTTTCCGTTTCATTTAAAGTTTCAAGATATTTTTCAAGTAACTTACGTGTTTTCTTTTTCAAGTCTCCACGTCTTAACAAGAAATTTAATCTCGTTTTCGCCATACCCAATTCCATCTTTTTTAAACTTTCTAAGATTTCATTTTGAATTGTTTCCATAACCTTTTCCTTTATTTAAGATAATAATTCTAATAATCCATTTATTATTGTTTCTTTATTTTTACGATAATCTTTTTCCCAAATAACAATAACGTTAAATCCCATTGATTCTAATAGTTGTTTTTTTTCTTTATCATATTTCCATATTTCTTTTGCTTTAATTTTCTTTTTGTTTTTTGTTATCAAATGATTTTTATCATATACATTTGGATTAGCATGCCAGTAATCTCCATTATATTCTACAATTATATTTTTGTTAGGTACAAATATATCTACAAAATACTTTTCAATATGTTTTTGTTTTTCAACTTGTATTTTATTTTTTGTTAATATATTTATTATTTCTATTTCAGCTTTTGATGATCTTCCTTTTTGCCAACGAACATCTGAATTGTTCCATATCATTGATTTTTTCATTTTATCATAAAAATTTTTATCTTTCCATTTTTCTTTAAGAGTTTTACTTATAGAGTTTTTGTGTTCTTGACTTAACTTTTTTCCTATCTTTGCATTTGTTATATTTTTTTTGTGAGATTCGGTTTTTGATTTTCCGGATAACGCATTAGATAGATTCTTTTTATGTTCTTCTGAAAAGGGTTTTTTGTTTTTTTGACTACGTTGCATTTTTTCTCTATATTCCGGATCGGCCCATAACCTTTTCATTTTTTCAGATCTTGATTCCATATAATTTTCCCCTTTATAATAAATATAAAGGTTTTCATTTTTTTAATAACCTCTTAAAAAAGTAATTATTTCCTGTAGCCAGGATTCTGTCGTTTAAGATAGTCATTTATCTTTATGTGGCCTCAACCTTGCTATTATCGACCCGCTCACCGTCTAAGCTATTTTGAGTTGCATCCTCAGTGGTACAAACGACTTTCGTCTCCCATCTTAAGCAGCGATGTCCTGAGCTTCCTCTCCGTAGAGCGACTATCCAGAAATAATTACTCTTTTGGTATTTCTACATTGACCATATCAAAACTATAATACTCTCTATAATATGTGTCAAGGATTAATTTCTTCACATCATAATTATGATGATTTATATCATACAAAGTTTCTACATAAACTCCAGGTGTTTTCTTGTCTATATTCAATATCTCCGACAACGCCAGAGCGACAGCAGGCGACCGTGACAAACCTGCCTCACAATGAATCATAAAGTTTTTGTGTTTTTTATTTTTCAATCCAAACTCAATGATTTTTCGAGCATCACTATCATCAATTTGTTTTGGTTTAACTACCTCATAAAATGATGAAATTGTACCGTCTGCCCGTTCATCATGAAATCGAAGATACAAAACATCTTTCATAAGTGGATTTTTCACCACTTCATATTGTGGATGTTCCGGCGACACTATTGATATACAACTAAATGGTACATCAATTTTGCTCATAAAACCTTGATCAGTAGCCATAGCTACATTGACTACAATAAATCTTATATTCATACACAACCTTTTATTTATGTTTTAATCTATAATCTATATCTTTTAAAATAAAATATGTCACACTCTTTTTAACTACGTGATGTAACGCGACTAAAAATCCTACAAGTGCTAATCCAACAAGAATTGTTCCAAACATTGCTAATAATCCTTTCGTTCATTTATGTGTTTCTATAATATACTAAAATATTTCCTATTTGTCAACTGTTTTTTTAAATTTCTATATCCAATGGTTTCATTTCATAACCAACAATGTCACATAATATATTTATCCATGTTTGTTCAGAATAAATACCATCAGCTAAATCAGTACCCCGTGTCCAATTTTCCCCAACTCGCGGCTTACGAGTAGATGCTTGACAACCAAGATAACCTAAATCTTTTTCACCTTTATTTTTTCTATCTTTACGGCGAGCACTAATACTATAAGTATGTGTTTCAGTGAATAGTTTTATCACAACTCTTTTTGTATCTTTGTGATAAAATATTAAAGCGGCTTTTTCGAAACGAGCAATGATAGCTTTCAACCATCTTGCTAATTCAGGAAATATATGGGTAAGTTCATCACTTTGAATCAATCGACCACCATAAGTTTCTTCAAGACGATTAATAGTTGATTCAAGTTGATCTAACATTTCTACGGCATCTTTTTTCTCATTCAATGTATTTCTCCGGTTTAGCGGAAGATAAAGGGATTGAACCTTTGATCCCAAAGGGAAGCCTCGGTTTTCGAAACCGGCACATTACCACTCTGTCAATCTTCCATATAGTCATTGACTTCTATTCGCCTCATTATCAATGACCTTTTCTCGTTTGAGTGCGGAGAGTATAGGGATTGAACCTATGCAGGGAAACCCCGGCCTCCGCTTTCCAAGCGGGCACATTACCACTCTGTCAACTCTCCAATATTTTATTTCAACATCAAACGGTACGGATGTGTTTTTTGGTTTAAAGTGACTACTCTTTTTGTAGTACAAAAATCATTGATCAATGGAATATGAGTATTGATTAAATCCAATAAATGATTCGCTTGTGTCATTGTATCAAACATTATTTTGATTTCTTCAAGACCAATTTCATATCCTCTAAATCCCGGCAAATCAGCATGAAAAACTTTTCTTATTTTTTCATATTGTGTATTATGAGCATCCGTCCATTCTGATATATCGTGTGTAGTCAGCCACGTATCAACACTTATTTTTACTATTACACCTATCATTTAATTTCTCCTGTATAGGTTTATATTTTATGTGTGACCTTATTCACTTAACATAATATATAACGTTGCCATACCGGAAATTATAAACACTCCAAGAATTCCGCCTACCACTAATGATAATATTATTTCCATTAAGCGTGATTTGTTTTCATCCTTTCAATTTCAACTTCCAATGAATTATCATTTCGTAATTCAACATCATTTTTAATTTGTGGCATTTTCTCTTTTTTGTCCGAAACTGCTTCTATATAATCACCAATCATTTTATCCATCGCGTCACTATTATCCATAAGTGGAGTTTCACCTTCAATTTCCACCGTAACAGTTTCATATTTATCTTTTTTACCAAAAGCCTTTTCCCAATTATCCACATATTCATCATATGTAACATTCATCGGTCTCGGTTTATCACCTTTACTCATTGTTTAACCTCTTTTCATTCTTATTCATTAACATTGTTGGTTTACTATAATCTGCTGGTTCGGAATATGAATATACCATTTCACATTCACAATAACCACAAATCGGAATATCGCTATCTTCGGCGACAACCCTAACATATTTCCTACCATAATTTTTATAATGTTTACAACCTACATATTCACATAAAAATATATCACTCAATAAACCTCTCCATATTTACATATAAATATATAAGTTATTTTGTTTCCTCTTTTTTTCCAAAATACTTTTTCAATATAAGATGAAATACAAATAATGATATCGGAAACGCTAAAATATTACTCAATAAATCGGTATTTATTTTACTCGTATCTCCACCAAGAGCAAAAACTAATAAACCTATAATAAATCCCGCTCCAAAAGCAAATACAATATATCTCCATACAAACGACCACCAAACTTCCAATGTCTTTCCAAATTCCATAACTTTCTCCTTAGTTTAAATACCACATATACCAACTAAATACATTTAATAATAAAAAGGCGACCCACAAAATGACTTGTGACCATACTTTCTTTTTTATCGCCCAATAAATCCAAAAAAAGTTTGATACTATCCATACTGGCCAACACCATATCACTTTTAATCCACATAATACAATCCCTATAAGTGAAAATGTAGTAGCAATACGACCTATAATAGTTAACTTTTTCTTTTCTTTACCTTCCCAATCAAACTCTTTTAGGTTTACATTTCCTATCTTTACAGGATCAACTTTTTTAGTTTTCCCTACAGCCTTTTCTATTGTTTTTTTCGCTTGTGTTGCTGCGGCTTTATTCTTTTCTTCCTCAATTATTGGATCAAATGTTTTATCAAGTTCTTGTGTAAAATCATCTAAATTATCATCTGCCATATAACCCCCTTGCGTTGATTTGTACATAACTAAGCGGAAGATGTAGGATTCGAACCCACGCTACCAAAGGTAGACCTCGGTTTTCAAAACCGGTGCATTACCAGACTCTGCCAATCTTCCAAAGTGGCGGGAGTTTAAAAACATCAACTCTTGATCACCACCTACTCCCGCTTAGTATGATGAATAGACCTGATGCTATGAGCGGAGAGTACAGGATTCGAACCTGTGTGTCCAAAGGACAACCTCCGGGTAGCAACCGGGTACATTACCTGACTCTGTCAACTCTCCATATATTATTTCATTTTCTTTTCTGCTAACTTTATTACTTGTTTTAAATATTTTACATATAATTTAAAATCTTTTTCTAAATTTGATGGTTTATACGGAATTTTTTTCTTAACAACAGGATCATGACTTCCATCTAATACATCAAATAAAAAATTAATTGGCGGATAATCATATCCCGCGGAAGCAATTATTATCCAATCATCTTCTGGCGAACCTTTTCTATCACTATGCCAGTATACAAGTCCGTCCCTGGAATCCCATTCAGCTTCCCAACCATCAATTTTTTTGTTATTAACTTTTTTACCAATATAATTATCTAAATCAGCAGGATATTCATCTAAATCAATTTTCTCTACTAATTTTTTCATCTTTATCGACATTCTTATTCTCCATATAAGTCATTTAGTTCAACAATCATATCGTCCATATCTTCTAAAATTTCCTTGTCTCTTTCTTCGCCGTTGTCTTTAAAATATTCACTTTTTAATTGATTAAAGTCACGACGATGTTGAATAATTTTTCGTCTATCATCCCCACTTTGCATGGCGACTCTCCACATATCCATAAAATGATTCATTTTTTTACGTATAATTTCGCGTTTAGTCATTTACTTTCTCCACATAATAAATTTGAGTCGGTGACAGGATTTGAACCTGCGACAGGGTTTCCCCTTTTGCTGGTTTTGCAGACCAGCCCCTTAGACCAGACTCGGGCACACCGACATTACTTACCACGGTTCTTCTAAAAAACGTAAAGCAGCTCTAATTAAACTACGATTGCCTATTGGATCATAGCTTTTTGTATGAGCTCTAAAATGATTTCTTTTATACCAAATATCCAATCCTTTAACTTTACTTCTATCAACTACTCTTGAACCGGCTCTACTTGGCGAATCATAAGTCATATCTCTAACTTCGGCTTTAACATCTTTCATTTTGTTAATTTCATCTACAAACTTTTTCAAAGATAGCCGTTTTTTATTATCTTCAAACCACTTTTCAATATCTTTAAGTGTTGTTTTACCTTCCAATAATGATTTAAGTTTTATAGACATTCTATTTCACCAACTTAAATGATACTACTTCCCATTTCGCCTTTTTTGAAGTCAATAAAATGGGAGTTTTACCTTTCCAACCTACTCTTACATGACGTTTCAACTCAACAATATATCCACCATTCTTACCAATACCCTCTAATCGAACCGTCCTATTCGTTTGTTTCATTGACTCAACTCGACCAACTTGCTGATATACAGGAAGTCTCGTCAAAAACATTTTAGAAACTAATGGATACATTTCTTCAATTACATTTTTTTCTACTAACTTGTCTTTTAGTTTCATTGAATTCTCCATAATTTTCATATATAAATATACGAAAATAAAATAACGTTGTCAAGTTATTTTTTGGCTTTTTTTACCGTTTTCGTTTTATCATTTGTACGTCTATTATATTTTGCTTGTTTCGCCTTTGCTTGAGCGGGTGTCTCATTTTTCCTACGATCTGCAATACCCATCTTTTCACGAACTACATAATTTGTATTTTGTTTTACCTGTGTGTCCATATTCTTTTTCTTCTTATATAAAAATATAGGAATAAGAATAGGTAAAAGTGTTTTCAACATATCCAATATATCTTTTTGAGCTAAGAACTTCAACAATTCTTTCCCAAACTCAACACTTTCGCCTGCTGCTTCTTTAGCATCAGCTGCTATCGCTGCAGGCTCCCAGACATTCGTGTACCCTGTATATAAAAACCAACCAACGACTAAAATGATAATCAAGGTATATGTTCTGTGTTCTAAAATCCATCTAAACACCTTCTTTCTCCGTTAATATTTCTTTTGATAAATCCCCAAATCAAAAACTACTTTATCTAATTCATTAACAACCTTGATCAACATCATTCTTTTACCATAAAATTTTTGTAACTCTTTTGGCTTGATTTTTATTTCCTTTCCAAAAGATTCTATCTCATTTCCCTCTTTATCATACATATAAACCACTAACCACGCATTATATGGTTTACTCTTTCCTTGTATCTCTACTTCATAAAGAAAATCTACAAATATGGTTTTTCCTTTACGATATTCTATATCATATACTCCACTTTTTATTTTAGGAAGGGGCGACTCGCCAGAAAACAATGATCCCACAAATAAAAGTATCAATATGATTATCAATGACTTTTTCATTTCTTTACCTCTTTCTTAAAGACGGTTATTTCCTTATCATGACTCTTTCTTGTAAAATATGGAATTATTACAGGTAACAATGTTGTAACTATTGCTAATATACTATCCATCGTTCCCTCTTTATTCGCATTATTTTCCGTATGAGAAGCTTTCAATTCTGCTTCTAACTTCTCGTAATCTTCCTCTAATTCTTGTATTCTATATTTCAACAATTCCATTTGTAAATACAATTCAGTATCAAATTCGTCCATATTTTCAGGAACAGATTCCGCTATAGCGGGTTCTTCGACAGATTCCTCAGCTACTTCAGGTCTCTCAGCACTTTTTGTATGATGTTCTTTTGTAATGAATTCACCAAAGACAACATTATATGCCTTATCGAGTGTACCTTGACCATAGGCGAAAAGTAAAAAAAGAGTAATAGACAATCCCCAAACAAGTTTGCCAACTGTAAACTTCATAAAATTTCTCCTGATATTCTCTATATATAAATATAAGTGAAATTTTATTTTATCTTGTTTACCGCTTTCTTTATTTCATTTAACGCTTCAAGAATTTCATAATATGTCGCCGATACAACATCAATTTCTTTAGTAATTTTACGAATTTTACTTATTTGAAATTGATAGTATACGACAAAACCAACAAAGACTAACATAACCATAAATAAGATTGCGACTACAATCCATAATATCTCTGTTATCATTTTTTGACTTCTTTAGTTTCACCAGGACCACCATCAAGCTGATCGGCTTTCTCTTTCCATTCCTTAAATACTTCAAAAAAGTTACTCAACTTCGCATGAAGCGCATGACTAAACTCAACTTCCTCATTCATATCCAAACGACTATTCATTTCTTTCGCGACATAATCAACACTAAAATCTTGATATTGTCTAAGAAGTTTTTCTACTTCACTATGAATTGTTGAATATAATAATCGTTGAAATTGATCCCTGTCTCTCCAACTAATATCAAGGGCTTCGACTATTACCCTTATAATTTCTCTTGTAAGCCGTTTTTCAATATCATGATTTGGATTACTTATTTCACAATTTCCTTGACGTTGATAAGGATTGAATATTTCATTGTGTCCACTAAAATTTCTATAATCCGTCGGACATTTATCATCTTTACTCATTTCGCCTCCTATAAACCAAATCTATCTAATTTAGCTGGTTCAATATCATAAACACTTGAGAATTGAGTTTTGAGATTTCCAAACCAATCAATACCGTGTTTTTGAATAATGGTATAAAAATCTTGAACATCATGATCACGAAGTTTGTAATCCCATTCACCGGTCTTTTCATTCATAACTGGATGAACGTGTAACAATTCATGATACATCAAAATTTCTCGTGTTTCATCGTCAAGTTGATCCCACAAATCACCGGACATTTGAATAACATAATCACAATTACCAAATACTTTCAATAAGTTATTCGCCCTTGAACAATGACCAGCCGTAAACTTATTGATAAATGGATATACCAACAAATACTTTATCCTAACATTTTCGATGCCCATATTTTTGTCGTGCATAACCTTGTCCGCTAATACTTCTAAGTCTTGACTTTTCACATACTCGCGATTCTTAATTTTTACAGTCTCACTCATAACATTTTTTCCTTTCTATGCTTTTTGTGTTACTCCACAATATTTACATTTCTCATAACTGTGATGTGAATCTCGCCCATCAGGTTCAAATTCATGTTCACATATTTCCTGAAGCGCTTTAATAGCCTTTTCGATTTTAATAACTTGTTGATTTAAATCAACTCGTTTTTGTTCTAAATCTTCAACGGCTACTTGTAATACGGCTTGTTCCATATTATACCTCCTGATTTGGAATAAACATTTCGTCTGCCAAATAAACTTCATGGCGACTATGAGATTTGGGATGAAGTCTTTTAGCTAACACTTTAATTACTCTACGATCTTTCGGAACTCTAAACATTTTTTGTAGAAATTCGTCACATTGTTCTTTAGTTTTTAGTACATGGAAACCTGATTCATAATATGTAGCACAAGAACCATCTTTGACTGTTTTCCTGTCAGCAGATAACCATTTACCAACTTCTAATTTCCTTGAACCACGTTCATTTTTACCTTTAATCCCATGAAATAAAGTATGATATTCACCATTAATAACTTCAACTATTCTATAACATTCAATAATTTGATCCATAACCTTTTCCTTTCACCTATATAACCTTTATACTACTCAATTTTAATTAAGTTCCATCTAATATTTCTCTTATCTTTCTCGCCAATGATGTCGGCGTCACAGGTTTCTGAATAAAATTAGTTCCAGGATCTAATACCCCACGATGAACTATTGTGTTATCGGTGTAACCGGACATATACAAAACTTTTAGATTTGGTATAAAATCACTTAACTGGATCGCAAGTTCTCTACCGTCCATTCTCGGCATCACGACATCAGTCACCAACATATTTATTTTTGTTTGATTATTTTTCATCACTTCTATAGCTTCAATACCATTGGACGCACAAATAACTTTATATCCCATATCTCTTAACGCGTCACAAAGTAATAGACGAACTTCTTTTTCATCTTCTACTAATAACAATGATTCATTTCCACTATAATCTAATATCTCTCCATTTATTTGTATTTCGTTTTTTGTCTCTCTATCCACTCTTGGCAAATATACCTTGAACGCCGTTCCTTGTCCAATCTCACTATATACCCAAACAAAACCACCACTTTGTTTTATTATTCCATACGCCGTAGACAATCCTAAACCAACTCCCTTACCCATTTCTTTTGTCGTAAAAAATGGTTCAAAGATTCTTTCTTTTGTCGCCATATCCATTCCAACACCATCATCCGTAACAGAAAACATTATGTAACGACCTTTATCAATCATCTTTTGTTTTCGTTCAACGTGATCTTCATCAAAATATATATTTTTTGTCTCAAGTCTAATCAATCCTACATCTTGTTCAGGTATAGCATCCCGAGCATTGATTATCATATTCATCATAACCAAACTAATTTGATTGACATCAACAAAACAATTACCCAAATCAGGATCAAGATGTTTAGCGATTTCTATATCTTCTCTTATCAGTGTCGCCAAAACTTTTATTTCATTTTCAAGAATGTTATTTAAGTTAACAACTTCTGGCGTCAAAATTTGTTTTCTACTAAAAGCAAGAAGTTGTTTTGTAAGTGCCTCGGCTCTATCAGCCGCATTATCTATTTTTTCTAATTTTGTTTGTAAATATATATGTGGTTCTGTTTCAGGACATTTTTGACTTCTCCTAATAAGAAGTTCAGTGTGACCACGAATAACGGTAAGAATGTTATTGAAATCGTGAGCAACTCCACCCGCTAATAAACCAATAGCTTCCAATTTAGCAGCTTGTCGTAATTGTTCTTCAAGATTTAATTTTTCTGATATATCATAAAAAATTACAAGTATAGATTGTTTATTTTTATATATTATTGGTTTAGCAACAACTTCAACATCTATGATACTACCATCTTTTTTAAAGAATTTTTCGTCTAACGGTTCATTAGTTTCTCCTGTTTCTATCATATTTTTTATTCTTCCTTTAACAACACTTCTATAATCAGGATGAACATAATCCATTACTTTGTCGCCAACCAAATCTTTATAATTGTCAGCTCCAATTAATTGACATGCAGCAGGATTGGCGAAAACAATCTCCATACTTTTTATATTGTAAACTATGATTGAAGATGGTAAAAGTTCCACTAAATCTTTATATTGTCTTTCAAGAGATTCAAGTTTTAGTTTTTCACTTATATCATTGAACAAAACCATACTTGCTTTTTGATTCTTATAAGTTATTAATTTAGAAATCACTTCCATTTCAATAGCTTCTTTTTTATCATGTGATAAAAATTTCATTCTACTCGCTGGACAATATCCTTTTTCTTGTAATTCCTTTATTCGCCGTTTTCCTTCCTCAATAGAATCAGGATGGACGGATTCAAAAACACTTTCAGGTTTATCATCGTCCAATGGACGATTTATCATTTTTCTCGCTTGTTTGTTGGAAAATAATTTTTGTTTTGTTTTTAAACTATAAACTGCCATTCCGATTGGCAAAAGTTCAACTAAATCTTCATAGTATTGTTCTTTTTCTATTTGTTTAGTAATATCTATACCAAAACTTAAAAATGTATTATTTGGAGTTATTTCTGCAGAAAATAAACCATGACGTGTTTCACCATTTTTATGTAATATGGTAAACTCTCTATTTAATACTTTACCTTTTTCACGTAATTCATTACTAATCGCGATCCGTTCTTCCGGATACTTCCACATATTAAATTCAAGAGAAGTTTTACCAATTATTTCTTCTCGTGCATAACCGGTCATTTCACAAAATAAATCATTTACTTTTATAAACTTTCCAGTGTCCAATTCGCTATATGCTACCGCAATAGGTAACGAACCATATACTTTATCAAATGAAATTGTTATATCGTCGTTCAACTATTCTCTCCGTAAATAAGAATCCCCGGTGAGAATCGAACTCACATTCTCAGCTCCGGTTACGGCTACAAGCTTAGGAGGCTTGCCCGGCTACGGGGACATTCTATTTTTTATCTTTCTCCACTTTCATTCTTTTTACAAAACCATCAGGGTCTTTTTTGTATTCCACAATCATATCAGTAAATGCTTTACTGATACCTTCCTCAATCGTCATACCCAAACTTTGAATTTTTTCTACAATATCATCTTCTAATTCTACGACAGTAAAAACTTCTCCAGTTTTTTCGTCGATAAGTTCTACTTCAACCATGTCATTTCTCTCCTACTATATAAATATGTATAGATATAAAAAATCAAACAACACTGCAATTTTCTTTTATATATCTTTCTCTGGCTAAAACCATTCCTCTAAATTGATCCAATGTATCAACCATCATAAAAGGTATATCATTATTATCTCTACGATACCAACCATTACCACGTTCCCGTTTAAACAGGACACCTACACTACCATTTTCACTGGCATGTATAGTTTCTACTGTTTGTGGTTTATCGTCCAACAAATAATTCGGATGATACAACTCTTTTTGACTTGAGAAAATCAAATCTTCATACGTTATTTTATTTTCTTCTAACCATTCAATAGTACCCACTTTTGATTCCGGTGTATATTGATGTGTTGATAAAACTATACGACAATTCGGCAGTTTTTCTTTCAAGATGTTGAAATGTTTATACCATTGTCCTGGCGTCACAAGCGCCGGAGCATGGCGAAACACATCATAAGTCAAATCACCACCAAAAAATAACTCAGTCATAAGTTTATCGACTTCCTCACCTTTTTCTTCCGGCCAGTATTCATCTTTGAACCACCAACCACGTATTTCACTCGGATGAACTTTATATTGTTCATATTGTGGATAACGTTCAAAGAATAATTTCTCTGAATAGCCATGAAAATCGCGCAATACGCCATCTATATCGTGATGAATCGTAATAATTCTATTTGTAATAACTTCTATTTTTCCCATAAGCCCCCTTTATACATACGTTTTATACATATCAAACAACTTCTCTAATGTTTCCTTTTCTATTTCCTTATCTTGATGTATCTTTCCTATTGTCGCCAGAATCGTCTGGGCTCGCCCAGAACGAGACTGGTTTAATGTCTTTTCATTTGGATCATAACCATTAGTCTCAAATGTCTTTACTAAATACTTCTTTAGTAATACATTTAACTTCTTTATCGTCTCGTCCTTTTTTGAATCAGGTATCATTATCAAGATACACCACCATTCTCTACAATGTCCTCTACAAACTTCTTAGCCTCAATCAATGACATCTTTTCACCACTTGTCGGTATTACATTTTCCCTGGCGTATTTTATCGCTTCCACTTTACCCATTGTATGATTAGCGTATATGTCTTTTATCATCCAATCAATAACCTGTTCATATGACATATCTTCACCATTGTTATCGGCTCGCCACTTTTTGATAGTTTGATTTTTACGCCAAATAAAATTCATCCGTTTTAACGTTTCCGGTGTTACTTCATTGTCTCGTTTAATTCTTGTTATAGTATCAGTAACTTCAATCCAATCTTCATGAAAAAGATTATCTGGATTATTATCATGAATTTCATCTAATAATTCAGCTAACTTTTGAAGTTTGTCCAAAACTCTTTGTTTCTTGTCTAACATTTAGAAACCCTTTTTATCTAATCTCCGATCATAAAACTTTAATACTGTTTGATTGTCAACTTCCCAATGATCAACATATTGTTCTTGTAACTCAAAGATCATTGTTTTCGCCCCTTCCACATCACCATCTATTATACGAAACCAAATACGTCTGAGTTCCAAATATAAAATATTACTGTTAGTATTCGCCATCCATTGACGTAAATCTCTTTCAAAACTAAATGTGTCGCCTTTATCAAGACAATCTAAATAATGTTCAAAAATCTCCGCTGCGGGTTTTGCATGTTTTCCTACATATCTCATTCGTCGCCCCTTTCTTCCGTTTTATTTGTATGTTCATCTAAAAATTGTTGTGATCTATTATGTGTAATTTCTCGTATGTCTATATCAGCAACTGCTTTTATTATCGCTATTACCGTAATACGAAAAGGTCGGCGTAGTGACCATTTAGTTTCTACACCGACCAAGTTGTAATCCCCAGCCTTCAAGTTAGCTATTATTTTACGATAATTAAAAATTGTACCATCAAAAGTAGTTTCGAACGTATAACTTTTTTGTATTAATTTTTGTGGTATTTCATTACGCATTCTTTTTCCTCAACCAACCTTCATAAATTTTAAATTCTTCACGATATGGAGCAACAATGTCGCCATTAGCAATCTTGGCTAATTGACCAGCATACCGCAACATTTTTTTCTTGACGTGTTTGAACTGACCTTCTGAAACAAATCCATGTTCCAAAAACCACTTGGCGACTGAAGTCATAAAGTCACCATCAAAACCACTAAACCCAACACCATTAGCATATTTGGTGTATTCAGCACTTTGTTCATCAGCAGTTTGAAGTTCATAAATACGTATCAAACCCTTGATAACTGCTACGTCATTAGTCTCAAGTAAATTCTTGATTTCGTCTTTAGTCCACTTTTTCATTATATACTCCTATTAGTTGTTATCTCAATTAACTACTATAATATACAACATTTCGGAGTATTTGTCAACTGTTTTCTGATTTATTTTTTACTAATTCGTTAGCGAACTTTCTAACTGACTCCCAATACAATAAATAGTCTGTTCTTCGTCTTTCTCTTATAGGATTTCGCCATCTTTCGTCAGGTCTATTATCTTGTCTCAACCAATGATAAATATCAGCCCACTCGGTTTCTGCATCAAATCCGGCTTTATCGTCCAAGTAAACATCAAAATATGGTTTATTTGTATAGTCACCATAATCGCCTTCACCTATCTCAGGATTATCATTTACATATTCAAACTCTATATTATGTAACGACAACAAATTAATATAGTGTCTTATTTGATCTTTATGTGAACAAGTATAAAGAATCGTCCTTATATCTGGGCGAGCCGTAAGTAATTGTAATGACGGTTTCGCCCATTCGTAAAAATCTAACTTGTTTACTAACTTTTCCTTGTGATTCGGACGTATGATCACACCATGCATGTCGATTAACCAATAGGTTTCATACCATTGTTGTCTCATTTGTTTATCATATTGACGATGTATAACGTCTATAATTGCTCCCATTAATATCTTTCCTCAATAACATTTGAAACAATCAACTCAACATCATTTTCCTGCATTTCTATCAAAGCATCATCCGCTCCATCAAGACCCGCAACACCATCAACAACAACATAAGTTATAAATCCCAAACTTTCAGCATCAAGAGCTGTAAACTTTACACAATAGTCTGTCGCCAAACCAACAATATAAACTTCGTCAATCGCTTGATCATCTAAAATGTCACATAAATCTGTTTCAAACAATTTACCATTGTCAAAAAATCCACTGTAAGAATCTACTTCGGGATTCGTTCCTTTTACAACATATTCATTAATCCATTCTAAATGTAAATCCTTATGTAATTCAGCACCGTTTGTTCCTTGAACACAGTGATCCGGCCACAAAACTTGTTCTACACCATTTAAATTAATAACATCAAACAACATACTGCCTTCATGACTTGACGCAAATGACTTATGACCCTCAGGATGCCAATCTTTCGTGGCGACAATTAAATCCCAATCAACGTTTGCGGTAAGTTTATTTACAACAGGAATGATTTTTCCGGCGTTCGGTACTTCCAATGATCCGCCTTCCATAAAATCATTTTGAATGTCTACTAAAATCAAAGCTTTTCTCATATCTTACCTCCTGTATATCGGTGGATATTTAGTTTTATGTTCATTTATCCTAATCATTTTCTTTACTTTTTCAATCTTATCGGCATGATCAATAGGATATTCTTTACCGGTTTCAAGATAATATAGAATAGAATCTAATACATCATAACTCATTCCAATATCTTTTTCATCAGTCTGCCCTTCCCAAAGAGCAGCAGTAGGCGTTCTCTCAACCAAATCGTCGGGAATACCTAAGTTTCTCGCCATCCCTTTTACTTCCCACTTGTAATATTCTGCTATCGGAAGCACATCAACTCCACCATCACCGTATTTAGTAAAATATCCAATCATATCTTCACTCTTATTTCCGGTTCCGGCGACCAACATATTATTTTTTCCAGCGACAGCATAAAGGAAAGTCATTCTCAATCTTGCTCTTATATTCGCTTGTTCTAACCTACCCAACAAAATCGGAGCTTCCTCGACCATCGCGTTATATGTTTCTCTCATATCATAAAAGACAGTTTCAATACCAAGAAGTTTAGCAACTCTATCAGCGTCAAGTTCATCTTGTTCACCAGAATAAATCGGCATAATAACACCAATAACATTTTCTTTACCAACGGCTTTTACCGCGAGAGCGGCGACAAGAGTAGAATCAATACCACCACTCAAACCAACGACATAACCATTAGTTCCAGAAATAGTATTATAATTCTCTAACCAACTTGCAATGTCTTTTATTTCCGGTTCAAAATTAAGATTACTCATTTATATACCTTTCTTTATGTACTTTCTTAATATACAAAATTAAGTTCACTTTGTCAACTGTTTTCTATAATTCTTTTCGCTAAATCTATCATTTCAGGATCACCGGTGTGTTTTCCCTCAACATCACTCAACTTGATTGTCGGTATCCATTTTTTACCTTGTGGTTTAGCAGAAACCATCTTGATAACAATATTCAATGGAGTAACATCAGGAATATCATTAGAAAGATTAGTTCCCATTCCATATGAAATTTTAATTCTACCATGTCCAAAATGACTATTTATTCTTTCAATTTCCTTTGGATTCAACCCATCGGAGAATACAATCGTTTTAGTTCTTGGATCAATACCAAGTTTCTTGTAATGTTCAATAGCTCTTTTTCCAAACTCAATAGGATCACCAGAATCGTGTCTAACACCATCAAATAATTTAGCATACATTGTGTCAAACGATCCAAAAAAATTCTTTGTGGTGAAAGTGTCCGTGAGTGCTATACCCAACTCTCCATTATAAACATCGACCCAACGACCAAGAGCAACAGCGTTTGCTTGATGAAAACCATATTTCGCAGCGTGAAACATAAACCATTCATGAGCTTGTGTTCCAATAGGTTTTATTCCATACTTACGAGCTAAGTGGACATTACTTGTACCAACAAAATGATTTGATTTACTAAATGTTCTAACCATTCTACTTTGACTCTTGTAAGAATGTCGCCGTCTTGTTCCAAAATCGGCTAAACTTATAGTAGGTACTAAATCAAATAAGAAATCTCTTTTTGATTCATTATGATTTTCTATATCTCCCCAATGTACATTACCAATACCTTTACCGGTATGAATGAAATAAAGTTCTGAAATCAAAGCCATAAGCGGAACTTCCCATAAGATTGTTCTATACCATAATCCCTCAATCTCTACTGAAAGTTCACCATCATTCCAAAAAATCTTTATTTCATCAGCGTTATAGCGATAACCTTTCAGGAAATCTATATAAACAGGATCAAAGAAATAAAGGTTTTCTCTCAAATAATCTTCCTCACCATCGGTAAGAAAAAGTTTTTCCATATCCCAAACCATGTCGCCCAAATCCTTAGCAACTGCTTCAGGAATGTAAGTTTTCCCACGATTGAAAAACTTATACTTTACTTCGGCACGCGGGTACAACTTCGTAACTGCGTTCTGCATTGTAAACTTATATAAATCATTGTCTAAAATAGATTTGATTAACATTATAACCTCTTAAAATATTAGTGAACCTTTATCATCCCATTTGGTATAAATCTTACCATCTTCTCGGATGATCATATATTTCAAAACATTTTTCATTTCTTTACTCATACAATCATCGTCCACCACCGTAGAAATTCCCTCAACCGAATACTTCATAGCTCCAAAGGGTAATCTTTCCAACTCGTGACCATGATATTTAATATAATTAATAATCGTTTTCAACGTTTCCTTTTTAGCAGCATTTTCCACAATCCATTTGTCTTGTTTTGTATCTTCATCACTTGTATACAACTTTCTAAAAGTAACTTGATCAACTTCCATTTCAATTAATCTATTGAAGATTCTTTTTACATAAACATCGTCATATATATCAGTAAGATTGATAGACAACCTTACATTAAAATTCATTTTCTTTAAATTATCAACAACATAACTAATATCAACTTGTCGATCTATAGGCATAACCATTATATCAGCATTATTGTTAGAATCAAAAATATCTACTACACTCAAACTAATAGTGGAAATATCCTCAAACCAATCGGCATAAAGTTCAATTACTTCCAACAAACCAACACTACTTGCAATACCACTTGTTTGTAACTCAATCCACTTAAAAGGGCTACTCAAATTACGATTTATACTAAGAATATCAACTACCGCATCCATATTATCAAGAGGCTCACCGGTTGAAGTCAACATTAAAGTGTTAGTTCCATTATCCCTTGCAAACTCCATACGTTTCTTTACGTTTCTCAAATATTGAAGTCTGTCCTCGGATTTTTTAAACTTTCTATTCTCTTTGTTCATGTGAGAAACACAAAAAGGACATCTATTAGGACATTTAGCTGGGATAACGATTGATAAACTTTGTACTTCCACTCTATAACCTTTCTCTTTTTAAACTACCTAAATATACGAAATAAATGTGGATTTGTCAACTGTTTTCTGATCTTTTTTCATATAATTTATGTTCTCTAATGTAGTTTAAAACCTTACGGGGCAAGTATCTTCCTGCAACGGTAACTCCACTTTTCAACCAATTACGTACCAATGTTGCTGATAAACTATTCCGTTTTACATCAATTACGATAATCTTATTAATGTTTTTTGATAGAATAGGATTAGAACTAATAATTTTTGCAATATCATCTGTACCTCTACCAATAACTACAAGGCTCGCCATTTCAAAAATCTTTTCTGGTTGTTTCCAATTATGAAATTCTTTTAGATTATCACTCCCCATAACGAAGAACAACTCACTTTCTCTAAACATATTTTTATATCGGCGTAACAGCTCATATGTATACATTTTTCCAAATGAAAGAGCATCTACTCCACCAACACTATAAATACATCCATCAATCGGAGCACTATCATCGAAAATTTCCTGAATCATATTGATTCTATGTTCGACATCTTCTAAACCATTTTTGTCATATTCATTATTTGTTGGCTCAAACATTAACCAACTTAGACTTAATTTTTTCGCCACTAATTCAGCAATCTGAACGTGCGCAGTTGTTATCGGATTGAATGATCCGCCATAAATACCAACTTTACCCGTCAATCTCTGTGTCATCTGGTAACTCCACTTCTATTAAATCCAATATAAAATACCATGATTCATTCCTATCTTCTTCTGATACTTGAGCCAACAACTTACCTGCTTCTTCTGGCGAAATCCTAAACGTTACTCGATTTCCATGATTATATAAAAAAGGAATAAGTTCAGATACATCAGCATCCATCGCTATAAACTCAAGTAACAATGAATACAAATCTAAATCCCATACACATTGACCCAACTCTTTGGCTTGTTCTTGAACAAATTCAACAAACTTGTCCTCGTCTATACATGAATCATATACCCATGAATCAAGTTCATTAACATCTTCAATCGACAAACCTAACAATTTTTCCATCCATTTATCCATAATATATCTCCCACGTTATATTATATTAAACGAACTAAAAACATAAAAGTTCATTCATATATAAATATTATGGTAATTCACATCCCACTTCTGTAATCTCAGTTTGTAACCCTAAATACTCAAGTTTGTCTTTCATTTCAATAGCTTTTTCTTTGTCAATGTTCTCTACTATCGGACAAGAACCATTTACGTGAGTGATTAAAGTAAATGATTGAGCTTCGTCAAGTTCCAAACCGCATACTTCCATCAGTGCCATCTGCACATCCGAGTGATGATTTACATCGTCATTGATTAGGTGTAAACTATACATCTTTCTTACCTTTCTTTTCGTTCTCTATTATATCCATTATTCGCCGTGTGGCTACATCGGTTATTCGTTTCTTAGCCATTTTTGAGTGACCGTCCATTACCTGTTGAACGGTCACTATGACTTCATGAATTTTGTTTTCTAAATCTTTGTTAGACATTTCTATCCAAAATTTGAAATTCTAAAGGTTTCCAACCTTTTGCTTTACGAATCTTATTGAAGTTTTTTACGTAGGCACGAGTTTCATCAAGCTCCATCGGAATGATTCTTACTTTGAGACCTGTCTTTTCATCCAAGTTCATACGTTCAGCAAAAACTGTTGAATCAACGCCAGTAATCAAAGAATCTCCACGATTCTTTTTCAAGTATGTTCCATTCGGCATACATACAATCATATCATAATCATCATTAATTACTTTGACACGAAATTCAAAGTGTCCTCTAATATCCATTTTTCTAAACTTCATACACGTTCCTTTCTTTGTTTTTCTTTATATGAAATGATCCAATTAGGCTGTGTTGCTAACCATTCATCTTCGTCGGGAATATCCCATTCAATGTTACCACAATCGTAACATCTTACACCATAAGCGCCACTGGCCTGTTCGCACAAGGCGTTCCAGGCTCGATTCCAAGACCCACGATCAAGAAATAATGATCCACATTTTTCACAAGTAGGTATTTTAAAGAAGTGACAAAACGATTTAAAAAATGCTTTAATCATTTAAAAATAATCTTTCTAACTGTTTTTCTGTTATATCATAAAATCCATCTGGCCAAGTGTGACAACGACCATCCGAATCTATCTCAATTTTGTGTTCATTAAACATTACATAATATCCACTTAACTTTTGTTCCATAATCTGAACGCGAACATCATTAAAAGAATATTCACTTTCAATAGTTCCAATGAAGTTATCTTTAGGATCATATAAAAAACACATGATTTGTGGTATGTTATTTATTTTAATCATAATATCCTCATTACATATTTGCTATCATTTCTTCAACTAAAATCAAATCTTCAGCAACAATATTCAACTCTCGTTGTTTTTCTGCTAACAAATCATTCAACACTTCAACTTTATTTTGATAAATTATTTCTTTGAGTTCGGCAATTTCAGCTTCCAAACGTTCTTTTTTAGCATACATCTTTTTTACATAACTAAAATCTTGTTCCATTTTATATATCCTTATTTTACGGGATTCCAAATAGTTAATCTATGTTTTAATTTACCTATTCTTTCTATATCAGTAAAACCCTCAGGAATTTCTCGACCAGTTCTTTTCCAATTTTTACGAGCTTCACCTTTAGACCGAAACAATCCAAACATAACTAATATATCAAACATATCTTCATCAGGTCCAACACCAACAAAACCTTCATCTTCACCAAACAAATGTTTGAATAAATCTACATTTGATTCTAAATTATCATTTTGTACGATAACATTAAACTCTTGACCCATACTCATTTTATTTTTTCCTTTCTCAAACATACCTAAATATACGAAAAAACGGCGTCTTTGTCAACTGTTTTTTTCAATATTTGTAACTTTTTTTCATTTTTTCTCGTATACTATATAAACGAAAGGAATAAACCATGTTTACAAACATTATTTTAGGAATTATTATTTTGATTTTCGCCATACCATTTGTCTACATTATTATTGCAGACCTATTTGACGTGGCGAAACGATTAAAACCATACATCATATTAGCGTTCAACAAACTCACATAAGGAGGCTTATCATGAAACTTTTACTAACTTTTTTACTTGTCATTTTATTCGTGTCGCCAACATTAGCAAACAGCGAACGACTTATTAAAAATGCGTTACCAAATTATGAACTTGCATTAAGTTCAAATAATAACGGGCTAATCATTTCTGCCGTTGAAAATGTAGTTGAATTAAAAATTCGTGCTCCATATTTAGATTTGTCAAAGATCATAACTAAACTTGATAAATTGTCTGAAAGTGAAACACCTGAAATTAAATACAAATCTTTTGTTGTTAGTTCATTTCTTAAAAATCCACACTTTTTTACTTGGCTAAAAGATAAAAACGATCAAGAAAAACTTGAGTTAATGAAAAAAATGTTGTCTCATTTAGAACAATTCGCTAACAAAAAACATAAGGAGAATTAATTATGAAACAATTTTTTATTATTCTACTTTCATTGTTGTTTGTTGTTCCTGTAATGTCTCAAGATACTTTATCTGTCAGGACTTTTGATGATCTTGGCCCAGCCCTTGAGAAAAAACTTGAGCCTCTCAAACAACTTGAATCATTACCACACGACGATTGTAATTGCGAAGAATGTATGGTAATCAAAAACAAGGTTGCTGACGAAGTTGACGCCATCGTTTTAGATGTCGATATTCAACTTGAACCCTGGCAATCTCGTACATTCCATGAAAAAATAAAATATGGTATGAACAAGATTGAAACACTTAATAAACTGGGCGAAAAAATTCGTAACAAGGAGCGTCTTCGGCATAGACACCACGATCACGAATGCGAAAAATGCCCGAAAACATTGGAAAATTAATCATAGGAGTAATAACATGGAACTTGGATTTTTAGTACCTGTAGCATTTTTGTTCTTAATCGGTTGGATTGTTAAAACAATCTCTGACAACAAAGTAAGAAAACGTGCTTTAGAAAATGGTAATCTCAATGAAAGTATCAAACATCTATGGCAAAAATCTTACGCGAATCGTCCACTACAAAACATTAAATGGGCTATTATATTTGCCGGAATTGGATTCGTAATACTTCTTGCTCACCTGTTCGCCCTTGCTGAAGCTGTCGCTATTGGATTCGTATGTATTGTTGTCGCTGTTGCTTTACTTGTATATTATAAAATGGAAAAAAATAAATGTTAAAACAATCCTACCTAATAAAAAGGGCGTCATTCTAACCCCCAGACGCCCTTTTTTTAATTCAAATCCTCTTTTGATTCTACTATTACCGTTACATCGGGACGCCCTAACGCTTTAGCAAGAGTTTCTAACATAAATGTCGTCTCAACCTTTTCTTCAGTTGTCACTGGACTATTCACTCTAATTTTGAATGTTCCATCCGACGGCAATGAACTTATTTCTTTAATCAACCTATTTGCTAAATCATCTACCTCTTTCTCATAATCTGTCATATTATATTCCTTTCCCTAAATCGTCTAAAAACTTTAACATTCCTTTTTCAATAAAATCATATACGTGTTGGGCGACATACTCAAGTTTATCTACATGAAATGAATCATGAGAAGGATTTTCACTAACTCCACTTGAGCAGTTACATGCGCTCATAGAGATTAATCCAAACCATTGACCTCTTTCATCTTCGCCAACTTCCGAGATAATCCAAAAAGAGTTACCAAACTTTACTACATTTCCTTTATTATAACGTCTCATTTGTCTTTTACTATAACAGTTTTTTCATTTATCAAACCAACAATAAGTTGTGTTTGTAACTCAACAAATTCTTCTAATTCATCTACACTCATTTTATCCAATATCTCTTGTCGCTCTTTCGCGGGTTTCCCCATAAATTCTAATATATCAATTTCCATATGCGTCTACGCCTCCAAATGATTTATACAAACTATTTAATGTTACTATTTCTATTTTTTCCAATCCACCAGTTCGCTGATCAAATTTTCTCTCTATATCATAAACAACCTTTGACGCCTTTTCTATCGATTCTTCACTTAAATTAAACCTATTACTTTCAATCGCACTTTTTATTCTTCTAAACTTACCACGAATGGATGCTCTTTTCTCAGTATATTCAACAATATTATTTGCATCTTCAAATGACTTTATAGGATCACTCCAAGTTTTTATAGGCGTCGATCCGTGATACAAATCCCAATCACCGGTTTCTTTATTAAATGATAAAATCCAATTACCTTTACGACGAAATTCCGTGACCTCAATCATTTCCCAATCTTGATCTTTCGCCCATTCTTTTATAACGAAATCAAGTGCTTCTCCCTTTGACGAAAATTCAGCGACCCGGTTATCAACTTTCTTAGCGTTTACAATCCACCTTTCTTTACCATCACCTGGCATCAATACTCTACTTACACCATAAACACCTAATGTAAATAATTTATTATCCATAGGCGAATTATCACTAATTTGACCAAAAAAATCTAAAGCGATTCTATATTCTAATGCAGTACCACTCATGGTATATCCTTTTTCACAAATGAATATGATTCATAAACATCTAATCCTACCACTCGTCCAAATGTCGCCGTTGAATCACTCGTCAGGCGAAAAGCAAACATAAAAGGTTTTCCATTTTCATCATGAAAGTTTGATGGTTTATTGTTAAACAATCGTTTCTCAACTTTACATACAATAATATTTTTATATACACCTTTTAATTTGAAATATCGTCCACTCATATATTGTGATGTCGCCACCTTTTTCGTGGGCTCGCCATCTAAATTTCTCAAATATGAGTTGTACTCAAATATCCATATATCTAATTCGGCTTGAAAATATACCTCGGTGTAAAAATGTTGATCCCAATGTTTTATTTGCCATAAGCCAGAATGCGGGTGTCCGGCGACACCCACACTAACTAATATAATGAATATTAAAATAAGTTTTTTCATTTAGACGCTTCCGTATCGGGACGACTTGCTTCAGTTTTATTTGTTCCATTAGCAACCAAATCCAAAAGTTCTTCTGTATGTAATAGATCGGCAGCTTTTTTGACTTTAGGAACAATTACTTTGTATATTTCTTTTACCAATCCCAAGAAAATATATTTCATGAAAACAAATGTTATTCCAAATACAATCGCCGTCCAAATACTACCGGTAGACGCGATTAAAACTGCTAAACTTGTATATAACACACTCGACATACTTGTTTGAAATTTATACCATTTTGAGTTAAGTTTTTTATCCCACTTCAAAATAGATTCAATCTTTTTCTTGTCCTTTAAATCCTTACTACCGAAAATCGTATCACCGTCTAACATTCCTATAACAATAAGTAATACAACAGTGATTACAAGTTCAAGAATAAACATAATCCACATATAAAAAATCGTTATCGACTCACATGCCGAATTTCCGTAGTAATAACCATAAATAACTACGGCAGGAATAACTAACCAACCTAAGATATTACCTAAAGTTGTTTTAATTGCTTGCTTCATAACATTCTCCTTATTTTATTGTTTATATTCCAATCCAATCTTCAAAATCTTCTTTTTCGACTTCTTTATCCCACGAAAAATTAAATCCCAACCAACAATATATCGCAGGATTCTTTTTCAATGTCAATCGTCTCGGTATGATATAACGATACCATATAACATATACACCTTTTACAGGTGACCCGAGTAACCTATACAACTTGTTTAGCATTAGCTTCTGCCTCCATTTGTTTAAATTCTAAATCTATATCTTTACTTACTTGTATATTTTCTTTATATAATGTATTTAATCGTTTCGCCGTCTCTTTTGTGAATATTCTCTTGTCCATAAATTCTTTATAATAACTTTCTAATACATTAAAATCTTGTTCAACTATTTCAAGAGCATCATCAGCCATATGAAATTGTAACAACTTGTCTCTATTCTCTCGGATTAATTGAGAAATTATATAAAACTTTTTTCTTATGTGTTCGTCTTTATCTTCCCATATACGAATACTATCTTTTTTATATGAAGCATGATTTTCTTCTGTACGATAACGTTTTACACCATCACTATCTTTCAATACAAGACGTACTTTCATTACTTTATACTTAAACTCACCATTCTTTAAAACAAGAACTCTATCACCTACATGAATATCACTATTTGTATTGACGCCAACTAAATCGTTCGGCCCCACAGTTTGAAAATGTATGTTACCATTACCTGATGGTTTTGTTGGTTGAATAACATATTCTAATTGTCTATCATGAACTTGAACTCTCGCAACACTCCACGTATCAGTATTATTGTAACCGAGTTCCGGATGATTCTCTCCAAACCTAACAATGTCGCCCAACGCAAATGTTTTCGCTAAAGTAACTTCTTTAGTAGAGAATATTTTTTTCGTTCCCTCTACATGAATAAGTACACTACCCGTTTGCACTATTGGTTGACCAACGGTTTCTACAACAAAATAACTTCCTTTTGGAAATGTTGTATTTTTATACTTACAATCTTTTGTCGTAACTACAATGTCACGCGGGTTTATTTTGTTTGCGCTCATTTCTCAACTTTTGATTTAATTCTAATTTTCTAATCTTTTCGTCTACTCTTTCCTTTTCCACAAGAAGTTCGGCTAAATCGAGTGCGGAATCACTTCCATGTATTCGCATGATTTACCTCGCTTCCAGAACTTCCACATTCATACCGTATATACTTGCAGCGGCGTGTGTGGCATCAAAAATATTATACTCAAAAACAGTTCCAACTTTCATTTCACCAACGAATACATTATAGGCTCTCATAGATAACTCCAGTCTTATATGATTTATATGTTTTATAAAGTGCTTGAACTACTTGAATCACAATTAAAGTTATAAAAATAATCCAAAATAATGACATCTTTTCTTTCCTTTTTTAATGTACCTAAATATACGAAAAAATATAACCTTTGTCAACTGTTTTCTGATATTTTTTTATGTACTCGGTGTGTGTATAACCGCGTGAGCATTAGGTATTTCAAAATTCATCAAAGTTCTATATTCTTCTATACTATATTTTGGTTCATAACCGGTTGGAACATTACCATCATATACCCATTTAGGATCAGCGTAAAAGACTTGACTTTTCTTTTCGATTTTCCAAATCTCATTCAACTTCCTAATATCTTCTTTAGAAAATTCTTCGTGATATAAAAACTTATCAAACTTATATTTGACGTGTCTCATATTCGCCACGTGTTGATCGATTAACGCTTTAACAAAATTTTCTTTCTTACGAAGCTCAAGAGTTGTCTTGTTTGTATTCATCAAGGCGAATAACTTCTTGAATTTCATACATATATCATCGTCTTTTTCTCTCCATATACGGACATCGTCACAATCTACATAAAATCCAATATCACCACCACCAATAGAATCAGCGACCAGATATAACTTACCGGTTTCATCCCATTCTTTTACAATACCGATAACACCTTGAGATTCTCCACATTTGACTATAACCCGACCACCTTTACACGCTATCAAAACTTCCTCACCATTTGGTTTCCTATCTATTAAACTCGAGGCATCCCAATAAAGTTCCATTTCACTTTCATAAAATCCAACATTGGTTTCTTTGACGCCCCACAAATGATCGTCTGACAAATACTTCCCGTGATAAACTTTAAGAGTTAATATATCACCTTTCTTAAAGCGTTCCATTCCACGTTTGACATCAACCTTTAGTTTTACCTGATCACCGGATTTCATTATAGTTTCACCACTCCACCTGATGTTTTACGTCTCACATTAAAGTCTTTAATTCTCTTGGCGAAATCCCTATTAAGTTTACGAGATTCATAACGTCTTTCCATTTCAGCGTTCGCCAGAGACTCGTTCTTGTACTTATCAACTAAACGATATACCTTTTCACTTGTATCATAACGATACAACAACCATTCTTTCTTACTATACTCAACAACCAAAAATAACTTCGGTCTACCCACTCTCATGACTTACCTACTTTCTTTTTTAGTGTAAACCCTGTTACATACAGGGCACTTTAGTTCGGCAGTAACCACACTCGGCTCATTGGAACGCCATACAAATCTTTCTGTATATTCCAATGCGACCTGTTCATTATTATTTTTACAACTTGGACATAAATAATTTTTTCGTCCAACTTTCTTTTTCGTCTCAAACACTTTGCGCCTCCGTAACCCTTTTGATTTGGTGGCGCAAACGTGATTCGTGTTTGTCCATTTCACGTAATCTATTTTCTTCATTTACCATATCATTCTTTTTTGTAGATTTGGCAATAGTTGAATACTTTTCGCCATTCCACTTCATTAAATGATATCGGTTTTCCCATGCAACAATCACATATTTCAGCTTTCGTCCAGGGTCATTGAATTTCTTCATGTTTTTTGCCTCCCGAGCAACTTTCTTTTTCAACGGAATAACCTTTACGGTTATCTCGTCATTATCTTCATTAAACTTGTATATTTTCATCGTAAGTAATTAACTCCATATACATCAGTTCCAGCTAAAGGATCATCATTATAGATGTTTCCACGAGCATGTTTAGCAGGAGCACTCCAGCTCGCAGGTTTATAAATATCTCCAGTAGCGATTTCAACAAAAGCATAAACCGAACGATCATGGACAACTTTAGCAAATTTACGACCAAACGTTAAATCCCAGGGTTTGGGCGACAAATTAGAAAAGTTCTCCAAAATGTGTTTTTCGTCACGTTCACGTAACAAAACCATAAAGTTCATAATCGCTTCATCAAAATTTTTATTACTCATTTTCAAATCCTTTCTTGACTTGTTATACCCAAATATAATCAATTCGGGCATAACAGTCAAGGGCTTTTTTAATTATTTTTCAGTAAATAGTTTATTCAACGCACGGGCAAGAGGTACAACTTGAGTAACATTAATATGTGTAGCATCTTTACCATACATCATTTTAAATCTACTCATATCAGGATCAACTTTTGATGTGATGAAGAATGACAAGATTTTCACACCATTCGCCCGAATCTTATCTACATTATGTTTCGCGATTTCATAAGCATTCATTCTTGAATACTCAGGAAGATTCTCATTTACCATATTAGGATAACCATCAGAGAAGTTTATAAAGTAACCATCTTTACCGCTCATTGATTTGAGAATGTCTTTCATCACCGCTTCATAACATAGACCTTCTGGAGTAATTCCAAAAGTTCCGATATAAGGAAAGAGTTTTTGAATCTTTTTGAACTTATCTTTCCTTGAATCATATGCGATAACCATCAGAGGAATTTGATCATAATTATACCATTTACTCCGACGAGTTTTGGGTTTAGAATAAGTTCCACGAAATGAAATCACAACTTCAAGATTTTCAACTTGAGTAGCAGCGTAAGCAATCGCTACTGCAGCGATCATTGTGTTTTTCCATTTTTCACCACTCATTGAACCACTCGCATCAATAGTAATATGAACAACAGCGTTACCGTATTGATCTTTGTTGATTGTCTCAAAGATTTGAGTAGTACCAACACCTAATTGATGTAATAGGCGACGATCTACTTTCCCAAAGGTTTTACGTTTACTTTTATATACCTTAGTTTCATTTCTAACTTGTAGTTTCTTCGCCAGAAGTTTTCCTAAACGAGTACCAGTAGTCACAGCTTCTTGTGATTCAGAATCAATCTTCGCTTCGTAAATAGGGTTATAATCTTCGTCACGTTCCCCTGTGTAATCCTTATCACAAATCCCAAATGTCAACATAATGTCTTTGTTGAGTTTTCTAACTACATAAACATCGGTACCGGTTTTAGAATCACCTTGAACGTGTTCAACTGTCGTTCCAGCATCCTCAATATCTTTCAATGTCTTAGCATCTTTTTTACTCAAACCTTGTTTCTTAACGTCACCGTCTAACATATCGGATTGAGTTTCCAACTCTTTTTCAAGTTTCTTTTCATCTTTAGAATCTAAATCTTCAGGTTCTTCTTCGGGTTCTTCATCTTCCGATTCATCGTCAGAATCTTCATCGTCGCTCTCATTACTTTCACTACCATTACTATCAGATTCATCATCAGTTTCATCTTCGTCTGATTCTTCGTCACCATCTTCACTTTCGTTACTATCGTTACTATCGTTACTTTCGTTATCATCGTCATTTTCGTCTATATCTTCATCAGTTCCATCAGCATTTCCGCCTTTGGAATTTTCACTATCGTCGGATTCTTCATCATTTTCAGTCTCGTCAGTATCACCATTACCAGATTCATCAGATTCGTTTTCATCATTTTCATCAGATTCGTCGTTTTCACCGTTTGTTGAAACACCATCATCGGATGAAACATCGTCGTTTTCATCTTCGTTTTCAACGGAATCGTCATTTTCATTTTCATCAGATTCTTCTGATGGTTCATTACTTGGCTCAGGTGTTCCGCTATCACCAGGATCAGAATCATCTAAATCACCAGCATCTTCGTAATCGTCTCTATTATCATTTTCTTCAGGAACATCTTGACTTGATCCATCACCGTCCTGCGGATCGCCTTGATCTGAAGATTCTTCGTTTTCATTTTCTTCATCTTGTTCGGGCTGCGGTGTAGGAATATTTTTAACAATCATTCTAACAACTTCAATCGCAACGTCAATAACTTCTTGAGTATTCTCAAGACGAGAAATGTTGGCGACATCAATAAGATTAATAATATCTTCTAATCCAGGAAGAGCTTTAGGATCACTCGCGGGATTAATGTGATTGACAATTCTAAAATTGTATGATTTAAAATTTGGTTCACGACCAAAAGAACTTTCCAAACCTTTAGTGATAAGTTTAGAATGAAAATATTTCTTATACAATGCTGTATAATATGGTTCGTAACCAGGAATCATCTTAATCATTTTATCATCAATACGACGATCTTCAATATAATTTTCATAACTTTTTACGATTTTACGAATAATAACATCTAAATTATGATGTTCCGCATAACCAATTCTTGTAAATTCGTCAATCAAATCTTGTGGAATTGTCCAAACATTTTTGGCTCCCCAACTATCCATCAAGTTTTTAAGAGCTTCCCAATCAGTCCAAAGAATATGACTTGACTCATGAAGTGCTAAACCAACAACAGAATCAAACTCTTTATTCTTACATACAGCAGAAAGAATAACCTTATCTTCTTGATCGGTTACGTATGAATGACCTTTAAGATTATATACAACAGGAATGTCTTTACGTGTAGCGATTTTTACGAATCGAGCGACTGCTCTACGATATGAAGCAAGAGTAATCAAATCTTTGTTATGTTTTGGAAGTTGACCTAACCAATAATTTGAATACAAATCATCAGTAGAATTTTCATCTTCGTCGCCAAAACCATAACGATCTTTAATTACTTCCTCTAAATAGTCAACATCGTTATATGTAAGTTCTTTACTCATTTAGTCCTATCCTTAATTTTTATACTTAAATATAACGAATTCCGACGTATTTGTCAACTGTTTTCTGGTTTTTCTGGTGAAAAAATTTTATCCCACCAACATATAATTGTTGCGATTATGGCGAGCCCGATAAAAAATACTAAACCACCAATAAATATAATTACAAATAATGTTCCTATCATTTTAATCCTTTATGAACAAAATAATGCTATTAAACCACAAATCCCTATAAACATGAATCGAGACTTTTGTTCTTCTGATGAAACTAAATATCCTATTACTCCAATGAATAAAAAAAGTAACGCGAGTGATGTCATATTTAATCCTTTAATATTTTTGTATGTTGATATAAATAATATGGGAATGAAAACATTGTGATAAGTCCGGCGACAACTCCAATGATTTGAAAGATACCAAATAATATAACCATGAAATATATATCCTTAAACCATACACCAATAACGGTACAAATAATAGTACATCCAAGTAATATTAAAAATCCAACCGTCATAACTAATGATTCTCTTTTCTCAAGATTCTTTATATCTACAAAATAGTTCCCTGTGAATTTCATATCAGTCCTCTAATTTCTCTATCAAATATTGTGGGTATAAAAAACTCGCGACATATAAAACACAAACTGCTAAACAACCAACAATAACAATCGGTAATCCTATCATCTTTGTTTCTAATGATGAATTCAACCATGTATTGAAAACTAACCACCATTCAGCATAATTGAAATAATGTATTAGTGTCGGAGCAAATTTGATCGCTAAATATAATTGAACCCAAAATGTTAATAACTGTAACGCTACAACTTTTCCTTTTTTCATAATACCTTTCCCTCAACCTTTACCTTTTTATATGTCTTAATTTCGTGTGGGCGAATAATATGAACTTTCTTAGTTCGTTCATCAACTAAATGAAGATATACAACCTTATTAAAGTTTTCTACACGAGCATAATTATCATCGTTGTCGCCATCAAGTAATATATTCAACACGCGACCATCATGATAATAATATGTCATATCATATATTCCATCCATGTCTACTGTCGCCGTCGATTCAACTGTACAACTCGATAACAATAACCCAACTAATAACAATAACAAAAATCCCTTTAACTCTTTTGTAAATTCTATCATTCTTCATCCCCTTTCGGTTTTAAATGTGGAAATAACTTGTAAAAACGCTTCCACGCCGTCTTTCGTTTTTTTCTTGGATAACGTAACCAACCACGCTGCGGGTGACCACTACCCTTATTTATAAAATCCTTGTTATCTTGTCTGGGACGCTTAGGCATCTTGTTATACTTTTGACGTTCCTCACAAAATTTACTTCCTCTATAATTTTCCCACCATATCTCCCGAACATCCCCTAATACCTTTAGATTCTTCGCCAGTTCAAAGATTTCATCAAGTATAGGATTACGATAATCACATTCATCTTTCAACTCTACAAACTTGTCATATTCCATCGGCCAAGTTATTGACATTAAATATATCATTCGTCGGTTCATCTTATTTCTTGACATCTTTTTCATTAGAACTCTCCATCATTTGCTAAATGCCACTTTTGACAATATGGACAAAAATAAACTTTCCATACTATACGTTCCCTATATCTCTCATTAGCTTCCCGGCCCCAAGCGAGTGCTTCTAACTCACTATTATATTGTTTCTTGTCACCACACATCTTTCGTCGCCGTTCTGCTTCTTCCTGTAACTCAGTGTCCCTGAGTTTCTTTTGTCGTCTTTTCTTTCTTCGTGTCATATCAATTCAACGGTTTAATATACAATCCATCTTTATAGGCGATAAAACCCTCTCCACCAAACCAACTCTCGGCTTCCCTACACATTTCGCCAGGTTTATGATCAAAACCACATTTTACACATTTACCATTTAGATAATTTTTCTTAAAGTTATCACAAAAATCTGCGATGCTCATAACAGTAAAATATTGATCAAGATAAATATCCCATAATTCTTCACAAGTCATTTTTGTCGTCTGACTCAACTTCCATATTCTACGTTTATTACGATTTCGTAACCTATTGAGATTCATTGTAACTCTCCATCTAAATAACCCAATATCAACTTTACAAGAGCATATATCAATGTAACACCACCAAAGAATATAAATCCTGCTGCGAGTGTTTGGAACGCTAATGATAATCCTACTGAAAATAATAATGCTCCCATAAATAATACTTTTACCAATTCACTTTTATTCATTACATAATCCTTTCTATTATGTTTGTCGCCTTTTCCCAATTCCTGGCGAAAAATCTATTAATCTCAAATTTATTTAAACTATATATCAAAGTAATCAACAAACCAATTACTATAACAACCATATAAAGCAATAACACAGATTTAAGTTCTATACTATAAGTTTGATGAATCCAAAGAGCTAATACGGCGAGCCCGTAAAGAGCAGCAAAAACACCTAATGAAGTTAAAGTTGTTTTCCACTTTTTAATCATAATAACCCAGGGACGCCAGAACAAAAATCGTAACAACTCAAAAATCTTCAAGGCGACAAAAACAAGAATTGTCAATATAAACTTCAATACTCTTAATATGTAATATAAAATTATCCCAAACATTTCTTAATCTCCTTTATTAAAAGTACTGTCACAAATAAAGTAATTCCACCTAATATACCAACTATAAATGCTTCTACTAAAAAATTTACAAACGGACTTAACATAACCTCTGTTCCTTATAATATTATTTAACAAGATTCATTCTTTTAATTGAACGATTACTACTTGTACTCAATACATAAAAATAAGTTCCACTCGCTAACTCACTACCATCAAAATCTACGGAATAACTACCAACATTCAATCGACCATTAACTAATACTTCAACAACCCTACCCTGAATGTCATATACAACTAACTTAACATTGTCGGTATTAGGAATACTAAATTCAATCGTAGTGTTCGGATTAAATGGATTCGGATAGTTTTGAAAAACATTAAACTCAATAGGAATGTCGCCTAACGTCTCAATAGAATTTGGTTCTTCTACCTTTGGTTCGGTTAACGGACTCTCGTAGGCACCTAAATCAGGTAACCCAGGACCACATCTCGGATTTCCCTCTATATCTAATTCGGGAGCATAATACATCGTTGAATCAACTAATATGGAATCAACTCCAGCTCCAATAGCGGATGAATAATCACTTAAATGATAATCGTTGTTTTCAAGTGAAACAAACACTGTGTCGCCCAATGTCTCACCGAATGGGGCATAAATCGAATTTGATATTGTCGCTTCTCCATCATGTGCGTTTAAAGTAACACTTTTTGTAATAATAGAATTGATAACTGTTATCTTTAATCTACTCTTGTCGGTTTCTTGATAGCCTTCAATCGGACCGGTAACAGTTGAATTCATAATAATAGAATGAAAAACTTCCTTTGGTTCTTTACGTTCACTCTCACTATAAAGATAAATACCAGTATAAAAATCAAGTCCATAAACTATACTATTCGTCATTTCAGTAGAAGTAGATATGAAAGCAACTCCGGCGAAATGATTTGAATTCACAATAAGATTGCGTAATTTACAAGAAATGTTTTCATTAAAATTATTAGACATACATAAAACTTGAGCGCCATAGTCTTCAAATCCCCAACTAATTGCTCTACCCCCTTTAATAGTAAATCCAATTACTTCACTACTATCAGCTTGTACCCATAATGCTTCGCCAGAACCTAAATCACCATCAATAATTGTATTCAAAATATGAAAATATCTGGCGTCCAATATAAATTCTGAAGCTAAAACAATACTCTTGTTAAGTATAACATTTGAGTATGTTCCATCACGAACGATTATTGTATCACCATCTGCTACGGAATCAATAGCCGTTTGAATCGTCGGATAATTATCCGGTACATATACCGTTTCACCAAACGATAACGACACTAAAACTAAACTTAACAAAATAACTAAATACTTCATAATATAACCCTTTCTTTGTTTATTTACTTTCATCTAATATATTATCTATATACCAAATATCTGCTTCGGTAATCGGATCAAATTCTTCCTTGAAATATTTACGACCAAATGAATCTTCTATATATCCACTTTCGCCCACATTCCACTGATCACGAAACATCAATCCATCATATTCTTCCTGAGTAATGTATATCCGCATCCAGAATCGCGGTGGTACATCATACATCGCTTTTACATACCTGTACTTCTGTCCTCGGTATTCCATCTTAAACTCCATATCCATTTATCAACTGAAATTGTTTCAACTTCTCAATCTCAATCTTAGTTCTAATAATATCCAACTCCAATTTAATTATTTGAGCTTGACGCTGATCGATGATCTTACTTTTGAGTAATCTCATAACATCTTTGTATACATCACTATTTCTTGACATTTTTATTTCCTTTTACACTAATATAAGACTTTTTAGAATACTTGTCAACTGTTTTTTTCAGATACCATTGATAAATGGCGAAAATCTTATCAAAAAATGTAACATCACTTACTAAGTAACAACTGTGTTCTTGACCAGTATACTTCACTTTATTATCATGAAATATCTTTTCTTTTCCATACTTAGTACAATAAATGTATTTACCATGTTCATTCTTGAATATACATTTTTCGCCAACTAAAATGTTATTAAAATACTTTTTTTCTAACTTCATTAAAATATCCCACTAAAACTTTGAAATGAAAATCCCATTATTAAAATTAAAAATACACCGATCGCCGTCAACAATGAAAATATCGATATTCCTACAAATTCCATCGGTGTCATACTTTGCAATGTTGTATTCTTGTCATATGTAAAATACAAAAATAAAACTCCAACAACTATCAAGAAAATTCCAGGGTTATCGGCGAAAACAAAAATAATCGACACCAATACACTTATTATTACTGAAATTAAAAGTATACCTACAAATAACCCTACTAACCAATGACTACCTTGATTAAAATTTTGTCTACTCGTGTACATTATATTTCCCTCGTGTTTAATTCAACTATAACTTTGTTTATCTCGCCCATTTCTTGTATGGAAGCACAAATGTAGCCAATAAGATAGGCGACAACCATCAAAAGAATACCTAATATAATCCATAAAAACATAATTTACTCCATCAAATATTTATCTAAATAATTTTTAATTATTGTAAGTTTCTTTACTGTACCATGTACGTAAAACATACTTGTATAAAATGAAATCTTTGTTTCTGTCCAAAACTCAATATACTTTTTTTCTTCACACTCAATACAAAATCGTCTGAAATCAGCCTTCCCAAAACCACTAACCTCATATCTCATTTTCGCTTCACTCATTATTAACCCTTTCCAAATAATCTAATCAAAATTGCTAATAACGCGGATAATATAACTAAATCTTGTACCTTTAAATCACTCACTGGTTTATCAAACCAACTAGCAACTTGTGGTGAAGTAGCTATCATTTCTAATACATGGGCGAGAAAATAAACAATACAAAATAAAACAAATAATCCTATAATTGTTCCCACAATTAAAAGTATAGCCTTTCCAAACCACGAATCTAAAATACTCCAAAATCCTAATGTAATCTTATTCCACATATAAAACCTTTCCACAAGTTAAAGTGTCAACTAAATATTAAAGTGTCAACTAAATTCGTTTTGTATATGTTATCAACACTGAATATTTCCTATCACTCATTTGATATTGTAACTCACATGAAACCCGTTCGTCGGGATATAGTGAATCTAAAAAATCATTTACCTTTTTCTCAAAACTTACTTCACGAGTATCTTCTATTAATTTAACCTGAAATTTCTTTGGTGACATAACTTATTCCTTTTAATTAGTCATTTATTAATAATAATCTTATTCCATCTTCACTTTTATAATTCCATCCAGCTATCTCGTCACTGTTCATATCATTGTGCGTATGAAAAAATACCTTGTGATTCTCGGTCTCAACATTGATAACTTCCACGGAATCAAAATGTAACTTACCCTTACTATCCCTACGAGCGGGACCGGAAAAATCGTCAAAACGACCATCTAACTCGGATACTTCCCAAACTAAACTACGGTTCTTCTTGTTCCAAGCACGTTTCATCAATTCCTTTGTTACATATAATCTCATTCCTAAAATCCTTTCAAATTTTATCAGTACTATAATATACAAAATAAAACCGTATTTGTCAACTGTTTTCTGATAAATCTGGTAACTTTGGTAAATCCACTTTCATAAAATGTGCTTCCTCTACCTCACTCTCGTACATAAACTGCCCGCTCGCTACATACATAAATCCATTAGCACACCTGTGTACTTCCATAAACATTAACTCCGGTTTAACGGTCTCACCATTCGGTCTGTCATACTTACCATATCGATAACCATAAAACCAATAACAACCTTCCTCTTTCGGAAATTCTCTACTCCATTTACTCATTCTAATTCTCCATTTCTCGGGGCGAGCCCGATACCAATCACTCTTTTAATAATTTTACGTTCGGAAACGGCGACTCCACCAATAATTACTTTAATTAATTTCTCGCCGCTAACCAATATCCTTTAATTAAAAATAATCGTTTCGGAAACTTCTCTGGGTTGCGGAATATAAATAACTTCACCATCGGTAAATATGTTCATTTCCTTAAACTCGTATAAAGGAAGTTCCTCAATATCATCTACTAAATCAATCGGTACGTTTCGTATAACCTTTTCACCTGAATCGTTGTGAAATATCATCTTGACTGTAACCATTAAATAACCTTTCCTTTCTTTACCTCTGTAATACTAACTTCTTAGTGTCTCTAAAATACGTTGTCGTCATTTGATAAAAATATACACCACTCGATACCTGTTCACCATTATCATTCCTACCATCCCACCGTATCTTGTAATGTCCTATATCCTTACTCTCGTCAACTAAAACCCTAACCTTGTTCCCTAACATATCATAAACTACTATCGTTACACTCGTGTTCTTTGCTATACTATACTCAATCGTCGTTATGGGATTAAACGGGTTCAGATAATTTTGAGATAAATCATACGATTTATCTCCGTCATTATCCTCACCAACAATTCGTGTAACTGTCGTGCTGACTTCATTCGACGGCCCACTCTCTAATACATTTAAAGAATCATCATGATATACTGCTGTGACTTTCCAATAATATGTCTCTCCCTCTGTAATCTGGTAATCATAATAAAAGGAATCTAAACCCGCTACATTATCTAAATATACCATCGTTCCTGCTTGTATATCCCTATACATCCTATAATCAATAAGTGTATAATTTGGATCATTAGGTGGCGTCCACTCTAAATGTATATATTCCTGAGAAAATAACCCTTGACTTAATAAAAATAAAAATATTAATAATTTTCTCAATGCGCCTCTCCGGTTACGGCGACAATCCTTATTTCTTCTTGTCCACCAATTCTGCTTTCATGATACTTACATCAACTACTATATATGCTAAAGCTAATAATACCATTCTCTCAAATGTATATATTCCAACATCAACACTTATTACAAATACAAAGTATACTATTAAATATGATCCAATTCTTTGAAAAACTCTTTTTGTGTGTTTATCCATTCTTTAATATCCCTTTTATTACATCAGCTAATGCTTTTAATCCCTCTAATGTGTCTACATGATATAAACCTACTCCAAATCCCTTATACCATTCTTTAGGTGACGGACATCCACAATGACCAGCAACCCGAACAACCTGACCATATTCCTTATGTAACTTCTCGGCGACATCCGCAGGAATACCCGGCCCTCGACATACCCAATATGTCCACGCTCTCTCAAATCCCCAACCTGAACCCTTAATCTCTCCAATTACGGATGTAGGTACTTCACCATCAAAAGGGCGACTGAATTTCGTATACTCAATACCAGCATACTTTAATTCTCTGATAATACCATCGTCACAATCCGCAACACCAGCATAATTCTTTAAATAATCATCCATTTCTAATACCTTTCTCTTATCCTAATACCTCTATTTCATATCTACCATCAGGTAAATCATTAATTCTGTATGTTAAATGTTTCTTATCCAACTCTTTGATAGCTTTACCGAGTTTGCTGACTACAAATCTCGCTATTACTCGTCCTTTCATTGTGTCGCCTTTCTTTTTATAAATTTCTTATCTCTATTGAATCATCATACTCTAAATCGTATACATACTCTGTAGAATCACTTAAAATCTCAATCGTAGTCTCAACTAAAAAATCTGTATATACACCTAATGAATCCTTTGGTACAATATATATCTGCTGAGCTAATGTGTAATACTCATAATAATCTTCATCCCACGCGTACCAGATCATCGAAATCGCTAATACACTGTCACTCGTCAATTTTGTGATGTCTGCCATATCAGGTGATAAAAATAACATTCCATCGTCGCCATTTGTAATACAAAATAAATCACTATCATCAAAACTCGTTTCAAGTGAATCTAAAAATTGTGTTTCTAATGAACTATATTCAAGACCATCGGTTACCCAAATCGTTGTCGGTAACTCTTGACCAAAACTTATTCCAACTAATAAAATGAATATTAAACTAAATCTCATTAACCCATTTCTCCCATTCTTTACGGGTATACCATTTATCTCTATAATAATGTCCTTTACACTTCGGACAAAATATGTGAATTAAATCCATACCACTAAGATTTTGCGTTCCCTTGTTACCACAAAATTTACATTTCTTTGATTTTATCTCCATGACTTACTAAATCTCATTGCTGATTCAGCACTACCACAATGCTTAATAGCTATAACAAAATGTGATCTTTCATCGTCACTAAAATTTCCATCTTTAAGACGTTCACTTTTATATTCGGCCCATGTCAATAAACGAAATAGATTTCCGGTACGTTTTAATATCTTCATAATATTTTGAGCAACAGTCTCTGTTTCGCTCTTATATACTATTGATTCATACGGAAAATTTGTAAAATCTGCTGGATATTTTTTCATAACGTTTCCTTTCTTATTTATTAGTTTTTGTCAAAAACTCCATCAATCTCTACACTTAATCTTTCTTCTTCTGTCATTTCTCTAAATGAATAAATAGCACGTTCCATCTTATTCAAGTCAGCAAAATGTGTTCCCGTTACGCGCCAATCTCTCGGTGATACATCCTTTGTAAACTCGTCGTAAACTTCTTTGAATTCCTGAAGTTTTTCTAACATTTTCTTTTTCTTCTTGTCAAATGACTTACTCATTGTTAATCCTTTCTTCTATCGGTACATTAAGTTCAAATGAAGCAATCGGGTCGCCCATTGAATAAGGTACATACGCTTCAAAATCCTTAATCTCTTGAAGTGTACTTACTTCTTTACTTGTGTATATATGGATCACTCCGTCTTTGCCCTTTATATAATGATATAACGTTTTAAGACTTTCAACATATACTAATAATGTATATCCCACGGGCTTGAGCCAGGTGTTCGGTTCAACTTCCCTATATCCCATCTTAGTTAGTTCTTCTTTCATTTGTTTTCCCAAAATTTCTTGACTGCTTCTAAATACTCATTTAATTCATTCCATTCAGCTTCGCTGATACGCTCATACATTTCTACACTATACGTATCATATCTCTGGTAATCCTTTACCTCTTTCTTTATATTGATTTCTCCCTTTCTCATAGGGCTTCTTGGCTCGTCGCCGAAGAAAACTATTATAGCATCGGCTTCTACCCATATAACGCCATTAGAATCTAAATCAGCACTATGTAATTTGTAATAAAAACGCTGATCATTTCCAAAAGTACCTTTGTAATAAGCACCATTCTCATTGATGTCTTTTACTATCGCTAAATTTTTAGCATTAATCCTCTCAAATTCTTTCTCGTCGTTTATCTTGTCTTGCTTTTGAATCTCAAGATATTCGGCGCCTGTCTTGTCGGGATATTCACGCGCTAACTGATCAATAGTTCTCATTTATTTTCCCTCTTTATCATTCTCACTGAAATATTCATCTTCCCAAATGTTGTTCAACGGATATGGTTCTTCTTTCGCTATAATGTCGGATTCGGATACTAATATCGATCCACCGTCCTTACATAATATACCATACCATCTACCTTTTCTTTCTTCATCTGTTACAGGAACTTGTTGGGCATCTAACCATTCCTGACTTTGACCGGTTTCACTAAATACTAAATAAATGTTAAATACACGTCCCTGATGTCCGTGTTTTCCTGTCCTTACATATTCGCCTAAATATGACTTCATTTCTATTCCTCTCTTATTTTATCTATTGTGTCTTTAACGTCTTGTAACTCTTTATATACTTGTGTCGTGTTTTCGCCAATAATAAACCTAATCCGCTTCCGTTTATTTGGAAAAAACGGTAATGCGGGAACGGTTATATAATACTTAATCTTCCTTACTCTATATCCCTTATATTCGCCTTCTAACAATGTGTCAAATTTCTTTATCATGATTTATCCTAATTTGTTGATAATCCAAATACCAATTCCAGCAACTACCATTGATCCATGTATAATGTATTCAGCTAATATGAATGTTTCTTTGATTTCAACTGATGTTAATTGTGTGTCTAATGACATAACTGAAAGTATAAAAGCTATAACTAAAGCTATGAAAAGTTCAAAAAATAATATCCTCTTTCCATAATACTTAACAAACGCCCAAATTATATCCCACTTCGTTATATCCCACATATTACTCTCCTTTATATGACCATTCAAAGTTCGGTTCTAATTTTAATATCTTGTTTTCAATATCCCAAAATCGTTTTAATGCTTCATCCGCAGCTTTCATCGTATAAGCTTTACTTACTTCCTCTTTGTATATTCTTTCATGTTCAACTTTTAATTTTTCTAATGTAGTCATTTTTTCTTTCCTCATTTATTATATCTAAATATACGAAAAAATAGCGTATTTGTCAACTGTTTTCTGATATTTCTGAAATCAATAAGCCTCTCAGCATTCAAAATCCCAATACCTAAAATCAACATCAATAATAACCAACTACCTAATAAAATGATTCTGATGTCCACTACATATTCTCCAATTTCTCTTTTAATCTTTTCGCCTTGTTCGCGAAAAATTCGTAATGTAAATCACCCTCACCAAGCGCGTCTCTCATATATTCAGCATCCTCGATTTCCTGCTTCAATCTGTATTCGTAACTGTCCTCTACAAAATCTAAATCAAATGATTCCTTTGAAGCGGATCGCGATCCAGGTCCATCCCACCTGTCTATAAAAATGTTGTCGTTTTTATATCCATTATCTTTCAACCATCTATCCCTCGCCAAAATCGTCCTAAAATACTTCGTGTCAACATGAACGTCACTACGATCATATTCCTCGTAAATCTTGACTACATGAACTTTCATCTTCTGACTCCTTTTTTAATGTCACTATAATATAATACATTTTAGCGTCATTGTCAACTGTTTTCTGATATTTCTTTCAATGCTGGCAATATATTTTATCCTCTCATATCATATACACCGGGGCGCGTCTCAAAAAGCGACCTCACGACACAAGCACACAATGTTGAGCGCACCGGTGCTGCTGCTCTTCTGTTTTCCTGACTTTCCCCCTGTCTCCGTGTACCCGTGTCCAGCGCATAAAAAAAACCGGACTCAAAAGAATCCGGTTCGCGGGGTGCGCTACCATGCAGCTCGTATACGTTATAACTCGTTTGTCTACTCGTAAGTATGACTCACTCTTATATATTATACTCAGGGATACGGTTAAAAGTTCCCTAAAATAGAAAAAACCGAGGTGTGACCAGCACCTCGGCTTTCCTTGCAAGAACGAGTAGGTATAGGAAAGGAGTTAACTATACCATACTCTTGTTTATAGTCCGAGACACCACTCTCAGACTTATTAACCGGGACACCACTCCCGGTTATCCCCAACTAACCACCTATCCTATATAATTAGTTTGTAAAGAAATCTTCGTCCTCGTTGAATAGATCATCCGTTTCATTGTTTTCCGATTCCTCTACTTCCTGTACTTCTACTTTTGGTTTCGCCATTGGAAATGTGTCTACATTATCCAAATGACTTTCACCTTGTACAACTTGTCTCATGTGCGCTCTCTCAGATTCCCCGACTCCGCCTTCATCGTCGTACATTGGAAATACGACAGCTTCCATTACCTCGGTGAACTTGAAACCATCAATCAATAACGCGACCTGCTCAACAGTTGACCGTGTCGAAATAATAGTTGATAATTCCGGTTCCTCGGATATAACGTTTTCTCGTGTATACCAAGCAACTTTGGCGATACCCTTGAGTAATTCTTTATTCACTTTAGGATATAACAACTTCAAAAGATTATATTCTTCATCTTCCGTTAAAACAGGTATATCTACTATTGTGGTGAATCTATCTTTTGTCGCCCGATCAATCTGACGAGTTGATGTATATTCCGTACCAACGTTCTCAGTACCAAAGAAACATACACCATCAGCAACCTCAACTACAGGGGTATCAGGATGTTCGTCAATTCTGAGATAACGTTGATCTTTGTCAAGTACCGTTAAAAGGATATTCTCGGCGTCATTGGAAAGCCGTGAGACTTCATCCAAAACTACCACTGCACCCGGAGTAGTAATCGCTGTAACGAATTCACTTTTGGCGAAATACGTACCTTTATCAGGATCGTAGTGAGTATTACCAATCAAAGCTGTACGAGCGTCCTGCATCGCTCCAAGATTAAACTTGAAAACTGGGCGACCATACGCTTTTGCTAATGTAGTAGCAGTTAAAGTTTTTCCACCACCACTATGACCATTAAATAATATATTTTCTCCGCGTAACAGAGCACGTACACTATATTTCCAATGAAGTTCTGAAAGAACTAAGGTATTAGGTTTTTTAGCGTAAGCGTTCATTACACCGGTTCTTACTTCATCATCAGTAAGTTTCTTATACTCATTATCATTAGAGTTTTCGCCAGACGAAACACCGGGATCGGCGAACGGACTCGTATACGATTTTGGTAACTTGTCCTTTTCAATACGACGCCAGATAACGTTCCCCGCTTTGGAAACTTTCTTACCAAGATAACGTTCCCTGTCTACGGCGAAACGGCGAGCCCCATAAGGAATAGTTTCATTCACCGGTTCACGGGATAAAACTTCCACGGGTACTAATTTGTTTCCCTCTCTTATTACTTCTACAATAATGTCAAATGAATCTTGTTTTTTATTTTTCGCCATTTGGCGACTCCTTAATTAGTGATCAATAATACTATAATATAATAAATATAATCTACAATGTCAACTGTTTTCTGGTTTATTTTCTAAGTTTATCGTTTATACTTTTTGGATAATGCTTACCTGCTCTCTTAGATACATAGTTGAAAATCCGTGATCCGCATTCCATACATTCGCCGAAATGACCTTTCATTTTTATAGTTCCAACGGAAAACTTAGTGTCGTTCGGCAAGAAACCAAACCCTGTCGGTAACTCCAGAGTCCCTGTTCCATCGGCCCATACATCGCCCCCACCTTTACAATCGGGACACTCCATATAGTTTTTCTTCTTGTCATACTTTTTAATCTTTGGTAAATCTGACATCTTAGTTCCTTTCTAAATGTTACAATACAAATATAACTAATTACCGCTTAACAGTCAACTGTTTTCTGATCTTTTTTTCATTAACCTTTTCGCCAACGAGCTCGGAAAAAGAGGCGAACCGCGCACGGAGTCTGGCCTGTTATCCCACAATACAATATAATAAATTAATAGTCAACAGTCAACTGTTTTCTGAGAAAAGCGTCCCAGCTAAATGGACACTGGAACACGGTTTATTTTCGCGCACTCGGAAAAAGAGGCTATACCTTTATTTCAGGAAGCCATTAGCATGCCCGTATTTTTATTGTAGGACGGCGTCCCTGTGACACGGTTTATACCCTTGTTGGAAATGATCTTTGGAAATGGGGCGCCAATAACGCCGTCACACAAGCACACCGTGGTGCTGAGACAATTTGATATTCTTTTATGGGCGTTATGGAATACTAAGTGTATAACTGAAAGTGGTTGACAGTGGTGTAAAGTGGTTGATTGTGGATATTTGAAAAATATTTCAAAAGCGTAAAGACAATAACGAGACTCTTTACAGAATATGTGATAAAGTATTGAGGCTCAACGGAGTTAGATGAACTGTAGTACAGTAATGGTGGGATATGAATGGCGAAGGTACAACTGTGTCATTTTGGTATATGATAAGGTGTGAACAGGGACACTGAGAATAGTGGAGTAGTTTACAGGGATGAAAGGAATGAGTAGATTTATATTAAAAAAGGATTTTATGAGTTGAATAAATTTCTTATTGTTGACCGATTGTTTTAGATTTAGATTTACCACATCGTATACATTTGTATTGTACGATAAAGGGAATTAAGGGAGTAGTCAGGAACGCTGTTAGTATACCGGTAATAGGGTTAGATGAATTTGGTTGTTTAATATCATTAGGGTTAGAGATTTCATATTTATGAATTCCGAGTATACATCTAACAGAGAATGATTTCTTTTTAGGTTTATTTCTTAGAGTAATTCCGTGAGTGTCATATAGATTTCTTTTATTCATATTACTATGTCCTTTATATTAGTCAAATAGTTTTTTACATTTTTCAGCAGTTTCATTTACAGTATCATTATTATTTTTGTTGTCGCCACAAAAGATGTAATGAAGTTTTTTGAGTAGTTCTCTCAATGGATAATTTCCCGGTTCCAGGAGTTGTTCTTTTTTGACGATCATTTTATGTACTTTTTTATGATGTTTGAATACCCATCTTAACATTTCTATTTCGTCTTTATTAAATGTAAGTGTTAATTCTTCTATCGTATTATTTGTTTTGATTGATGCTTTCATATTGTGATCCTTTATTTTTTATTATGTCGCCTCGACATCATGAGTATTTACTAATGTAGAATGATTAGTTTGTTGACATTCATGTAATGTCATTAGAATAAGATTTCTTACAGCGTTATCGTATACAAATGATCTTGAAAGTGAATCAGTCCATTGACCGAGTTTCAGTCTCAGGTAGTGATATTGTTCTCTATACTCAGCGTCACTGATATGCGGTTCATGAAGTGATCCCATATTAAATTGATGTAGAGTTTGACAAATTTCAAGTATATTTTTATTCATTTTTTATTCCTTTTTCTTTATTGATTTGATTTATCAGTGATTGTATATATTGTAAATGAGCGTAATAGGAACCTGAGTAAGTCCAATTTCCATTTTCTTCAAGACGTTTTGCTTCTATTAATTCACGTTCTAAACGTTCAAGTTTAGTCATTTTCATATCCTCTCCAGATGATGATTACGATTTTTTTGTAGTCATATATTTCAAATAGTTTATAGTTATGTGGTTTCTTTTTATGTTTATGGAATGTAAGAGTATGTGGATTCCATTCATATATTTCTTTTTTCATTTAGTGTCCTTTCATCAGAGAACCGAATGTTTTTTATTAAAGATTAACTGGTATCTTTTGTCATTTGATTATACAGGGAAGTAAGACATCTTTTTTGTTCTTTAGACAGTTTACCTTGATTAAGTTGTAGGAATAGTTCTCTTATTTTTTTAATCGCCTCATTAATATCGTCTTGGATCAAGATTCTATTAGGTTGAGTAGACAGAATAATAGCTCCCTTTGTAGTAAATTCTTTTGGTTGATTTTTCATTGTATTATATTTTACCTCTTATGTATTCAATTTTTATACGTCACCGAGGCGTAATTTAATTAAAGATTAATTGGTGACTCTCTCACTCCGTGAAATAGAATTCTTTAAGTTCTTTAATTATTTCATGAACTTGTGCTAATGCTATAGAGTAGTCCATTTCATCAGGGAAATCAGGGAGTTTAACCGCAGTTTCCAATTTATCTACGAGTTCATCTTTCCATTCGTTATTTGCTTCTGCTATACCTGCTGATATTATACTCATTTTTCTTCGTCCTTTCCGTCGTATTCATTATATTTAAACCACAAGACATTATAGTAAGGGATAAACAGATTACCGTCGAAGTCTTTACAGTTATGTAGAGTAATGAAGTCAAACATAGCTTTCATAGTTACATCTTCGCAGTAGAATGTAGCAGCTATCATACTATCTTTATATTTCACTTGTACTTTATATTTGTATACCGTGTTACTTATGAGATTATCATTTTGGATTTCGCCAGTTGGAATTGTGTTATTTTGTTCGGCGTCACTGTTACAACCGTATACAAAAAGACTTATCACAAAACAAACGAGTACCGCGAATCCGATTCTAATCCAAATATCTGCTTCATCCATATCTTTATATTTCATTTAGTCCTCCAGATTTTCTCGATAATAGTATTTGACATTATAGTATTCTATATAAAATTTATTATTATTAGCTTCTTTACAATCATCTATGTATATTGTACTACCGGTTATTCTTACATTTGATCCATGAAAGATTTCAGTAGAATCATTATTAAAAGTAATAACAAGTCTTTCTTTATAGATACTTTCATCATTAAGGTTTTCGCCACAACCGACTTGGGCGAACAAAATACAAAATGTCAATCCAAGTAAAAGTATAGAATGTACTATCCAAATTTGATAACGTTTCATTTTATGTCCTTTCGCCATTAATCACTAAATACACCATATCCAACAAACTCAATGTGTCTATCCTTATCGTCGTGACCGTAAAACGGTAACCAGGGAATAGGATCATTAATAATTCTCAGATCTAAATCTTCGTCACAATAATTTAGCAGAAATACCCAAAGTTCAGCCATATCTTCTGGCGACAAATGGATTTCTTGTAGATGATTTTCCATATCAGTAATAGATGTCCAGTCAAATCCCATATCTTTGAGTAGTTGATATTCAGGGTCAGCTTTCCTGATAAAGTCAACACCATATTCATCACAAAGATTGTGGATGTCTACTCCCGTTTTATCTTTAATAGTGTAATGAACTTCTCTTACATATGCGACAGGTTTTGCTGAATGGACAAGGAAGTATTCACATTTACCGTGACCATCAGCACTCCAGTCTCCGATGGGAAGTTTAAATTCGTATAATTGTTGAACGTCATTATTTTCATTCATATTATCCGTCCTTTTTATCTCCTAATGTATCTAAAAAATTCATTAATTTTTCATAACAAGTAGAACACAAATCTTTTTCACCCGCGACACTGCGTTGTATGTGAGTATGTTTATCTACTTCAAATGATATTTTATAAAATGGATCAAAAGAAGCTTTTTTATCTACTTCAAAACCACAACCATCACATACTATTATTTCTTTTTTCGCCATAATTATCTCCTATTTATACGCTTCATCCACTCGATCAAATTGTGGTGGCTCCACAGTTGGATCGGGCAATAATCCCTCTTGTTCAAGTTGAAATTCTAAATCAACGATTCGTTTGCGAAGATACTCAATACATTCCATAGTAGGTTTACCATATTCTTTACTATGAACTTCTTGTGATCCACATACACGACAAACTTCATTCGGTTCTTCTTGACCCTTATTAAGTCCACGCCGATCATTAATTGTATATCCCTTTTCTTCACTCATAATTTACCCCTTTCTTATTAATAAGAACCATCTATTAAGGCGATACCTATTGCGAACGGGAACGCGAAACATAACCAACCAACAGTACCCGACAATCCCCACATGATAGCTCCCCAGATGAACAGCCAAAATGATGGTTCAGTAATACCATGAAACATATTTACAGCTCCACCCCAAAAGAGTAGATAAACACCTACGTATAGACCTATAACTATACCGATTAAAATTAATAAACCACCTAATAATTTCTTCATGATTTGTTCCTTTCTATTTAGATTATATTTCTTATAATATACGAAATTATTTCGTATTTGTCAAGTAATTTCTTTAGCTTCCGCCCATGCTATTTTAATGTTTGTCCAAATCCATTTGATAAATTTTACAATCGCCCAACCAATCCATGTGGCTAACGCTGTTAAAAATGTAACAGCAAATCCTACGACATATAAAGGTACGGCTTTACCGTCACCATCTACCGAATCCAACCAACCGAATACATCTACAATGACATATCCAACTATATGAAATACCCCAAATAATATTGAAAAGACAATAGCTAATACAACTACTATTATAATCACTTCAAGAATATCCGTCCAACCGCGCCAACCCGTTATCCGTTTAATCTCGTTCCATTTATTTCTTAGAAAGATTCTAAAAAAGTTAAGTAGAAAGTTCATTTATTTTCTCCCTCATATTGAAAGTCTTTTTTACACTTAGGGCATTGCATCATAACACCCTCTTTTTTTATTCGTTTTATACAATTTTTGGCGATATGTCTATTAACCGGTCCTTTAGATTCACCTATAAAATCTAACATCATTAGATGTGTATAGTCAAAAGTTGATTTACAATTTGGACAATGGATATTTTCTATTTTCATTCCAACAGACCTTTCTTTTCAGAATACTTCATATATTTTCTTACTTTTGTCTTTTTCGCCTCAATTTGTTCAGCACTATACAAAATCGTCTCTCTAATATCTTCACCAAATAACATTTCAATCACGGCGACCAACTCAATAAATTCCCGTAAGATCACTTCTTGAGGCGACTCGTCTAAAAAATCATCGTCTAACCCAAATCGTTGAGCTTTTCCGACACCTTGAATTATTTCAGATGCTTCTTCACCTATACACGTTAGCAAATATTCCTTTTTATTCATTTATAATTTTCCTTATAATATTCATCACTCATTTTAGGTTTAAATGGTAATTTAGCACATTTAGGACATATATTATTATGAACTATGATGTAAATATAATGTCCAATATAATGTTTGGTTGATGCTTCTCTACCACATGAATAACATTTCATATTTATATTCCTTTGTATGTCGCCTCTTGTTCATCAAAATTATCTTTCCAATGATCAAAAGGTTCATAATTTTTTGTAGCGTAATTGTATACTCCATATTTATTTACTCGTATCACTTCCCAAAATGCTTCGTGTGGGCGTACCACATCACAATTAAGTTCTTTCGCCAATTCAATCATTTCTCTTACTGATTTGAGCATTTGTGGTACACTACTTTCATTAATAGTTACCACCACAGCAATATTTCTTTTCACGTATTGCTCCTTCCACTTCTTTTCTTTGTCTCAACATTTTTAAACCCACTTTAATACCAACTTCTTGAGCTTCTTCTCTTGTGTCATAAGTATCTTCTGGCATATAACTACTATAAACTTTCATATAATGTCTATCGACTATACAACAAACCCATCCTAATAAATTTGGATTGAGTTCAGCAGCTCCAACAGTAAATGTACTTACTTCTATTTCATAATTGTTTAAGAACTTAATATAGTTCATTCTTACGCCTCATTTGCTAAAGTAGTGAATTTATGACCACATTGTTCACAACGATATGTGATTCTATCAGGTTTTCCCAAGAATGCTTTCTTAAATGTCTTTTGTAACCACCATTTACCATCGGCCCGACACTTCGGGCAGTTTTGAAATTCTTTAAATTCCATCATTTTGTTTTTTCCTCTCCCAACAATCTGGCGAGTTCCCAACCAGCATGACTTAAAACATCGTCTAACATATGATGTGTTCTCCACATTTCTAATTCAGCCGCACGTCCTTTTACAGTAGCAAGAGTTAATATAAATGAACGTATGTCTAATTCTCTTTTATGATCGATTAGTTTTTTACCCATTATTTTTCTCCATTATTAATCGTTTCGCCACCCATTGACAACCACAAATCTTACAAGTATACCTTACTTCATATCCTGGCTTACCGTCAGGAGCTGTAGCATCTTGAAAAGATATAATTTCAAACTTAAATTCCGCAAAGTTTGTAATACATTCAGGACAGGTTTCATTCATAAATGACATATCCCCATAAATAAATTTTAATCCATGTTTAATTATTTTCAAAATAATAACTCCTTTAATTGTGATAAAGCTAATACCAAATTAAAAAATCCTACAAGAAATAAAAATATTCTTCCTAAGAAGATTCTATAAACTTTCATCGACGCAATTAACAACCAAAATGCGATATTTAAACTCGCAATCGTTTCAGCCCATAAAGGTAATGTAAAAATCCAACTTATAAGAATCAAAAAAACTACTGCCCATCCCCAAAGATTAATTCGTCCTCTAAAGGTTTCATTAGTATTGTAAAGTTCAGTCCAATATGGTTGTGGTTCAAATTTACTCATTTTTTAGCTCCCATATATTTAGCTTTTCCCAATAGTGCTGGTTGATTTCTTGTTGTAGCACCATATCTATTTTTAACTATTTCGCCGTAAATACTTCCATCTTTACAAGTTACATGAACTACAAAAGACGCCATCGACATTATCGGCATTCCCCAATTCGGATCAGTATTATGTAAATAAAAATATCCCATTTCTGCTACCCTATTTTGTTGTAACGTAACCCAAACTCTATAATTATTTTTAATAGCGATCCTTTGAATATCTCTCAAACGATGATAAGTTTTTACTCCACCATCTAACAAATAAAGATTATCAATAAAAATGTTTTGTCTTGAATAATTTCTAAGATTTAAGAAAAATTCCAACGTTTCAAAATCTCTTAAAAATGGTTGTTTTTCCAAATCTATCAACACACTTTCCAATTCTTTACCACATTTTGCCATTTCAGAAATAAGTTTTGATTTTCCAGATCCAGTCTTACCATAAATAATACCTACTTCTCCAGGACTAACTATCCATCCAGGTAATCCAACATCTTCTTTTACTTTTGTCGCCCCAAATAAGAAATTTCCGGTCGCTATCATCGCGCCCGAGGCCATAATTGTCTTGAAAAAATTTCTACGATCCATTGTTGCTCCTCTCACCTTATGTAATATCTTACACCTTTAAAAAACTCTTTCCACCAATTAATTGTATCAGGTACTACCAATATAAACATAAGAATAAACATCCCTACCGGAAACGCCCCTAACCAGAAATGCCATCTTTTGTCAAACGAGTGACCATGTACAAACATAAACCAAAACCCATAATTTATAACAACCATCCAAGGCGTAACAAATAATAAAATTGACCAATCCATTTTATAACTCCACAAATAATAAAATTATAAATGTAATAATAATTAACCAACTACCAAAATAACCCATTGACGAAAAGGCATCCAACATCCAAGTATGTCTATATCTCCACACCCCATATATACCCACTCCAATAAATTGAATGGTGACTATTGTTATTCCTGCGGGGAAAATCTCAGGATTCACAGAAGTCATTAAACAAAAAAACATTACTACTCCATAAATAATTACAAATAATCCTTTTATTCCCGCCCATGCTTCTTGTGTCATTTTCATTTTGTTACGCCTTTCAATACAAGTGTTGTTAATTCATCTACTGCTGTCGCTAGATTTTGTACTTGTTCTTGTAGATTTGGAATGATTTTTTCAACCAATATTTTATTTTCATTCTTTTGAATATCATACAATTCTTTTAATAACTTTAACGCGTTACTATTATTTAAAGCGATTTGATTGATTTTTTCTTGTCTGCTCTCAGGAGTTTCGTTCATTTTCTTGTTCCTTTACTTGTACTAAAATGTTTTGTAAAATTTCTTGTACTTGTCTATCGATCACTTGAGTTGATAAAGACATTCCGTGTGTAAGCACACACTTCCCCTCAGACGAAAATAATGACCATTCCCAAAATTTTCCTTTGAGAAAGCATATATAAATGCTACTTCCATCTTCAAAAGTAAACTTATAATCTCCGGAATGACTATATCTCATAACATTTATTTTTGGATTTGATTGTAAATGTTTCAATACATTTTTTCTCGTCAACCACTTGTGACGTTCAAAAAATATAGATTCCCAAACCATTAGAGCAAATCCCAATGTTGCTGCCATGACATATCCTCCGAGAATCTGAAATGCTAACTTATATTTGACATCTTCTTTTTTGACACATATGTTTTTCATGCACAGTTTTCCTTTGGTTCTATTCCTACACTTGTAATAACATAATTATCCACAATAGTAATATTTTCATCTTCGTCTGATTTGGATGTATGACCGAATCCAAATGTAACTATCCGAAAGTTTTCCGCATCCTCAATAATTTTTTTTAGTTCTTCGCCGCTTGGAGTTCCTATTATTTCAATATCACCTACATAATCGTTATCTACTTCATTGATCTCTTTTACCAGAAACGCCGATTTGTGTAGTTCAATATCATCATGTTTTGGTTGACCAAGTTGACCAACGGCTTTATCTTCCTCTACTTGTACTTTCACATATTCTTTGAAAGCATTCCGGAGCGCTTCCTTTGTAAATACCACTCCATTTCCATTAGGCTCGTCAGCTTTGACGTTAAATTTTACTTTCATTGTTCCTCTCCAGGTTTAAATTCGTGACCACAATCAGGACAAGTTACATATTCGGACATATCCACATCATTCGCAACGTGACACGGTTCATTATTTTTCATTACGAGTTTCCAACTATCTTTTGCTCTTTCGCCTTGAGCATGTAACGTTCCCTCTAACTCAAAATCGGGATATAAATGTGTCATATAATTGATAATTCCTTGAACGGCGCCCCTCATACCATATGTTTTTTCAGTTCCATTCCATCTAATACCATCATAATCAGAAGTAAACTCCAAATCAATGTGATAACCATCAAAATCAGCAGCATCCCAGAATCTGGCTACGTCCTCGTCAAAATCTCTCACATCTTCACCAAGAACTTTGTCTAATCTGGCTATCTGAGCAGCATTCAACATCTTTTTGAATGTCAAACAACCACTAAAATCTGTATTATATCCCATATTAAAATCTCCCTTTTATAGATTTATATAACTCGTAAAAGAAGAACGGTGGCCCAATTATAAGACATAATAAAAATACCCAAATCTTTCTTTTCCAATTAATTTCAGTTTGATTTGAATAAATAATGTAATGTAACAATCCAAGTCCTAACCAAATATATAAAAATTCTTCCATATTAGTACCGATCCCCGCCACAAAATTCACCATTAGGTTGATCTTTCTTTTCAATTTTCTCAACGTCAATTTCTACTACACTATGTAGTGGAATGATAATTTCATTATTGTCGCCTCGTTCCATTGTAAGAATGTTATCTTTTATTCGATAGCGACTAATCTTTTTATACGTTGTTGAACTATCTCTTTTTGTTACTGTCATTGTAAATGTTTTCATACTTTTACCTTTCTTACATAGAACGCTTTTAATTCGTCCTCTCGTTTTCGTAAATCCTTGTCGATATTATACCAGGGTCTGTCGTGTCCTATCACTTCCCACATTTCACCTTTCGCCATGAATATAGTTCCTATCTCAAAATCTTTGACATCTTCCCTTTCAAATACAAACGTTATTTCACCACGCGCACCGACTTGATCGGCGACCGGATGGTATTCTCTCATATTATTCACCTATATTAAAATCATACTCACTTACATCTATAACTTTCATATCTTCATCAGGTTCAATGACATACCAACCGAAAAAGATGTTGTTTCCATACATTTTTTTCTCAATAATAGTACGATTGTAATCATTTATTCTACGTTTCGCATCATAAATTCCCTCAACCAAACCCTCATAATATCCATCTTTGGATTCAGCAATAAGATTATCATCAGCATTAATTGTTTGAGATACCGCATTTAACGCTTTCAAATCATGTTGTAGGATTTCGCCATCTTTATACGTTCTCAAATCAACGTAAGAACCATATGAACAACCCCAAGAAATTATCATAACCACAATTAAAATTACTGCTGCAGCACCACTAAAAAACGCAGCTTCTTCACAATATGTTTTTTGAGCATATTTAACACTCAATGAAATCATAAATATAATTAAACCTACATGAATAAAAAATAATAACATAACCTTTTTCTCCTATTTTTTGACTCTTTCATAAAAGATTGAAATAACAGTTCTTGATTGTTTTCCCATTTCAGTAAGACCCATTGATTGATTTGTATCAACAATTTTCACTCGTTCTAAATGAGTGTCTGATGATTGTAACCAATTATTTATGAGATTTTGTAAACTATCAATATTGTCGCCTTGAAATATTTTACATTGAATCATATTTTAATCCTCTAATTTCAATAAAACACCAGGAGAATTATACCAATTTTCCCCTCTACCCTCTACTTTGACAAGTTCCCCATTTGTATTCGGCAACCAGACGTCAGACCCTTTGACATCAGTAAAATAGAGCGCATCAGAATCTGCAGCGGAATATGTAATTGTTATATTACTAAACTTCGCCATGATTTTTCCACCACTATATATTACCAATGATCCATCTTCATTAGTAATAGATTCATAATTGGCTTTGTCGTACATCTTCTCACAACTACCACACCCTGTCATTATTGTCGCCAAAATAACGATCATAAAGACTTTAAATAAAGTATTCATAATAAACCCTTTCTTGATTATATTTATATTATGCGAATAGAATCGCAGCACATAGACCGATGAAACCAAAGTAAAATAAAACGTGTCCAACTCGTTCATAATTTTTACTTGAATCATAATTTGAGCCTTCGGCTCTACGATTTATGATTTCATATTCTTTGTCATATGAATTAAATAACTTGCCTTCTTTTTTCAATGTTTTCTTTTTTAAGATTTTGCGGGGAATACAAGTTTTGATATAAGAGTATGTAAATAATAAAGTTCCAATCAACCAAAGCGGGATTCCAACTAACATTTGTAGGAAATCCGTTCCTATAACTTTCCATGCTAAAATTCCAATGAGAGCCATACCCGGAGTAGATTCACCAAATTCAACAGCGTTCCGGTTCAAAGCGTCGAAGATCGCCGTGGCTCCCTCTCCAATTTCTTGACCAATTCCGCCCCATTCTTTAGCAGATTTGACTTTCTCTTTGACCTCGATTTTAGCTTTTTGATCCGCGTTCAGCATACTTTTTGGAACAGTAACCATTTCAGGTTCCTTTTGTTGTCCAAAAGATACACCAATAGCAAGCAATAGAATAAAGACTATAAATAGTTTCTTCATTTTCGTAACCCTTTCTTGTTTGTTAGTTTTTTATGTAAAAAATGTTTACACCTATCCATTTGATTCTTTGTACATCTTTTGTGTCAATTATTTCTTCACCAAAAAAACGTCTTGTTACATTAGACGGTACTAACAATGTATCAGATACACTTTTAGAAATCACATCTTCATCGGCATCATACCAATAAAATGTAGTCAAAACTTTGTTATCTACTTCATTTCCTGAGACGTAAACTACCCAACCCATTCTAACATTTACATCGTTACTATCCAACATTGTTTGTCTAAACTCCACGATTTCTACTGGCGTCTCTTTGACAACTTGTTTTTTAGCTTGAATAGTTTCAGTAGATTGAGCAAAAGTTATTGAAGATATTAAAATAACATATAAAATTGTAATCCATTTATTCATATATAACCCTTTCTATTTACGATTAATTTAATTGATTTGATGGTAACTTTAGATTCTCTACATACTTATTATACGATTCGTCGCCCAAAAAGTTCCTTAAAATTATATTTGCTGCCAAATCACGATGTACATCGTCCATCTTGGATAAATCTACATTCGCTGACTCGGCAATCTCAAATAATAAATCCTTTAACTGATGATATTGTTTTATGACCTTTATCCGGTCGTCTGTGATATGTAAAGAACCACTCAATTAATTTCCCCTTAACATTTTAAAAAATCCAATAAAAAGCACGATCACTATCATCACGATGATTAGGATCGGCACAAGTATGTGGGCGAGTATAACAATCCCATATACTATAAATATAATGATAACAATAAAAAACAATGATAAGATTGTTAAAATGATTGATCCAATAAAAGAACCAAAACTATATACCCATTTAAATAGTTTATCCATTATCTTCACTTTCCTTATAATATTTCTTCTCTTTAATGTATTCTTTCGCCCATTCCAAAGCCTCTAACGCGTTACTATATCCGCCCACTTCATGTAATATTTGTTGGTAAGATGGTTTTTTCATATCCATTACATGCCATACATTGAATCTCGCTTTATACATAATAATAAGATTCTCAAATTGATAACGTTCATCGTTGTTTGTAGGTACGTAATCAGCATGAACCTTTTCACTTCTATCTTTTCGTCTGTCGCCCAAGTAATATGGTTCTTTGCCCTTTCTACGTTCTTTACCATCCCACTTCTCTACCTTTTTGCCCATTTCACTTCCTTTTGATCTTAATTTTGATTTTTAACTTATATTTCATGACATCCATTCTAACTTTTCTTCCAAAAGTTCTCGCACCCGTTTCCTTGTTTTTTTCAATTCCTTTTCCAACGCAGCAGCATACTCTAACCAAAAGTTCTTTTCCCAAAATAAATGCCACTCGGCTTCATTGACCCCAGTAACTCGGCGAGCTTTTGCCGTTCGTTTCCAATGATATTGTAAATATTCATTTTTAGATATTTCTAATATATTATACGCTGATTCACTCATTTTTGTTCCTTAATCTTCATACTTCCAAACGCCCTTTTCTTCCTTTTTACAAAGTTTCAATCCGGCAGCATTATTGTATACCACGTATAACAAATTATCTTCCACAAATGATTCAATACTTTTTGTGTCGCCACTCAAGTTGATATTCTCACTCAAACAAGAGCCCATATGCAATGATCCACACTTGAGACAATAATAAGTTTTTTGTGTCGTTTGTTCATACACACCTACACCCCGTGTAATGTGTTGAACCATTAACATTTTTTCTTTACAAGTTTTACATTTCATCAGCTCACCTGCCAATCGTGACAATCTTTACATTCCATAACAATGTTTTTAACCAATTCACCTTTTTCAGGAGTATAACCACTTGGAAGTTTTTCGCCAGTAGCAAAATGTCCATTGATGATCATTCGTCCACCACAATTCGGACATTCCATACGACCATGAGCACGAAAAGTACCATTAGTTACGCCCTCTTGCGGGAATACGGCTAACAATCTAATACCTTGAAAAGTTTTACCAACTACACCATTAAAATCAAAATATTTCATTTTAAACCCTTTCCGGTTTATAATCTAAAGTTAATTGATACCATAATATAATAAATCTTTCGTATATTGTCAAGTCTTTTCTGAAAAATCTTGGAAAACTTCTTGATTTTCTCCAAACAATATGTCTCGGTAACTCTTTTGTTTCTTGATGAGCACGAGCGAGATTACACGGCTCACACGATAATACTGTAAAGTTTTTACCTACTTCTTTCTTCGTTTTCTCTCGTTTACCTCTATACTTCCCATTTTTAACTTTTGAATATAGATGCTCTAATGTCGTTTCTTCCCACTCTAATTTCTTACCACAATAATGACAATGCGGAAATTGTCGCCAGAGATTGTATCTCCGGCGACCATTTGAATTTTTGGGTTTAACTATTTTATCTATTTTAGTGACCATAACCAAAACTTGTTTGATATTGTGGGCGACCATTCCATTTACTCGCACCAGAATAACTTGTAAGACTTACCCAACCATCTTCCGAAGCCACTCTTTTTAGCATAATCTTTCCACTTCTATAAGAAGTATCAGGAACGACACTCGACCCACCAGGACCATTATCCTCAATAAGTCTTTGACCAATCTTTTCAATCCGAACACTCTTGTTAGTAACTCCAACTACTTCATAAAAATCAACGTTAGTTTGATCATAACCCCAACTTGAAGTAAGAATATCACCAACTTGATAAGGATTTTGAAGATTTTGACGGGCTTTCTTCCGCTCAGCTTTACGTTTTTCTTCGTTGTCCATTGAAGTCTTGAACTTATCAATAGCGTCTTGACGACTGGCTTCAGTTACATAATAGTAATAAGATTTAGCTTTACCAGATTCACCTTTATACACACGAAGAACAGGTTTACCCTTTTCATTCGTCCAAGTCTGAAATTCATATTTCTTATAAGTTTCTACTTTAAAATCAGCAGAACGTTCGGCTTGTTTCTTAGTATCGTATTCTCTCATACCTTTCCAAAACTTTTGTCCACGTCCATAACTCATTTTATTTCTCCTTTTGGTTAGTTGTTCTCTCAATCAACACTATAAATATACGAAATTTCTGGTTACTTGTCAACTGTTTTCTGGTTTTTCTGTTAAAAATATTTTTTATAAATGTGATGAGCATAATTGTAAAGAGCGGGATCACGTCTTGACATTTCTTCTCTATTATGAAGATACCACTCCATTACCCAACGTTCGCAGATTCCTTTGAATTGTAAATAACTCATTAAATCCCCGTCCATAACCTTTCCCTTTCTTATAATTCAATTACATCCATATCAACTACATACAAATCTTCATCTACGGTGTCGCCCAAATCGTGTACCGCATATAACTCTACTATCGGGAACGCTTCAGTAAAAGTCCTAAGAAGATTATTGTAATCTTGTGAAGTCATTTTTCTAATGAGTTTGTCAGCTTTTTCTTCGTCTTGTTCTAATTGTTTGACCAAACCCAAAATATAATAGGCATTACCTTTCGGCCCACCAATATTTAATCTTACTTTTCTTGACATTTCTATCCTTCCTTTTTTAATGTACTACAATATACGAAAATGAAAGATGTTTGTCAACTGTTTTCTGATATTTTTATAATAAATCTGGACGGTATTTTTCCATAAGATTACGAGACGCTGCAATTATTTCATCTTCAACAAAATAACGATTGTAAACTATTATCTTCTCGATGTAACCGTGAAAATCCATATCATCACGATCAATTTGCCAATTACCAATGATTAACGGGTCAGCCACAACAGGCGCGATAGTTAATGGATCAACAGGATTGTATACTGTGTTATCACAATTAACTCCATTGACATAAAATATTGATGAAGATTGATGGTATCTCCAGTCAGGAACTGACCAACACGCTACATAAGTTGTATCTACTGTTTGAACCGCATTTGTAGTTCCAACTCTACCACCTGGCTGCCAATGATCAGTAGCTATATCATAATTATTCCCATATGAAAAGAAACACATTCCATCATAACCGTCAGATGGATTTTGACTTACTAATGTAGCAAATGTACTATGTGTCGATTGTTCAAATACGGCGAATACTGTAATAGGAAATTGAGCTAACCCCGAAAATACACTATTATTTTGTGTTTGAAAATAATCATGAACATGAGCATTAGGATAATTAAAAGCTAATGCGGGACGACCCGCAGTATTTATGGAAGCTGATGGAGCATTAGTAGAAATACAATGATTTTGTTGTTGACTTAAATCTTCCCATGTACCATTAAGTCCTGTATAAACATAATTTTCAGCATCCAAGTGTAAAACACAATTAGGATCGGTTGATTTAAAGTTACTCCACAATGGAGCTCCACTACGAACGGTCATATTTTATACCTCGATCTAAACGCTTCATGAATTCTTTTAATTTCACCTAATGTAAGTTGTCTATTATATAAAAGAGCTTGAGATACCCAACCCCACGGTTGAGAAAGTGCACTATAATTTCCTATTCTATCATGTGATTGTCCGGTAGCATTTCTGGCTACACTACCAACAAAATCACCATTGATATAATAATCTGTTGTGTCGCCATCATAGGCATTAGCACAAATAGAAAACCAAGTCTCAGCATGTGGCGAAATATCATAACCAGACGACAACCAACCGCCACCATCATTATCATAAAATCCCAATTCATTTGTTGATGTTTGAATAAGAATCATATGATCCTCAGGAGTTCCGCGAAAAAGAGTTCTCCAAGTACCATGATCAGCCATCATTTTTGTGAATCCATAATAACAATAATCGTCGCCTAAAGATGATTGAATAGTAGCTGCTGCAGTTATAATATCACTTCCAGAACATTCTATTGTAGGTATTCCATCTTCATATACAAATCCTGTACCTGTTATCGTATGAACGCCAATATTTGTCCTATCTCGTGATACATTATAAATACTCGTACCACTTCCCGGATAACTCACAGTATTGAATACATCAAGATTGATTTCCAATCCGTTTGTAGGTATTTCGGGATTTCCAAACGCACTCATACTCCGTACCTCACTCGTTTGGATTGAAAGTTTTGTAATATTTCAACATCAGTCAATACCCTATCATAAAATGCTATAAATCCAATGTCAACTGGTGCATAATAAGAATCTCTATCATATGATATTCTACCTATCGCCATTCCTTCCGAACCGATTGTCGGATCACCTGCACCACCACGTAATACCGTTAAATCATCACCGGTATATTGTCTATCATTCACCCAAATAGCACAAGATGTGGTTGTAAAAGCTCCTGAAGTTTTAGTCCAATGAACCAAAACCCAATTATTTAATGGATATTGCACTTCCGTAGAATATGTAGATGTTCCCCACAAATCCATTGTTATTCTATTATTATCACCTGCATTATAATTCCAATTCCCAATACCATCTAATGTAGTATCGTCGCCAAATCCCCAAAATCCTGCGGATAAAAAATCATCAGTTCTATAAAATGCTCCAAATACAGTAAAATTAGGATCACCTTGTAAAGTTGTAGGAGTTGTTATTCGATTAGCATAATCACTTGAACCATTGAATTGTATTCTCTGTGTCGCCCCACTTCCTGCTAAACCTGCTCCACCATAATTTAAAAAATCTCCACTTCCTGCTAAATTCTTAATGGTAGCTCCACTCGTGTAACTCTTTGGATTTGCTCCATCAACCAATACTAAAAGATTTTCCTTAGCAGTTAAATGTCCGCCTGTGTTAAATGCCATATCTAAACTCCAAATCTCGCTCTAAATGAATTGAAATATCGTAAAACTTCATCACCAGAAAGTTCCCGATTGTATATTGAACACATATAATAATTTCCAGCCAATTCTTGAACACCATCACGACTACCAATAGTAAAATGTGTGCCGACATCTACCATTGTAGCATCCAATGTTCCATATGTAGTAGCATCATAAGTATCGGCTACAACACCATCAAGATATGAAGTTATTCCTGTCGCAACGGCTGAACCATCATAAGTTGTACAAGCCATATGAATACCATCATTTATATCAGTTCTACCTGTCCAAGTTCCACGGCGTCTAACAGCTTTTACACTCCATTGATTTATATCATGTTCACCTACACTACCACCAGGATTTGAAGTTGTCCACAAATCCCAACCACGCCAATAACCCGCTCCAGCTTTATCTTGCGCCATTTTCGACATCCACGCACCAGTTTCATCCGATGGAATGTTAGCAACGCAAATTAATGTCTTTGGATCATCATATTCAAAATCTAATAATGTCGCATCTGAACCGGAAATATACAATTCATTAAAAGTTGTCGTTGTAAAAAATCCTGCAGAATCCCATGTCGCACCATTTATAGTAACATTAAGTTCATTACCGGACAAATCATACCATATATTACCACTTCCCGGATAACTTTTAGGATTTCCGGCATCTACATGAAATATAAGTCCGTCTCTCGGTATTCTCGGCCCAAATCCAAATGTCATACTCCAAACCTCGCTCTCTCAGCATTAAAATTTTCTTCCATTTCATAAGCTGTTAATTCTCTATTATACGCTCTAACGATTGACACATAATTACCAGCTTCAAAACAATCATACGGTGGATTGGCTGCATAACCCCTTCCAATTCTTATTTGATTTGGAGTTGGTGTAATAGCATCCCCATCAGTTTCTGTGTCTACAGAAAGTGCAGCTACTTGTCCATTAATATAACCAATACCATTTTTAAATCCAGCATCACCGGTATCTCTTGTCATTCCAAACTGTATCCATTGTGATTGCGGAAGAAGCATTCTATGATAATCATAAGATGGACGGCAATAAAACCAACTCATATCTTCATCTGTTTCATACGTCATAGCAATTTCTTGATAATACGAAGCATAATCAGTTCCAAGTTTTTCAAAGAATGTAGTACGTGTAGCAGTGCCACCAAAATATACCCAAAATTCAAGTGTCATTGGCCCTGATAAATCTAAATTAGCTCCATTATCATGAGCAAAACATTTTTGTTCATTATATTGAAAACACTGAACTCCATTTAACGTTTCAAATGTTAAATCATTGGTTGCAGCAGCTGCTCCAGATTGATAAAAATCAACATTATTTCCACTCAAATCTTTCCACAATGAACTACCACTAACATAACTTTTTGGATTTCCGGCGTCCAAATTAAGAATAAGACTTTCTCTTGAGTTTCCTCTACCTATACTCATTGTCATACGCCAAACCTCGCTCTATTCATATGAAAATTATTCAATACTTGTTCATAAGTTAATACTACATCATATATTCGTACTATCGCTATTGACATATCAAAAATCATATGTGTTGCATACCACGGCCCCATATTACCTATCGTAATTCTATTACAATCCCGTACACCACCAGCAACCACAGTAGTATCAATATTATTACCATTCCACCAAACATTCCCCGTACTACCATCGTGAGTAACAACCCAATGATACCAATTTCCAATAACAGGAACAGCAGTTACGCTATCATATTGATATATTCTATTTGTCGAACTTGTTCCAGGTCCCTCATTTGTCCAAGCCCGAATTGACCGATCAGGTTCTACATTTAAAGCATGACCATCATACGGATCAGATGACGTTTGATCTTCATTTATATCTTGCCACAATTCGATCACTCTTGGATTATTACCTAATTGATTATCAGCATCTAACCTAAACCAAGCTTCCATTGTGATTGTGTCATTTGGAAATGATAGTGATGCCGTGGCAACCAATCCACTTATATTAGCAACAGTAAACTTAAAACATCCACCGGCGTCAGAAGATAAAACAGGAAAAGTTGTGTCACCATCAGCGGCATCCTTAAATGCCGTAGAACGTACTTCACCAATAATATCATCCCAATAAGCACTACCAGTTAAATGACTTTTTTTGTTGCTCGCGTCCGCATAAAAAATCAATCCATCTGTAATTATGTCGCCTCCAATCTTCATTCCCATTTATTTTCCCCAAATATTAGCATACTTGTTCTCATATAAATAGTCTCCAAGATGAATATCATCAACCCATATTTCTGCTAAGTATCGGCTAAATGAACCTTTCTTTACTGATCGTATAATAACCTCTTTCCCTTCCATCATATCAACCACTTTTTGTTTTACCCTTAATCCTTCCTCTCGTTCCTCGCCTCGAACCTCTGGCGTGTTGTAATAAAATAACCTAAATCTTATCAATGAATATTGATCAAATCCTAAACTAACTAAAATGTCATACGTGTCGCCATCAACTACATATGTCACTAAACCTTTATAATAATACAACTTATCTTCATTCTTTATATTACTTTGTTTCTTAAATGAAGCCAACGCTTCCTTAATCTTCTCTAACATTCTTTCTCTCCTACTTAAAAATTATCTCGTCTAATATTTCACCAGTAACTGGATCTGTAATGTACTCTTTTCTTCTACCCATTAAATTACCACCTGTAAGATATGAACAATTATAACATAACAATGATAAATTTTCTTTCTTATAATTCGTTCTATCGCCATCTTCATAAGCCAATAATAATGGGGCTTTTCCATCGGTGATCCTCTTTTCGTCGAATCCACATAAACTACACTTTTCTTCGCCAAGTACCATTTCTTGAATGATTTGATCCCTTAACCTTGTTGGATTTAATTTCTTCCCATTAAACTTACCCGCTAAAACATCCTTTAATTCACGGCGTACTCCTTGGCGCATCTTCGGAATTCCCCTTCCAGACGGATTCTTACCACCCTGAATCCATACATCATATAACTTTGCATACTTCTTGAATGTGTTGTATGAAATGTTTAAATAGCGAGCAGCTTCGCGGAATGAGCGGGTTTTGTCTATCGCGGCTTTGAGTTGTCGTTCTTCAATCATGGTTTATCTCCTTGTTTTTATATAAATATAAGGAAATAAAATTCTTGATATACTTTTGAAGTTGATATACACTACGGCTTGTAACGTCGAGAAGTACACTCAACATTCCATTTCATTGTGGCTTCTTTTATAGTTTCTTCTTTTTCGCCAGAAAACCCACAATCAACACAATGTATTTGTATTAATGTGGGCTCTCCCATATAAACGTTTGGTATCAATCTTTTACTATTACAATCTGGGCATGGTAGGCAACCGTCCATTTTTCTCTCCTTAAAAGTTTTATATAAATAGATGGTTGTATAAAATTTAACGTCTTACATATCTTATCATCATACAATATCTCGGTTCAAATGTTTCAGGATCATAGATCGCTGGAGTAAGTCTAAGAATATAAAAATGAAACATATTCAAATCTAACTCACGAAACTCAGCTTCCATTTCCTCTACAATACATTTTAAAGTATATTGTTTCATGTCCTTATTGAATTTAGAATATCGTTCTGAAATATAAGGTTTTAATTTACGAGTTTTAGCAGTAAATAGATCACCTTGAATATGTTCTGTACAATATTTCATTTGTTTCCAGTTGAACTTTGTCTTATGATTTTTAAGATATTCAAAGAAATCATTTGTTAACATTTCAGATTCTTCATCTTCTACTGAAACATGACTAATCTCTTTTTCCTTTTCATATACCTTAACTTCTTTTGCATTTGATACTATTACTTTTGTCGCCATTGGTATGGCTAACATACTACCTAAAAAATTTCTTCGTCTCATAACTTACTCCCACGGAATTTCTATTCCTAATCGTTTCGCCTTTTCTTCAAACTCTAATCGTTCTATGTTGTTTTTTAATGTTCCATCTTCACGTAAATTAAACCAACCATACAAATTCGCTTTTTTAAAGGAATATAAATCTCGTTTAGGTATAAAATCTGGCGATTGTAATAAATGTATTAACCCAATATCCCGTGCTGTCAATGTAATAGCGTTCAGGCGATAATCCTCAAAGGCGCCCCACGTCAATGGAAATAACTTGGCGACAATCTCGTTCCCTATTATCGTAGCATATTCCCTTATCTCTTTCTGAGCATGACTATCCATTCTCAACGATAAAAAATGTAAAAGATTATGCAAATCGATTTTCCAATACGCCATTGTATATGTGGATAAAGGTAAATCCTTACGGGCTTGTTCCCTGGCAACTCCCTTTTCTAATCGTTGTTTGTATATGTTGTTCGTCAACTCGTGTAAATGACTCTCTTGAAATGTTAATCCGGCACCGGTGAGTAGTGGTAAAGTCTCACCACTTCCTTGTTTGTTTATCTTCCCTTGTGTTCGCCAGTCCTCTGGCTTCGTCATTTGTTTCTCGTCTATCGCCTCAGAATACCTTGTAGAATACTCATTTACACTTGCTGTGCGATGTCTTATCCATTGACGCCAACAATCCATTGGTACTTTTACATGGAACTTTAATTCGCATTGCTCAAACGGCGTTGTGTGTCGATGTCTCATAAGGTATCGAATTAAGCCTTCATCTTCATGACGTGTCTTTGTTCCCTTTCCATAACTTACTCTGGCTGCTTGCACCACGGCTTCGTCACTACCCATCACATCAACCAAACGAATAAAACCCTTATCTAAAACCTTGAACTCTTTCCCTATCAATTCATTTTTTATCTTGTCCATAATCTATTCCTAACAATTCTTTAGGTAATTTATTCAACTTTCCACAAATTTTACATATTTCGTAATCTTCTAAATCAATTACTCCACCATATACATAAATGTGATCACATAATTTTTCACGAATACCCTCAATAGTTTTTCTACTATCCTCTATTCGTTTTTTATGTTTCTCAATCGACGCTTTCAACGCTTTCTGTTGATTGTTCATTTTCTTTCTCTCTTTCTGTCAAAAGTTCTTTCAACTCATTAAATCTGTCGATTGACCATTGACGTTTATCTTCCATGTAAATATGTGGACACGCTAATCCATTAGGCACCCATTCGTCACCAACTTTATTGAAAAATTCAATAGGAACTACACCCGGAACGCCTTCATCTAACAACCCTACAACTATCCCCAAATCCTCATGAACGCTATGAATCTTGGCGATTGAATAACGACCATAATCACGATGAAATGTTTCTCTCTTTGCGAATGGATCAAACCTTGAACCAACCTTTGCTCTTTTCTTTGGCATAATTTCTCCTTAACTATTATCTTTTATATATTCCATTATTGCTATTTGATTTTTTAAATTTTGTAACCACAAACGATATTCTAACGCTTTTATGAATTCAGAATCACTTCCTTGTCTATCATGTATAGCTTCTAATATTTCTTTGCTGTCAGCTAATTCCTTTTCCATAACCTTTTCCTTTCTTTAATGTCGTCCGTTCATCATACGACGATTCATTGTTTTGTTTATAACCTTATGTTGTAAAGTAGGTACATTAACCTTTCTTTTTATACTCCGTTCTATACGACCAAGTTCCATTATTTGTAAATCTTCTCTCTCTTGTTCTTTTCGCCAATGTTCTTCCTCTTGTTCCTTTGTATAACCATCCGTAGTGTCGGTACAATATGGACAATTCGTTCTTACATCAGCAGTTCCGTTCCAAGATTCACAATTCCAACTATTAGCTGTTGACGTGTCACAATCACACCGCGAATAGACACGCCTCATATATTCATATAAACTTATACTCATTTTTTCTTATACTTTCTATAAAAATAGTGACCATAACCGGCGACTACAATCAAAATACCCATTATTATAGGCATTAAATCTTTCATAACATCCATGTTGTGTTCCTATCCTTTCATTAAAATTTGTTTAACCATTCCCAACCATATTTTTTGATCAGCCAACGGCGAAGCTGGTAAAGCGGTTTACCAATGTAATGACCATAACTGTGGTAATTTGGATTGTCATAAACTCGTTGTAATCTGTGTTGACCTATATCGTCTACGGTGAGCCATGTACCAAGTGATGTGAGTATAGTTCCCCACACAATATTACCCATACAGAGTTGCCAAATACCAACTCCAATCATTATTAAACCAGTATATAAATGATGCCATCCTTTGACATCGAACATAAAATATTTATCTAACATATGTACTCTCCCTATTTATTATACATCTATAAATAGAGAAAGTTCCATATATTTTATTCTTCAGCAGCAGCTGTTTTTCTATTACGTCTTGTTTTATGACGACCTTTCTTTTGTTTCTTGTTTCGCCATCTAACATCTTCCGGTTTCATCCTCGTTTTCTTAACCTTTGAGATTTTTTCAACATCTTCTAAATCTTCCATTTCTTCATAATCTTCAATGTCGTTAAGATTTACTTTACTCACTGTCTTGCTCCTTGTTTATTTCTACTTCTTTGATTAATTCTATAACATTTTCTGTTATAAGTTCTATTCTATTATCATACTCATGATAATGTTCACCAATTTCTCTTACTTTTTCTAACAACTCGTTTAAATTTTGTTCTTTCCATTTTCGACCACCAACCTTTAACAAACCAGAATATGTACCTGGCCCCATATCATCAATAAATCTATAACTTATGCCACAAAATGTACAACTATGTCCTATACGATATTTGGGATTATCGTTCCATACCATTTCTCTACCACATTCAGGACATATTCCTTTATCTATTTTATTATATCTATCACTCATTTCAATCCCTCTTTATAAAGATACCAATCAAGTGTTGGCTTTTCATCCGAATTTGTGTCCCAGACCGCTCTCTCAATTTTTGGACATTCTTCATATTCGAATCGTCCGTCCATTTCATACAAAACATATAATCTTACATGAAGTTCTTCAGCAATCTCTTTTAATTTCTTATAGTCAAGAGTTAAATCTATATCACCAAACCAAATCTTACCATATTCCATTGTAACGATATTACTATTGAATATAGTTAAATGTGTTGGATATTGTTTTTCATATGTTGATTTTGAATATGATACCATTCGGCCGGGTGTAAACCCATGTTCTATAAATACTTTTTCTATTTCATACAGTTCCATCTAATAACACCTTATATATAATTAATAACTGAACTAAATGTAACCATTGATCAAATCCAATGACTACAAAAAAGTTGTGATAATCTTTTTTCTTCCATAACTTTGATGTTAATTTACTCGATAAAAAATCAGTAACCCAGTGCCACCCGAATACCATACACCAAAAAGGAAAAAGAACAAATGTACTTGGAGGCGAAGTTTCAAGAATAAATCCATGAATAATCATAACAAGTAACATCATCCAAAATGTTGTGACTGTCGCATATACTCCAGAATGATATGTCAACCACATATTATCTTTTGATTTCTTTGTCGCCATTTCCTCACTTTGACAAATAAAATCGGCGATAAAATGACCTAACATGATAACTAAAACTATCCAAATTTCCATTATTTTTTCCCTTTTAATGACTTTATTAATTGTTCTTTTTTGATTTCCATTTCTTCAAAATTATCTACTAAATCTTCAAAAATATCTTCAGGTTTCAGCAATGGTTCAGTATCTGGATAATACTTTTTATTTAATTTTTTTATTTGTTCAATATATTGACGAGCTTTTTCTTCAGCTATTTTTCTTCTTTTCGATTTCATTCTTTTTTCTTTCTTCATTGATTGCCGCGGCAGCTACGTGAGCAGCAAAATCTTCCATTTGTTTTACCGTTAAATGTGGTACAAGAACTTCTCCACTTCCCCACGTTACACGATCACCATTATGTGTATTTGATTGCATCCAACTACGAGCAGCACCTAACCAACTACCACCTTTTCTACTCAACTCACACGGTAAAATCCTCTCTACTCGTTGTTGTTTCAATGGTTTATTATTTAATCGTTCCCATTTTACACCACCTATACCGGTACACGGTAAATCTTTTCTCCAACCCTCAGTTGATTTACAATCGGGGAAATGATTACAAGTTCCACAAATCTTTTTTTCAAACATTTTAATTCCACTCCCTAAAAATATTATTAAAATCTTCTATTTTACATTTTAATTCTCTTACAGGATATTCAGTAGAAAACGTTACCACATCTTTTTCAACATTCAAAACTTGTATCTTTTGAAATGGTATATTTTCATGATATTGAATTGTTTTTGCTTTATATAACTTTCCTACTTTCATTTTCCCACCATTTTTAAGAAATCTACATCACTTATTATTTCAACTCCAAGACTCAGAGCTTTCTTAGTTTTACTACTTTGACTTGTTGGATCGGCTTGTACAAGATATGTTAACCCACTTGATACACTCTTAACTTGACCACCATTTTCTTTTACAAGAGTTTCTAACATTCCTCTTTTATATCTATCTCCATTTTCGTCTGTCGCCTGAACCGCACCAGTAAAACAAAATGACTTACCACTTAGTTTACTTTCGTCCTCAGAACTTGAAGTTTTTTCAAGGATTTTTACACCATTTTGAACTAACTCATTTATGATATGTTCTTTTTCGTCCATTCCATTCAAGAATGATGTCGCCGTCTTTTCCTCGATTCCCTTGATCCCTACAAGAGTTTCAAGATTCAAGGCGAAAAGTTTCTCCAATGTATCATGACCATTCTCAACCAATAATTCAACCATTGAAGTTGAAAAGTTTCTAATGTTCAATCCACCAATGAATTGACTCAAAGGTAACTCTCTCTTACCTTGAATTATAGTGTAAACCTTTTCTGCGGATCGTTTTCCAAATCCCTCAAGATTTTCCATTTCATGTTGTTTAAGTGTATATAAATCTTGTGGTTCATACACTAAACCCTCATTGTAAAGTTTCTCTAATGTCTTTCCACCTATACCCAAACTTTGCATTTCCGTAACACTCGCCCACTTCTTCAGATCACCAATTTTGGCTCCATCGCACATCGGGTTAGGACACACAAGAAATTTCCCATCAGCAACAGGTGGTTCACCACAAACAGGACATTCGTCAGCAGGATCAAAAGGAGCTTCACCTTTATATTCAACTACTTTTTCTACATATGGAATAACATCATTTCTACGTGATACAAGAACAGTATCTCCAGGTCGAAGTTCTAATGTTAAGAAGTTTTCAAGATTGTGTAATGACGCACGTTTGACCGTAACTCCGCCCATTTCAACTGGCTCAAGTTCGGCAACAGGTGTAAGTGTTCCACTTTTACCTAACTGCCATGTAATATCATTGATTGTTGTTTCTTTCTTCATTGATTTAAATTTGTATGCTACAGCACCTTTTGGACGATCATTCTTTTCGCCAAGTCTAAGAAAATGATTTGTATCGTTTATATCAATAACAAGTCCATCAATTTCATATGATAAACTACTTCTTACACTATTTTCATAAATTTCTACTCGTTCAGGTACTTCATCAGTATTACACATCGCAACAAAAGAAGTAGGTAATCCCATATAACCCAAAAATTCAAACTTTTCTTGTTTTGTATCAAAATCACCGGTAACATCAAAATAAACAATACTCAAATATTCAGCATATTTTCCATCATATCTCTTAGCGATACCACTTGCTCCATTACGAAGATTTTTCAATGGTTCTTCGCCACGAGATTCTTGAATAGAAACTATCGTTTCAAAATCATCTTGTTTCAAAATAATCTCTCCACGAACCGAACCGGTAAAATTCTCTAACTTTTTCTCAACATTCTGCATCTTCATTACATTCTTTGTGATGTCCTCTCCAATAATACCATCACCACGAGTAATCGCTTTGAAAAGAAGTCCATTGTAATATTCTAAATCAATAGAAATACCATCTAACTTTTCACTCAGTACATAATATTCACCGCTTACGCTGAGAGCCCATTTGAAAAATTCGTCTTTATTTGTGACCTTGTTCAAACTACCCATCGGTATTTTATGTGTCGCCTTTTCCCACTCGCTTGCGGGATCGATTGACGAACCAACGGTTTTCAAAAATGGATCATTAGGATATTTCGATTTGAATTCATCATAGAGTTTATCGAACTCGGCGTCCGACATAATAGAATTTGATTTGTTGTAATAAGCATCTGAAGCTTCCAGAAGCAACTTCATCATTTCTTGTTTTGACATAATACTCCCTTTTTAATTTACTTAAATATACGAAATTTTTTACACGTTGTCAAGTAAAATCTGATATTTTTTCATTTTTTCTAAAAATTCTTCAATATCCATTCTTCCGGGAGCATCATCTTTTCTTACATACATTCCTTCAAGTAACCCTTGTTCATTATTCTTTACAAGAACTTCAAGAATAATCCAGCCATCTTCGGCGTAAAACTTATTAAATGAAGTTTCGCCAAGTGACCAATATTGTTCGTCAATCTCACGAACCAAATAATATGTTGACATTATTAATCCTCGTGTTTATATGACTCTTGTAAAAGTTGTTTATCAGTCCTTTTTATATTGACAAATGGAATTTCCCTCTTAAACAAACAAAGATTATTTGGCCAAACATTCATAAGTTCCCAGCCTTCCTCTCCAAGTTCATTTAATATATTCGTCGCCAATTCATTTTCATCAAATTTAACCTTTTTGTACTCAAATTTCTTCATCTAATTTCTCCTTAAATTCATCAAAAGATGTTGCTTCTTTATCTTTCTCTGACATAATTACTTGATCCCAATCCCAACCAAAATTAAAACCAAATGGCGAAATTGAGTGTTCAGAATAAGATACTCTCATATGTGTACACTTATAATGAAATACAGTATCATCAGTTAATGCTAGAAATCCATGAGCAAATCCAGGTGGTATCCAAAGTTGTCTTTGGTATCCTTCATGAACTTCATTGTTAAGAGCAGTAATATAATATTCTCCAAACGTTTCAGAGTTTTTACGAATATCAATAACAACGTCAAGAACTTCGCCATTTAAAACTTGCGCCAACTTACCTTGTCCATCTGGTTCTTTTTGATAATGAAGTCCACGAAATACATTTTGATTTGATACAGAAACTAACTCATGTATAAAATCAAAATTTTCTAATCCCGGTATCGATCTCTTGTATTTCTTGTCGGTATAAGATTCAAATAGATAACCTCTACTATCTTTATAAACTGGCGTCAAAATAACATACAAACCCTCTAATTCAGTTTTCTTTACAATCATAATTCCCTCTCTAAATAAATAGGTAGCCAATCTTCTAAACGTGTCTCAGGTTCCCAGCCAAACGTTTCTTTAGCTAAACTTATATCAGCATGTGTCTTATATGGCTCAATAACCGGTGGTTTATAAATCCTATCACACTTCGTTACTTTCTCAAATATATCAGCTACTTGATTCACTGATAATGGATTTCCACCACCTATATTAAATGCGTCACCAAATGCTACACCCGCACAAGCTTCACTATTAGCAGCCATCATGTTGGCTCTTACCACGTCACCAACAAATGTGAAATCCCTTTGTTGATTTCCATCACCATTTATTTCTATCGGTTTCTTTTGTTTTATTAAGTTTATCCATTTACCAATCAATAACATATATGCTCCCTCTTGAGGCATTCTGTTACCAAATACATTGAAATATCTCAATGATACTGCTGGTACGTCATATAAATCAGCATACAACCTTATATATTGTTCGCCAATTAATTTCTGTAACGCGTATGGACTGGATGGATTTTTCTGAGCAATTTCATTTACAGGAAATTGTACTTGTTCTCCATAAACCGATGAAGATGAAGAATATACAAATTTTATTAAATTTTTATTATTTCTAAGAGCCTCTAATACATTCAATAAACCATTTACATTTACTCTGTGATACGGGAGCGGATTTTCTATTGATGGTTGAACTCTGGCTTTAGCAGCTAAATAAAACACATAATCAGCATCTAAAAGTATCTCATAAGTCTTTTGATTTAAATAACTAACATCGTTTTTCTGAACAATGTGATTTGGAACATTCTCTACACAACCGGTACTCAAATCATCAACGATAATGACTTTGCCAAACTTGTCCAACTTATCAACTAAATGACTACCTATAAAACCGGCTCCACCAATAACTACAAATTTCATTATCTCACCTTTTTAGTTTTATCCACTACTATCAATTTATCTTCAAAATGATTTAGTGCCCTAACTTCTACATTAAATATATCAAATTCATATTCGCCAACATCCTCTAATTGATCCAATATGGATGAAAGTTGTGTGACGACGACCTGAAATTTCTCTTGTGTCAACTGTCGCCCATCAAATGAAACCAAAATTTGTCCTACGTATTCCACATCTTTATTTTGACGAAATAAAAACACTCTTTTAGTCAAATCATACATTGTATTAGGTTGTTCCTTATTTATATATTCTTGTATCTCGCCATCACAATAAATACGCGAACACCAGGGTTCAAGAGCATCCAAAAGATCTGGAGTACAATTATTAACCACAAAACTTATATCATATTTATGTGGAATAATAGGTTTCAACTTTTCGTCCACCTTTACCATATGACCCCACTTCCGAGTAAAATTCCTCTCACTCTTACGATTGTGTGCTAACCATTCCGCACTGGCTTGACCTACTTGAGTGATTTGTGGATTGAATCTTGAGCCTCTACAAGTCATATGATAAACAAAAGTTTCCCATGTTTGAATTGGCTCATATCCTGCTAATAAGAATCGATTGAATATGTCACTATCCTCTCTCGATTGTGGAGCATAAAGTGGATCGTGACCACCTATTGCTAAAAAATCCTCTTTGTAAATCGCCCAAGGGGCAAACATCCCTTGTGTGTTTCCATTGTTGTATACACCTTTATCATCAGCAAACTTCAAAAATCGTTCCTCATTGAATTCCTCAGGTTCCGTCCCAAAATTCATAACGATTTTTTCCGGACCATCAGGATGTAAAGGTGGCTCAATACGTGTTACCGAAACAACCGTCTTTGGTTTCAACGTTCTCAATACTTCCTTGTCCATGTCTTTAGCACAGTACATATCGTTGTGGTAAATCATCACTATATCGTTTGTCGCCTTTTCAATCAACTCGTCGTATAAAATCGTGTGACCCAATCGGGTTGGCCCATCGTTACGAAATATTTGTACGTTCTTGTCCTTTTTCGCCGTCTCCTGCATCCACTCCCACGTTCCATCATTTGAAAAATCATCGTACATACATATCTCGTGTTGCTTACTACAATTTTTCCTCAATCCACGGTACGCCCATTCCAAATACTTTTTGCCATTCCGCGATGGCATAATGAAACTAATCTTGTCCATTCTATTCTCCTAATACCTTTTTATCTCTCGTCCTCATATGAAGTATAACTAAATATCCAATAGCACTCTCAATCTTTTTCAATGCGGTTTCTAAATCTTCGCCATCAGCAGCATCCTCGGCTTCCCGTAACCTGACATCAACATGAAGTTCACGAACATGATTTATATCATCAACCGCAGAACGTTCCATGATTCTCGGCGAATGACTGTGTTGAATCCCATGATACTTTTCGTCACCACGTTTAAATGCTTCCGCTAACTTGTCTAAAATAACATTCTTAATGTATGTTATCTTCTTTTGATAATTTTGATTATTTTCCATCGTCCTCTCCTTTTGCTTCGTTTCGTTCATCTTCAGTAAAAGCATCCAATTTTCCAGTCGAACGATAACACTTAACTTTATCAGCCATTAAAGCATACGAAGTTGTAACACCTTTTTCATTAGCACTATAAGTCAATGAACTACCAGCATCAAAACCATATTGACCACCGACTTCAATAGCATCTTGATTAGCTCCAAGAAACATGAATTCCCATTTTTCCTTTTCTTTCATCTCGGTAATCATATTAAAAAGGGCTTCCCTTGTATATTCTCGACTGGAATTTTCAAATCCATCGGTAATAACAACAAATATAACTTGTTCAGGTCTATCTTTCTTTTTAGCAGATTTGATAGAACTATAAGTTGAACTAATTGTTTTACCTACAGCATCCAATAAAGCTGTCAATCCACGAGGCACAAATGTAGTATCATCTAAATCAGCAACAACATTCAAATCCACTCCCGCAAATTGAGGCTCATATTGATCATCAAATAATACTAATGATACTTCCGCCTTACCTTTTACTTTCCTTTGTTCCTCTAAAAAACTATTAAATCCACCAATAGTATCATCTTTGACAGACCGCATTGAACCTGAACGATCCAATACCATTACGATTTGTGTAAATTTACTCATAACCACTCTCCCGTTTTTTCAAAATGTTTGCGTTGTTCTTCATAACCACTTTTTTTATTTTTATCTGTTTGTTTTCTTAATTCTTCCCACTTCTCTACATCATTCTTGATTTGAGAAAAACCATCTTCTTTTGTTGACATCCCTTTATAATGAAAAATGAATGCGGTTTTACATAACGCGGGAAAATCGTTGTTTGGTATCAATGTCGCCCAATTAAATTCATCTTCACCTTGATACATGATTTTTGATGGATCAAATAAATTTCCATCTTCCCTTTCATACTTTATGATATTTCTATTCATCATAAAGAAAAACCCATTGAACATTTTCATTCGTATCGGGTCTAAAAGATATAAATTGTTAGCGTCTTTAAATTTTTGTTTCACATCTAAAATAGATTTTTGAACTAATTGATAATTTTTAGGTGTATTTATCCACTCCGATTCCGTTCCCGGATAATAGACTTCAATACCTTGAGCATTTCCATTATGACCTGCACCGGCTACACTTGACATTGGAACAACCAACGAAAACGGCCACTTCTTAAATACCTCAACCATTTCTTTGATCGCACCTTTCGGAACTAAAACATCATTGTTAGAAATAATAATGTATTTATATTCTTTATGTTCTTTGAAATATTTATATCCTTTATTCCAAGAATCCGTGAGACCTTTTCCTTGATCCTTTTTGATAATGTTTATTCCATTTATGGTACACCACTCAACTGTCGCATCAGTACTCGCATCGTCCACAACTAATATATCAATTTCTATTCCACTCACAATCTCAGGGGAACTTAACTTGAACGCCGTTAAACGGTTATGTAACATTTCCGTATAACTCATTTGATTATACGTTGTTATAACAAATAATATTTTATCCATTTTGACTTAACCGATTATTATAGATTTTCAATAACTCCGCTAAAGCTTCTTCTAAAACCGCATGCTGAGAGCTTGGTTCATTCTCCACCAAACTTTTCAAAATGACTAATTGTTTCAGCAGATTCTTTATTTCTTTACTTACCTTAAAATTAAGGTTTACTTTTTCTTCTGCCATGTTTCGTCCTTTTATTTACTTTCTTTATTGTCTATATCTTATTTAACTCCCGAAAACACCTTTTGTTCCAAGAAATTAAAGAAATTCTTTTTCCAAACTTCCTCACTATATACTTCCTTGTAAATTCTCTTTGACTCATTTGAACAAAAATCGTAAAATTCTTTGTCCTCTTTCAACTTCCTTGCTATTTCTTTAGCATTCCCCAATCCTGCAGTTACATCAACTGACAAATATTCATGACACCAATGTTGTGTATCTATTTGTTCGTTCCCAATACACGGAATTCCTAAATAAGCACAATTCAATGAAAACGTTCCTGCAGCTGCGGTCGGCATCATATGAATCGCATACTTAAACCCCGATAAAGTGGACATCCATTCTTTCCAGGTTTTATATTCAATGTGAGATAATCCCTCAACTTGAGCTTCATCCTCTTTCATTCTACCCATAGATGGCGCAAATATCTCTTGTCCAAATTCTAAGGCAATCATGTATGAATCAAATCCACCATACCAACCAACAAAGTTTCCACCTATCATTGTTCCATGTCGCGCTTCCGGCTCATGCCAGGGCCCGTTAGGTAGAGCATCCTCAATCATTAATGTACGATTGACAAATATATCCATGTCAGGAAAATGAGCTTCCATATAATCTTTGTCTATTTCATTATGTACAAATAAGAAATCCATTGACGCTAATGTAGCAAAATACCATGTCTGAATCGCCATAGAATAATCATGAAAATATTTTACAGGTCCTTCCTGCATCCATCCTATCTTTTTCGCAATACGTCTCATTTGACCTACTAAATCAAATCCCTGGTACGCAGATATACGATATAAAATATCTTCTCTCTTTGGTAATATAATAATAGCTACATCATAAGAATTATCAGGTACATTCAATATATTTCCTATATTTGTATGAACACCATCACTAGCACAAAACCACGCCATTTCTGTCCGCATTTGTTCAAAGTTTCTCGGTACTTTTCCCTCTAAACCGTTTTCAGATAACCATAAAATTTTCATTAATCACTCCCATGATTTACTTTAATATCTTTAAATCCTTCGCCATACGTTTCAACCATTTGGTTCTTGACGAATACCCTTTTCTTGTTTTGTTCACGAATTAATATGGCACGTCGTCCAACTTCCTCAAGTCCAAGTTCCTTCTCTCGACCCTTACGTATATCAGATTCCAGATGCCAGATTTCTCCATTAATCTCATATAATTTGTCAACATATTCATGAATGTTTTCATAACCTCTTAACTCACTTTCATATAACTCAATTTCTTTTCGTAAATCTTCGGATGTCCTTTCTTGTTTTAACATACAAATAGACAACCTATCAGCGATTTCACTTATCGGCATTTTAATCATAATTTACCCTTTCAAAAGTTCTCTTTTGTCTATTTCGATTCCGCTAAATCCTTCAAACGCTTCAAATGTCATATCAAATTTTAACTTCGTGACCACATTTTCAAGTGTCAACATTTTTCTTGCTTCGTCAACCTTTATTACGGTAACTTTATGTTTCTTACCGCCCATATCCATTTCTACTAAAAGTCCTTTAAGGTTTTTCATTATATCTCTCCCTCAATGTTTTTCTATTTTTGTTCTTACGATTTTTTCAGGTTGTTCATTAAACAATTTATCAGCATCCCGTTTTGGATCATAACTGGCACAAGTCTCAGCCATACAATTTTCCCATCCTTTTGCATCATCAGGTAACAAGGGGCAAACCGTAAATTCTTGTCCACAAGTCTCACAAATATGAATTGATATCGGAGTACCATATTCATTTACACTATTTTTTATTTTCATTTCTTTTCTCCCAACGTTTTAAAAAAGAAAATGTCCACCTAAAATATTTCTTGTTCCCATATTTGATAACCCACCAACTATTCCAGGATTTACTCTTTGGAACGTTTAATCCAATATGTAATCCCTTGTCATATGAATTACCACAATAAGAACAAGTACACAATTCTTTATGTTTTTCATTTAATATTGTCATTTTAAATTCTCCATTCGCAACATATTAAGAAGTATATCTACTTCAATTATTACCCTTGACACATCACATTCAGAATATTTATCCGTATCTACATATTGTTTTTTAAGTTCTTTAATATTGGTTTCTAACTCACTTATTACTTTTTCTTTTGTCATTTTAAATACCCTTGTTGTATCATTGATGTAAAATATTCATTCCAAGTATGAAATCTAAAATTTGGATTATTTAAATTATATAAATTCTCTTTACTCCATTGTTCTAATATCTTCCACCATTTACCTTTATCCTTTTCGCCACAAAAACCCAATGGATTATCTTCATCTAATATGTAATGTCTCTTTTTTGGGTGGCGACGATTGTGTACACGTAACAAATTTCTTACGTGAAACTGTATGTAACCATCACCTAATATCTTCTTAGCAATATATCCAAAACTCGTGTCCTCTCCACTCATAAGTAACGCGTGCGGTATGTTGACTCCACTCTTTACAATGTCACTCCTAAATACTACACACGAACCATCAAACTTTGGATCGGCTAACGGAACAATATCTATATCATGTTCTTTTAAACTTCTCTCATTTATCTCGTTCATATCTTCAATCGACATATAACACTTTTCACTGGCTCGATTGTTTAAATTCCATTCATCAGTATCCTGGAACGCTTCTTTCGCAAACTCAGGATGTTCCAATACTGCCCATCCCTTATCCCACATTTTACGATAAGCAAAACTTACTACATATCTACTTACATTTACTTGATCCGCATACATAGCAACTCGTTCTAAAACTTGAAATGTTTGTTTTGGAAAAAATGAATCAGTTTCGCCCCACATCAAATAATCAACTTCATTCGCATAACGATAATTGAAGTCTCGACGACAACGAGCAATACTATATGGTTCAGGACGATCATGACCATCAGACAAAACATAATCATTTACTTTTATTCCGGTATTCGTTAATATTTCGATTTGTTTCATATATTCGGTAACCAAATAACCGTCACTCGGTAACGTTTTGTGATCTATCGTTTCAAAATCTTGACACATACTATAATCAATATGTAAGGTAATATTCTCCGGATTCTCCACATCCAATAACATATTCTCAATCCCTTTTACCCAATCTTTCATCATTTCTATTTCATAGAACATAATCAAACAATGGATAGCATAAGTTTTACTTAGTTTCATTTTCACCATACCTTTCTATATAATACTCACCAATCAACGCACACAATTCAAATTCGGCGTCCAACATACCCATTTCCTTGAACGCTTTAAATGTGTCGCCGTGTTTTTCAATGACTTCAAAATATATTTCTTTCATCTTTTCATAATCAGCTTTTAATTCTTTTCCTTCATCGTATATTCGTCTTACAAGCGGCATTACCATTCCATTAAAATATTCATCACTGTTTTCATCACCAATTACGGCAAGCGCAGCTTCCTCTAAATATTCAGCTACTTTTTGTTTCCAATCCGTATCTAACCTTTTCTTTCGTAATTCCTCACTGGTTGGATATGGAGTAGTCCTTTTATCCAACAATCCCGTCATTTCCCACTTTTTTATTAAATCACTCATAACTTTTCCTCTCTAAAAATTTAAGTCTAACCAATTACAAAATTTAAAAATTGGCTTAGAAAATATTACCATGAATCCATACCAAAATACTACTAACATAATCCCTGCTAAATCCGTATCACCTTGAATACCTATTAATTCTATTGATGTAAATGCTAAATACATACAACCAAATACAAAAAGACAAGCCACCAACATTGCTGTTATAAATTTTATTATGTTAAAAATCACAATTCACCCCACAAATATTTGTATGTCGCCTCCATCCACGCGTTTGAAATCCTACTTTCTTGATTGTTTGGGATTGCATTAAAATGATAAACCCAACCAAATTCCGTGAATAAAAAGTCCTCAGTCAATCCCTCATGCATTGCTAAATCCTGCATATTAAATTGATAATCTAATATTGTCATATCTACTTTAAAAATATCCAATAAGAAATTTACTACTGGTTGATCAGTTCCCACATGAAATGTTTCTTGTACTTTCAATAAGTGATCCTTGTTTGTATTATAAAACTCGGTCATAGCAGCAAAAAATGGTTCATGTTCTTTATTCACTATTTGGAAACCACCATTTATATATTTCGCCCAATCACTAAATTCATATTCATTGAATACATATTTTGAATAATTCTCTATTGACCTAAATAACCAATCATATGAGCCACAATTATGTACTCCACTATATTTATACTCCGTCAACTCAAAAAAGTTCGGACAATCTGGATGTACTATTGTGTCACTATCGACCATTAAAATTTGATCATATTCTACTCCACTACTTTTCAATAAATCAAATAAATAATAACGTTGCCATGTGGGGCTCATTGTCTTTGGATCTGTTAATGGTTCTTCCAATATAAATGTCTTACAATTATTCTTTTCGCCCCATTTCTTCCAACTTGAAATAGAATACTCATACGCATCAGCTCGATTCGGTTTGTGATCGAGCTTCATATTAATCATAAAAATAATATTATTCATAGTTACAAATAACCCCTTCCTGATCGAAAAACTGCGTTCCGGCCGCATGACTTAAATCTTCTGGTTTTTCTCCAATGAACTTTGTGATCTTCAAAACCCCTTGTGAAACTTTTTCATCGATTGCTCGTTTTACCTCGCCAGGAGGCAAACCATAATCATCAAATATAAATATAGGATTTTCAATATTTTTCAACGAATTTTCAATGTCCATTTTTACTGCTTCATAAGTATGATTAGCATCAATAAAAACTACATCAACTTCGTGAGAGCGAATCCAATCCCAGGGTTCATTATATAAATCGGCCTTAATAATTTGAACATTATCACGATCCTTGCATCTTTGCTTCGCTTGTTCAATATTCCAATCATCAATATCAACCGCAATAACTTTTCTAAATATATGACTAAACATTCTTGTCGATTGACCTTGACTACAACCTAACTCTAAAATTGCCTTGTCTTTAAATCTCTCATTATGAAACATATCTAAAATATCTTGTTTGAATTTTCGACTTGTTGTATATTTAGCCTTATCTTTGTGTTCAACTTCGTCCAAAATCGAAGCACTATCATCGCCGTA